GTCTCAATCAAGTCCGCTACAGCCGCACGGACGCTCAGTCTTGAACTGAACTGCCGGTTCGGCAAGCGGATGACTAACGCCGAAATCCAGGACTACATCAGAAACCAGAACGGCCAGCTGCCAACGGCAGATGAGCTGATCAAGATCACCGGCCGAACCAAGAGCTTCCTGCTCACGGCAATCGCTGCCAAAAAATTCGATGATCGGTGCGCAGCACTCAAGCTCGAGGTGCTAGGTGACCTGCCGGTCAGCGTAAAAGCACTGATCTTGCAGGTGCAGCTCAACGAGGTATTCCTTGACCTCGTAGCGCTAGCAGGAGACGCCGGGCTCACGGTAGCAAACGTTCGTACCATCGTTCACAACATCGCGACGGCAGGCAGCGCAAACGCGCAGAAGGACATCATCAGAGAGGCAAGAACCTTCTACCAGCCGGTCATCGAGGAGCGGAAGTTCGGCATCCACGGCAAATCGGTGCTATGGACACAGCAGCTCGCGATGCACGTCGGCTGGTTCCGCAACCAGCTTGATGCCGGGACGCTCAACGACCGGAACCCAGACACTAGAGATAAGACCCACATCCTTCTCCAGCGCGCAAGCGAGTATATCAGCAGAGCCCTTACAGGCTACAGCGACATGGGGTAACGACAGCGCAGTAACCTCGGACGGGCAAGGCTGGTATAATTATACTTTCAGCCTTGCCCGTCTGACATGTCTGGGGGAAGGAAAATCATGAGCAAGCAGCAGCCTCTTACGCTCCGAGACGTCCGGGCAGAAGCTGAGGTCCATGTCTGTCACATCATCCTCGATGGCATCGGAGAACTAGGAGGCACGAGCAGTGATACTGCCGTTACCCTGAGGCAACTTCAAGATCATATCAGGAATCGCATTCCCTCAGGTGTCGCTGACCGGTACGGCAGAGTTCTTCACCCCGATGATAATATGACCCAGCGGCAGCTCAGCGACACGGGCGCAGACGCCCTGGTTGAATATTTCATTCCGCATATTTTGGATCTTCAAGATGGTGATGGCAAGATCTGGATTGACCTCGGTAAGCTGCCGCGTATCCGCCGCCCTGGGCGAGGAAACCGGAAAGTTTCGTATAGCCCCGGTGAAGATGCTCGCACCGCAAGGGTAGGCATGGAAAATGCCGCGGCGCTAGCGATCATTAGTGACCTTACGCGGTTCCTTGGACCGCTGGACGAGGAACTCGTCTGTGAACTAGAGCGGAACATGCTCGAGGAAGGATATCTTCCTCAGTTTCCTATCATTACGTACAAAGGACGTACTCTTGATGGCCGGCATCGTGAAGAAGCAGCTCGCCGTGCTGGTGCAAATGCCCACCGAGAACCATTCCGAGGAGACGATATTGGTGCGGCCCGGATCATCCTCGACTCCCTAACCCGGAAGCATCTCACTGGTAAGCAGCGTCGTGATCTCGTAAAAGCGTTTCAAGATGCCGGCTTCGATCGTGACCAGGTAGCTCGTGATCTTGGCATCGACAGTGCCTCACGCAAAGCCAAGTGGGCACGCATCGACGCAGCACTCATCGAGTACCCTGAACTGAGCCACAGTGCTATTGCTAAACGTCTAGGCGATGGTATCTCGCACAACACCGTCGCTGCAAGATGCGCAATTTTGGTTGTCAAGTTGACAACCAAAACGTGCCAGCACCTAACAACCAGCGAAGGTGAACCGGCTCACGGCCGCACACCAGGGAGCGGAACCGGCAGTAACGTCCCAAGTGAAGATGAGTACGAGAAACTTACTAAAGCCGCGGTCGCAGGCCTCGAGCAAGGCCTTACTCAAACCGAGATCGGCAAAGAACTTGGTCACAGAGATAACAGCATGATCCTCGGCAAAGTAGTCGCGGTTGCCCAGGATCGACTAAAGCCTAAGCCACGAGAATATATTCTTGCAGAAATCAAGCAAGCGAAGCTGTCTCGTGAAGATATCGACTGGCTGCGTGAACAACTATCACAGCTACACTAATCTGCAGGCTGCCTCATCAGCGGCCCGTCACACCGTGTTCAGGGCACGCAGATCCCACAGCCCCAGATACCGGTCTTTCGCGTCTCCGTCATGGATGAGTTCCGCAGGCGTGCCGAGGCTGAACGGAGCTGTGGTCAGGTCGAGGCGTGAGTAATCCTTGCCAGGTCTGGCTATCCTGCCCTCGTTGCTTGCATTCTCGTAGGTCGTGGCAAGCAGCCACGCCGCCCGGCTACGGGCAAGCTCTAGAAACCGCAGGCACATGTCATCGGGCCAGTGAATCATGACTGCCCGGCAGATGATGAGATCACACGCTGGCAAGTTTTCCGTCGTCACGTCCTCGGTAACTCGCAGGTCCCAGCCCGCTGCCCGCAGCGCCGGCCATGTCTCCCACTCGCAGACGTCGTATCCTGCATACCGCGTGCCCGCCGGCAGCACGGCTCCCTGCAGCCAGTGCAGGTCCCCGCAGCCTGCTTCTATAACGTTCGATCCCGTCTGCGTGATAATTCCAGGCAGCGCCGCCCGGATCTCGCGGGTGTACCGTTCCTCGGAACCATGCCCGCACCTCGTCTCAGGTGCCGGCGGCCATGACCAGCCTTTCTGGTAAATCTTGCTCAACGGTTTAGCAGCTCTAACCATGCCGTTCACCTCTGCTCTGAAGGAGTTACAAATGGATTCTGTCACGAAGATGCTTGCAGCACTGCGTGAAAACGAGCTGATGCTGCATATTCTGGCAACGGATATCTTTAACTCAAATTCCTCGAACGCAGAACTTGCGTGGCAGCTAAGACTTTTGAGCTGTTCTCGTACTCTTGTTGGTGAGTTTATGGTACCCAAGACTAGTGCATCAGGGGCAAGATACACCGGTCATCTGGATCTTGGTAACGAAAGCTGCGCTGCTGAGGTAAAGGCAAAGTACCTCGGTCACAGCAACCCAGACTCTGATGACACCGCAGTCGGTATCGAAAAGTGGGCAGGTAATGACATCAGGAATCTGAGATCACTGTCAGGCAAGCAGGAAGCTTGCTTCATGCTCTGCCTCGCTACCCCTCCAGGAAAAGAAGACAAGCTAGAGCGAGTAATCAGGGCCTGGGAAGAGTGGGGTCGTAATGTGCACCGGCTCACCATGGAACGCATCGACCTCGGCAGAGGTGATCCCGGCAGAGACCGTGACCTGCTGCTCCTGACGATCTTGAAATTTGATGTCAAGAATGTCTAGCCTGCGAAATTGAGATGACACATCTACTGTGATCCAGGCTGCTGGTTCCTTGCACATGTCATACAGCCACTTCACCTCGGCCACTCAAGATCCTCCCAGACATCAGACAAATGATCTTTAGACAACAAGCACCCCCGTAGGGGGTGCTATTTGTCTGAACCTCAATGTCTGATCTTCAGACAAGTTCCAGACAACTAACTTGTCTGGCATAATAGCATGTCACAAGCTTAGACGATCTGATATTTTCAAGATCAGACACCAGACAGTCACGTGTCTGTCTGATCTTCCAGACACGCTTCAGACAAACTCAGACATCCAGGCTGAGCGTACCGTCTAGACCTTCCACTAGCTCAGGGACATCCGTCTTGAGCATGTCCGTGATGGTCCGGTCGAACGACTTGGCGCTGTAGCCACTTGTGTTCTTGTCCTCCAGCAGGCCTGCTGCCTTGATCCGGGTCAGAGTGCCTGGCCGGTCAGAAATGAGCTGGAGGATCCGGAGCCGGCGGGCGATGCTTGTCTGATCTTGAGACTTGATGACCTCGCCTTTAACCGCTTCCTGTGCCCCGGCTGACATAACACTGATCGGAGGCTCACACGCTAGCCATGCCCGGCCTCGCGAGACAACGAGATACCCGATCGTGCTGCCGTCTGGGAACGTCCCGTTCCTGTCTTTCTGACTAATGATCTTGGAATATCCTGGCACGTCCCTCGTAAACGGAGCAACGCGGCGGATCTGGAAGCCTGACTCTGTCGCGGCCTTCTTGTGGCCTGAGTTGACCGGCCAGCCACGGGCTTCTTCACTCTTGGCAACGTGGTCGATGACAGCACAGGCAGCACCGAGACGCTTAAAAGGCTGGAGTAGTTTCTGATCAAGATTTGCGATCGGGTCTACGTCATTGTGCCTGCCACCCTGGAGATTAAGGAAGTCGTTACAAGCATCCATCACGATAAGAGCAGGCTCTAGCCTCTCCACCTCAAGGAGCAGCTTCTTCCTGTCGTGCGTGAGGAGCTGGTCGTTTGGCTGCCGGACATGCAGGAACTCCCGGAGCTGGTTCTTGGTGCAGTTGAACAAGGTCAGCAGTTTCTGGATGGTTCCTTGCAGCTGGTGTTCGAAGTCCAGCCAGATAACATGCCGATTGTGCTGGATTTCTTGTGCTGCCCAGAGCAGGCAGAGGATCGTCTTGCCATGCCCCGGCTCGCCCCACGACCAGAGAGTTGATGCCGTGTAGCAGAGATGCTGCCCGTCTTCCCGGGTAAGACAATCTGGAAAGATGGTGTTTGCTGCCTCGTCTCCGAGCAGTGGGCCGATATCAATCTCGTCCCATGTGCTTTCTTCCGGAGGCTTTGCTTCCTTGAGCTTGTCCGTCACCCACCGACGGAAAGCAATGTCGATGGCCATCGTCTGGTATTTGGGTTCAGTGCGGATCTTTTCTGCAAAGAAGGTGTCTTCATCAGTGCCATCAGTACGGCTTGCAACTTCTTCGACCCATGCCAGCATGTCCGTAGAGAGTTTGAGCCCGGGTACCCAGCCCTTGTCCCGCCCAACCGTCTCATCGAATTTCTCGCGGGTAATCGGGTCACGGCTGATCTCGTTCAGCCGCCACACGATCGCGTTCGCCTCGTCGTTGGTGCAGCCGTCCTTGACGACCGAGCCCTTGACCTGGGTCAGCCAGTTGTTGAACGCCGAGTCCTTGTCACCGTAGGCGGAGGTGGCATGCCCGTTCTGCTCAGGCTCGCCGTTGACCTCGGCATGAGCAGCCTGGGCAGTCATGATGACCCGGGCGAGTTCGAGGGGCAAGGTTGCTACCTGAGGCGCATCCTCAAGCAGCTGGTAGCCCGCCCCGATGGCGCAGTAGGCATTGGGTGCTGCGCGCACGTCGAGGTACCCGATGCGCCTCTGGGTAACGCGGCACTCCGGGTTCTGCTCGAAGTACCAGTGCGTGCCGCCGCCCTGCGTGCGGATCTTGACCGTAGCCGGCAGGCCGTCAAGCCCGGCCTCGGCGATGAGCCGGGCTACGTCGTCGTTGCCCGTCCTCGTGATGACGACGACCTGGCTGCCGGACCCGTCATCCTCGAAGTCCTGCTTGAGGTCGGCGTCGAGGACGACGTACCGCCCGGCCATGAAGATGCCGACTCGCTGGTCACCGCGGGCAAGGAACGTGTCCGTGGACGCGTCCCACAGCGCGCCGTGCTCCAGCGTTGCGTTGGGCTGGGCGGGGCGCTTCGTCCCCGGCCGGAGCATGAGGAAGCGGGAGGCGCGCAGCGCCCGGGGAATGGCGGTGATATCAGCCATGCTTCACCCGCCTGATGGTACTCCGGGGTGTACAAGGTGTATACTCTGTGATATTTTGGTAATTGTGGCGCATCTGCCTCCTTCTGGTGCTGGGTGAGATGGGTCTGCGGGGCGGGGACGGGCGGCAGCAGGTCGAGGGGGCTTGCTGCCGCCCGTAGCATCTCGCAGTAGTGTGACCATACACCCGTGAGATGCCTTCAGATAGTCTGTGATTAGGCAAGATAAGCCCACTAGAAAGAATGAAGGCATGCTGGCAGTTATCGGTTTTCTGCTCGTTGTCATGGCCGTGTGGGGGCTTGCCTGGCTGTGGAGGATCTTCCGCCGGGACGGGCTGTTCTGGGTTGCGTGGGTGTCACCGAAGTCACTGAGAAAGCAGCAGTGCCAGACGTGTACCGGGTGGGGGGCGCAGTGGCTGGACCCGGACAGGGGGTGGGCTGCCATCCCGAAGCACATGCGCTCTCATAAGCACGGCCAGGCACATGGCCGGATCCAGGCAAAACTCGCCAACCAGCGGAACTGCCCCGTCTGCCACGGCCTGGGGCACACGTGGCACAAGAAGCCGGAGGCCGCGAAGGGAAGGATGACCTGGACAAGGCTGTGACATGCTGCTTTACAAGACATAACCAGGCAGCTAAACTGATCACCAGGAACGAATGAAAAGGACGGCGATGAACGCATGCATATTCTGATAGTCTGCTATCCTGCAGAGATCACTGCCGTCATGGTGTGGCCTGGCTAAGCTATGCCGTTTTACGAGATATACGTCACCATGGCAGACGGCGCGCCGGTCCCCCTGCTCATGGCAGAGGCATCTGACAAGGCTAGTGCCATCTCTGCGGCCAACGCACTAATGAACGGGCACAGAATCCCCGTAACCGAAAGGGCAAAATCACAAGAGGGCATTCCCGGGATCGTGACGGGAAGGCCAGTCTGGGCGCGGAACTTCGATGACGAGCGCCCCGTTATCCTCGTGACGGAGCACGGCTCAGCCGAGCAGGCTCAGGCCGCCCGGGAAGAGGTTCTTTCTGCGCTGTCCCGGGCTGCTAGCCTCCGGCATGCTGGAAACACAGGTAATATCGGTATCACCGAGCCTGCCGAGGAGGAAGAGGAATGAAGATGACAGAAGACACCCGCAGAAGTAACGGCATTCCCGGAGAAACCGTGGCTCCCGTCCCCGAAGAGGTTGTCCTCCAGGAAGCCGGAGGATGGGTCAGCTTCCGAGGTTACCTAATCAAGAAGGTATCTACACGAACCGGTACCCAGCCTCGCTGGACGGAGCTGAGCCTGTACAAGGTCACGGACGAGAATGGTGGCTACGCCCTTGCTAACACCGGGCGGTCGGTGCTCTATCATCAGCCAGGCCCGCCGTGTAATCTCGGCGTGACGAAACTAATCCGAGAACTCTCAGATGAGGAGTATGAGGAACTAGAATCACATAACATGCTCCTCGAACGATATCCTGGAGATCCTAAGGCGCTCCCGGCCTGTAATCCGGTGGACCTTGACCAGCTGGATGCCGGGACGCCGGTTGCCGTGGAGCTGAACCTGCATGAGGTGACGAAGTGCGCTACGGCTGCATCCGTGCAGGATGAGCTGACACAGCCACGCCGGAACCGAGATGGTACCGTCACCAGGTTCCTGTCCGAGCCAGCCCAGCGTCTTCTCAACGAGGCAGCAGAGGTAGACCGGGACATCGCGGAGGCACTCGCGAAGGTAAGGCCTCTCTGATGAAGCTGTTCAGGCAGGCAGACGGAACGGTGCTATGTGCCCCGTGCTACTTCTGGAAGCACACGCACGGAGTAGAAGGGTGCACCAGCGCGCGGTGCACTTGCTCATGGAAACCGAAGGAAAATCATGATGATGACCCGGAACAGAAGGCTGGTAAAAAGCCGCCGGCAACGTGAGTTCGAGCAGCTGGCGGCCAGCATCAGCAGGCTGTCACCAGAGCAGCAGGCGCTGCTCTGGTACCGCCTTGAAGATGAGCAGCTCCTCCGCAACCCGCTGCTCCAGGAAAGCCTGGAGCAGATGTACCGCGGAGAGTTCGCCTCGGCCATGACAGTTTCCGAGGAGGAAGCAGCCGAGGCCAAGGAAATCTTGCAGCAGCCGGGTAACGGCAACATCGCCGGCTGATCTTGCTTCTCTCTTGAGGAGGCAGGAGGCTTATGCCTCCTGCCTCCTCGTTTTACATATGAAACCACGTCATGTAGTATGTATTACAAGCAGAACACAACAAGCAAGGCAGTACCGTGAGCCTGAAAATGTACCCAGGAAGGTTCCGAAGGAAACGAGAAACCATGCCATCATTCGCAGATATCACCACGGTGAAACTAGGAGAAACGGTCCCCGACTGGCGAGATATCATCGAGCTGACCGGGGAAGCACGAGCACGCGCAATCATGGAAGCCTCACATCACGTGTGGATGTGGGTTCATGCCAGGGCCCGGCAAGGTGACAAAGAATTCGTGCCTGCCGGCCTCGCTTACACTGGTGGCAAGGCGCGGTTCGCGGCAGAAGATGAACCCGGCGCACGGCAAGGCTGGCGGTGGGACGGTGTCTTCTCCAACGTTTACATCACGCTGTGGCCTACCCTGAACGGGAAGCTCAGCGGCAAGTCAGCTGACCCGGATACCGTGGCTGCTGGCGCCTTCCGCGGTCAGGTGTCATCGTACCTGCGCCGGTCGAAGAACGCCGTGAACATCTACCGGGGCTCGCACGCCAGTTCTGATCCGGCCCTGCGGACCCCGCAGTGGTTCATCGCGGATACCTGGGATGCCACGCCGCCTCCGGCTGACCACAGGCCAGTAAAAAAGGCAAGTACCGAAGCCGGTCACGCGCATATCGCCAGTAAGTTGACGCCGAAGGAAGCTGGCGAGGACCGGGCACCGGCCCCGGTCGTCGTGGAATACACCTGCCGGCGTGGCTGCAGGCAGCGTTTCCCGTCACCCAAAGACCGGAAGGCACATGAGGTTGCCACACACCAGGCGCAGCCGGCAGCCCAGCAGGAACGAGCCCCGGCAACGTGCCGGTTCTGCGCCAAGGTGCTGTCGAACTCCGGCAACCGGTACGCGCACGAAAAGAACATGCACCCGGGGCTGATCAACCATGACATCATGCCCTTCAGGTGCTTTGTCGAGAACTGTGGCCAGCAGTTCACCACGTCACGCGGGCTGAGCATCCACCTCGGCACCGGCGGGACGCACAACCTGTCCAGCACGGTGCGCAAGGTGCTGCTGACGCAGGCTGCCGAAGCCGCGGAAGACGCCGCGGCAAGCACGGCAGCGCCTCAGGACGCCGCAGAAGCGCCGGGGCAGGCAGCACGTGCTGCACCTGACATCCTGCCCGAGGAGCCCGTGGTGGTGAGCCACGCACCCGAGACAGACGTTCTCACCAGCATGAGCACCTCGGATCTTGCTGCGCAGGCACTCCGCCAGATTCTCAGCGAGCGTGAGGAACTCCTAGCGAAGGCTGCCCGCGCTGATCAGTACGAGGCACTGGAACAGGAAAACCAGGAACTGAGAAAACGCCTGGCCAAGGTAACCGGCGCCATGAAGGCTATGCTTGAAGAAGGCGTGGCTAGTGATGAGTAATACCTCATCCCCGAGATCACAAGATCAGGGGCAAGATGAAAGCATGCTCCAGCTAGAGCTAACCCGCAGGCGCCCTGCGCCGGTTACGGAACCTGCAGACCGGGAGTCTGAAATACTGCTGGCCGGCCTGATAGTAGAAACCCAGGAAGTGCACGATGACCCGGGTGCCGTGGATGAGGCTGTCCTCATTCTCAGGCTGCGGCGGTGGCATAATACCCACGGCTGCACCAGGCTGCATCCGGAAGACCCGCCATGCCAGAAGCCGGGGCACTGGAAGGACGTGGCGCTGCTGCGCGGGAGCTTGATGAAACTCGGGCTTCCCGGCAGCACGGACGTCCTCGCACTAGGCTACGCGCATGAAAAGGATTACAGATGACTGAGGAAACCGGGCACGAGTGCGGTCATCAGGCCGAGATTACTCTCGGGCAGAACGTCGCCAGACTGCGGCAGGCTCTCGGGCTGTCGATGCGTGACCTCCGTGCCCGGAGCCAGGTGTCCATCAGCATCATCTCCCGGGTCGAGCACGGGTACGGAACTTCGGTATCTGTAGCCGCGCGGCTTGCCGGAGGACTCGGCGTGCTACCGCCAGAACTGCTGGAAAACCTGAACGGGACAGCTCCTCCTGACGCTGCGGGCGATGTTGCTGACGACATCAGCGAGATGCGCGGAGATTATGCCCGTATGATCCCGCGGCAGCGCGCGAGCACGGAGTAACAGCCTTGCTGATTATTATTGAAGGCCCGGATGGCGCAGGAAAAACTACCCTCGCTGGTGCCATCGAAGAAGAAGCCAGCCGGCAGAAGATCGCGGTCTTCCGCCGGTCAGCCAGGCCACCCAGGCCACCGGACCGGAACCCGTTCGAAGAGTATGAAGCCACGCTCCTGCGGGAGCCACTCGGCCGGCCAGGAAACGAGATCCTGCGGCAGGATCTGCTCGTCATCCAGGACCGCTGGGCGATGGGCGAGCTGATCTACGGCCCGCTTAAGCGCGGGGCGAGCCGCCTCAGCGCCGGCGGGCTGCTGCACTGCGAGATGCTTGCCATGGCACACGGCGCCATCAAGATCGCGATGATCCCGTCGCTCGGCATCGTCGTCAAGCGCCTCCAGAAGAACGGTGACTGGCTGCTGCTGCCTGAGCACAAGCGCGGTGATCTGTTCGACACCGGTGAGATCACCATGATCTGGGACAGCTATTCCAGCCTCGCGCCGCTGTACTGGTACGACGTGCTGCGCCGCCAGCCGGACGTGTCTCACATCCTTGCTCTCCTTGCCCGGGCGAGGTACCGCGCGGAGTGGTCTGGCGAGGTGCAGGCCAAGGTGCCTGGCTATATCGGGTCGCAGCGCCCCGGGGTTATCCTCGCCGGCGACGTCAGGTCCGGGGCAGGTGACCCGGATCCGGCGTTTACGCATGCTTTTACCCCCGCCGGCCCGGGCTCGGCACTGTACCTGATGGACGCGCTCGCCATCCACTGTCGTCAGGTGCTGCGAAGCTTCGGCATCCTCAATACCGGCGAAGAAGGCATGGACCTGAAGATCGCGGATGATCTACTCGGGCCGAGGCAGTGGATAGCGCTCGGCGTCAGTGCTGCCCGGCGGCTGGATGAAGCCGGCATCGAGTATGTGCAGGTAGCCCACCCGCAGTGGCAGCGACGCTTCCGTCACAATGAGATAGCAGGATATGCTGCCCAGATCATGACTGCTGCGGAGAGCCAGGCATGAAACTAACCTTCACGACCGGGTCCGAGGCATACCCAGCGCTCATGCGAGAGCTGCTCGTGCACGGCACCACGGTTGCACCTCGCAAGCTGTCATGCAGGGAGCTATGCGACGCAACAGTGTGCATTACCGAAGCATCACAAGCTGTCCCCGTTGCATCAGGGCGTACCATAAACAAGCGCATTGGAGCAGCCGAATACTGCCAGCTCCTCGCGGGAGTGAGCTGGCTGAGCCAGCTTGATCATGCCAGCCACGGCAGATTTGCCCAGTTCGCCAACGGTAACCGGCTCCGCGGAGCTTACGGGCCGCGAGTTTACGACCAGCTGCCACTGATCGCGGAAAAGCTTGAAGACGACCGGGACAGTCGCCAGGCGGTCCTCGTCATCCACAACGGGATGCTCGCAGACAGCCAGCCGGGGCAGCGAGATGTGCCGTGCACGGTCGCGGTACAGTACCGGATCCGGAGTGACCGGCTTGACGCTACCGTGATCATGCGCAGCAGTGATGCGTATATCGGGCTGCCATATGATTTCTGGATGCAGTCTCGCCTTCAGATGACTCTTGCCTGGGCACTGGGCTGCCAGCCGGGGTCGTTTACCTTCTTCGCCGGGAGCCTGCACCTGTATGAAAAAGATACCGAGAAAGCCGCGGAACTGCGCTGGGATGACAGCGTGGCTGCAGAGCAGCCTCCTGCTTTGACATGCAACTACTATCAAGACACGTCACGTGCCTCAGAACGAGTAATGGATGCCCAGGACGCAGCAGAGCAGCTCGTCCTCGGCCGGCTACCGGGCAATACCATCATCCCGGGTTCCGGCTGGTACAGCAGGCTGCTTCCTCAGGCAGCGGTCGAGCATTTCACGTGCGTCCTCTGCCGGTACATCCATCCGGAAGGAGAAACTTGCCGGTGCCGTGACGGCACCAGTGAGGAAGAGAAGGATAAGAGAAAGAGGTAACCATGGCAAGGAGTATTGCTGCCCAGCAGCCGAAGCGCCCTCGCGCTCCGCAGCTCCAGCTAGAGGTGACAGAAGAAATCGCACGCGAGAGCATCGAGCGTGACTCTAGTCACTGCATGATCGCGGAGTCGGTCAAGAAGGCTTTTCCGGAGGCCAAGTTCGTGTCCGTGGATGTGCAGACGATCCGGTTTACGGACGGGTCCAAGAACCTGCGGTACACCTACCTCACACCGAGGGTGGCGCAGATTGCCATTATCCAGTTCGACCGAGGCGAGATGCCCGACCCGTTCAGTGTCAGGCTAACCGGCGGGCACGTAACCCGGGCTAACCTCAAGTCTCGCAAGAAGGCCGGAGACGTGAGAGAAGGAAGCCCGGCGCAGAAGGAAGCCTGGGCGAAGGCAGCCGCGACCGCGCGAGCGGCACTCGCGTCAGATCCTCCCGCGGGCGACGGCAAGGGCAAGGAAGACCCGCTGAAGAAGAGTGACCTGCGCCAGACGAATAACACCGATCTCCCGGAGCGGGTCGGTGGCCGGACACCACCACTCGTGCCGGGTGGCCGCAGGCGGCAGTTCGGCCTGCGGGCATTTGACCGTGCTCAGTAAGCAGGATGACAGAAGGTGATGACCCGGCCGGGTCCGGTGGTGACATGCCACCGGACCCGGTTCCGGGTATTGACATGGCCTGGATTCAGATCGGCGCGATCTACTACGGCCTCCGGCGTGGCATGAAACTATGGGACGCGGCGTGTGTCATCGCCGCGTACATCGACCTGCAAGGAAGAAAAGTACAAGATGACGGGTAGGCCATCCTGGGATGAAACGTGGATGGCGCTTGCCATCCTGATGTCCCGGCGGAGCATGTGCCCCGGCGGGGTCGGCGCCGTGATTGCTGACCGCAAGCAGCGGGTTGTCAGCACCGGTTATACCGGGCCTCCTGCCCGGTTCCCGGATGACTGGGATTGCATGACGATGTGCCCGCGCCGCACGGTAAAAGCCGGCGAGGTCTCCAAGATTTACGGGCTTGCCTGCCCGACCGCGCATGCTGAGCAGAACGCGATCTCGTTCGCAGACCGGTCGCGCGCCGAAGGTGGCACGCTTTACATTTCCAGCGTTCCCTGCGAGGAATGCGCCAAGATCATCGCCAACAGCGGGGTAGCCCGTGCCGTATGGCGCAAGACGGCCGCGGACCTGCGGCGGGGCACTGCCGCCCAGGAAGAATTCCTCAGGAAATGCAAGCTGAAGGTAGATATCCTGTGAGAGGAGGCACATCATGGCAAACCTGGCTGAGGCAGCCCACCGGGTCTTGGAGCACGGAGCTGTCACGTTCCGCCCGCACGGGAACTCGATGACCCCGCTTATTAAATCAGGGCAGCAGGTGACCGTCGTCCGGATGGCCGGCGAGCCTCACCCCGGCGAGATCGTGCTGTGCAAGGTGCACGGCGCGTACCGGCTGCACCTCGTCACCGCGGTTGACATCCGGAAACGGCAGGTGCAGATCAGCAACAATCATGGGCACGTCAATGGCTGGTGCAGTTTTGACCAGGTATACGGCATCGTGCTGTAGCCACGGCTGTAAAATTTAACGTGGAATCCCCGCTGGAGAACGTCCGCCTCAAGCTCGTGCAGAGTATCGATGATCTCTGGGAGATGAAGGCATGGGCAGGAGAGCGCCGCGAGACTCCCATGGGCTTCGATACAGAATCGAGTGGGCTTGCTCCAAGTAAAGACACGCTACGGCTTATCCAGCTAGGTGACATGCACCAAGGTTATGCCGTGCCTTTTCAGCAGTGGGGAGGTGGTGCCATTGAGCTACTATCTGCCTATAAAGGTAAGCTGGTGGCTCATTTAGAACAACTCTTCATTTGACTGCCGGTTTCTTATGGTACACGGCAAATGGGACCCGCCATGGTCCAAAATTGACGACACCTTGACGATGGCGCACCTGACCAACCCGCTCCGGCCTCGAGGACTGAAGGCTTTGGCTAACCGGCTCGTAGACCCGCGGGCTTCGGCCGGCGAGCAGGTACTGCACGACGGGATGCGGAAGCAGTCGTGGACGTGGGCGACGGTGCCACTGGAATTCGCCCCATACTGGTGCTACGGGGCACTGGACCCGGTCCTGACCTGTCATATCTGGGCGAAGCTGGCCCCGCAGGTCACGGCCTCCTACAGCAAGGTCTACGACCTGGAGCAGGGCGTCAGTCGCATCCTCGCGATGATGATGCTCAAGGGCATGAAGATCGACGTCACGTATACGGAAGAAAAGCTAGCCACAATCCGGCAGTACGCGCATGACGTACGGGAATGGCTGCTGACCGAGCACCTTGTCCGCAGCCCGATGTCCGGCCGAGAGATTGCCGCGGCACTTGAGGCGCAGGGGCAAGTCATCGAATGGCACACCGAGCACGGCCTGCCGCAGATCGACAAGGAAGCCCTCGGCTTTTACCGAGATAATCCTGTCACGCCAGCCGTCCGAGAACTGTGTAACACCGTGCTAACGGTGCGGCATTCGGAGAAAATGGCCGGCACCTACCTGGAAAACCTGCTCAAGCTCCGGGATCGAGATGATCTTGTCCATGCAAGTATATGGGGACTTGGGGCTCGCACGGGGCGAATGTCGATCACGGACCCGGCCTTGCAGACGCTGCCCAGAGATGATCTCATCGTCCGAGGCGCGTTCATCCCCAGGCCAGGCAATGTCTTCATCTCATGTGACTACTCGCAGATCGAGATGCGACTCGCTGCACACTTCGCGCAAGATCCCGGCCTCGCGCAGGCTTTCAAGGCTGCCGACACTCAGGGCAAAGACTTCTTTGCCGAGATTGCGTCGGAGCTGTTCCGCGAGCCGGTGCTGAAGTCCGACCGCCGCCGGCAAATGGTCAAGAACATGGGATACGCCAGGCTGTACGGGGCTGGTGTTGCGAAGATGGCGCTGACAGCCGGCGTGACGTTGCAGCAGATGCGCCCAGTGTATGACGCTTTCAACGCCAGGTACCCGGGCCTGAGCATGCTGACGGATCGGATTCTCATGGAAGCCCGTGAGAATGATCCACCGAGCATCCTTACCCCGCTCGGCCGTAAGCTTGTCGCTGACCGAGGCCGGGAGCAGACGCAGATGGTGAACGCCCTGATCCAGGGGCATGCCGCAGAAATCCTCAAGCAGGCGGTGCTGAACCTGGATGCTGCTGGATTCGGTGACAAGATGTTGCTGCCGGTGCATGATGAGCTGTTGTTCGAGGTCCCGGCAGAAGATGCCGAGGAAGCAGCCATCACGATCTGCCGTATTATGGAAGACCATGAAAATTATGCAATTCCCATTACTGCTTCGCCTAGTATAATGACAGAACGCTGGCAAGGAAAAGGATAAGGAATGAAAAAATCAAAAACCATTGCGCTCACCTTGCTGACCGGAGCCTGCACCCTGGTGCTTGCTGCTTGTAATCCGGGTAGCAACGAGATGCCGATCACGAAAACCGAACCGGGACGGGTGTTCTCCTGCGTTAATGCTCCCGTCGCGACGGCACTGAGTTACGGGTGCAGCCACGTCAACGGCAGCAGCAGCAGTGGCAATGGCAGTGATAACGACGGTGGCCCGAACCCACCAGGGCAGGGCTGCCATCAGACCATCGCCGGCTGGGTGGACAGCAACGGAAACACCGGTACCTGCTCCGGCAGCAGCAGTGGTAGCTCATCTAGTTCTGGCAGCAATTCCAGCAACAGCGGCGGGAGCAGCAACGGCAGCGCCGATGACGGCACCGCCTGTCCTCCAGGCTCATTCGGAGCGGGAACGAATAACTGTTAGGAGGTTTAAGATGAAGATTTTCGGAGGCGTCGTGCTGCTCGCAGCCGGCATCACGATTTTCGTGCATGCGGTAATGACGCTCGGCGTGATCGGCCTGCTCGCTTAGGGGCATATGACACCACCACTGGTGGCACGCGGGAAAACATGCGTGCTCTGGCTAGACCCGGGCAAGATGACCGGCTGGGCACGGCTTCGTGATGGCAAGGGCTTCGAGTCCGGCGAGGCATGGCCGCAGCTGGCCGGTGATATCATGCAAGATCATTGCCGTCAGTCCCGAGAAGCGCTCGTAGGCTGGGAGCAGTTTAATATCACGCCGGCCACGTACCGGCTCAGGGGAAGCAGCGAGACCATCGAGATTATCGGCGTTATCAGGTGGCTGGCGATCAGGCACGACGCCCAGATCCTGCCGGCTGCCTCACGGCAGGCGCGGATGACCGTTTCTTCTGAGACACTGAAAAAATTCGGCTGGTACCGGCCAGGCCTCGGGCACGCGAATGATGCAGCCCGGCACCTGCTTGCCTGGATGATCCGGTCAGGCGCCCTTGAAGAGGAGCACAAGACCATTCTCTCTACGTCACTAGGCTGGTAATCATGAAAGCCAGGGAGTACCCGGCATGCCCGTGCTGCCGCCGGGGCCACATGATATACGGTGACATGGATGACATGCTCGCTGACATTTCAGACCCGAAATCAGATACCATCTGCCTGTCGTGCCTGCATCCTGCATGGCAGCATGAAGAACCTGATGAGCTGACCTTCGACCGAGGCTGGTAACGAGTGCCGTATGCGGAACTGTCTGAGAAGAACCCTCACAAGATCGAGATTAAGACGCTGTACGCAGACAGATACTTGATCCGGCAGCTTCCAGGCGCGAACTGGGACAACCAGGAACAGCATTGGCATGTTCCGCTGTCATGGGCTGCGTGCATTACCCTCCGAGGGCTGTTCGGCTGGAACCTGGACGTCGGCCCGCTCCTGGAAGCGTGGGCCGTGGGCGAGCATGCCCTCCGCGTCAGCCCCGCGACGCTCCTGCGAGACAGGCTCGCCACCGAAGACCTTGAAGAGTACGGCGTTATCACCGAGATCTTCGAGACGATCAGCAAGATCGAGGCAGGCCTCAGCACGAAGCTGTCCCCGTACCAGTGCATCGACGTCGCCTTCATGGTCATCAACCGCAGGTGCATCCTCGCTAACCCGCCGGGGCTCGGCAAGACCGCGAGCGCTATCCGCACCCTTCAGGTTTTCCTCGAGAGAGATGAGGCGCCCTTCCCGGCGCTCATCATCTGCCCCAACACCGTGAAGGAAACCTGGGCTGGAGAACTGCGGAAGTTCGCCCCGGACCTGAAGCCACAGATCATCGGCGGGTCAGCCGGGAAGCGGCGCAAGGCATTCGGAACAGATGCTGATCTCTGGATCATCAACTGGGAGGCGCTGCGCATTCACTCCCGCCTCGCAGGCTACGGCAACATAGCCCTCAGCGATGCGGAGAAGGAACCGAAGGAACTGAACGAGATGGGCTTCCGGACGGTTATTGGTGACGAGCTTCATCACTGTGCAGATGCTCATTCGAAGCGGACCCGGGCAGCCTGGGCCATCATGCGGGACGCTGAGTTCCGGTACGGCCTGACCGGGACCCCGGTCGTGGCAAACGTCGGTGACCTGTGGTCGTTGCTGCATGCCATCGAGCCTGAGGCTTTCCCGGCGAAGACCAGGTACCTGGACCGGTGGGCCCGGGTCGAGCTTGGCTTCTACGGCGGGACCGAAATCCTCGGCCTCCGCCCGGACACGGCGCCGGAGTTCCGCGCGGTCACGGACCCGCTGTTCCGCCGGGTGCCGAAAAAAGCTGCGCTGCCACAGCTTCCGCCGAAGCTGCCGGTGCAGTACCGGTACTGCGAGATGACCCCGTCGCAGGCGAAGCTGTACCACCAGATGGAGCGCAGCTTCGCCACCGAGGTTACGAACGCCTTCGAGGCCGGCGAGATCCTCGCCGCGCCAAACGCTATCTCGCAGCTTACCCGGCTGCTCCAGTTCGCATCAGCATCGGCGCAGATCAGCGAGGACGGCAAGGTCCGGCTCGCCATGCCCAGCTCCAAGGTCGATGACCTGAAGGAACTGCTCGACGAGATGGGTGACGAGCCTCTCGTGGCCGCGGCCGTCAGCAGTCAGCTCATTGACCTGGCCGCAGCCCGGCTTGACCGGGCTAAAATCCCGTACGGCCTCATCACGGGAGGCCGGACCACGGAACAACGGCAGGAAGCCGTCCAGGCGTTCCAGGACGGGCGGCTGCGGTGCATGCTCATGACGATCCAGGCCGGCGGGGAGGGCATTACGCTTACCCGTGCCAGTACCATGCTGTTCATGCAGCGGCACTGGTCTCCGCACCTGAACGAGCAGTGTGAAGACCGGCTGCACCGCAGAGGCCAGGAGAGCCCGGTCATGATCATCGACCAGATCGCCCCGGATACCGTGGAGTGGCGTAAATTGCAGGTGCTCGAAGAAAAAGAAGTCCAGATCGAGGAGATCATCCGAGACCGGACGATGCTCGCGAGGCTGCTCGGCATGCAATAATCAAATACCGAGAAAGGAATGAACGATGGTAGCAAAGAAACCACGCACGGAAAAGCGCAAGTCATACCAAAGTTTCGTGTTCCAGCAGGCGACGGCAAAGCACCTCAGGAACCGCGAAACCCAGAACAGCCAGGCGCGCATGAACATCCAGCGGCGGCACGAGGGCAAGCCCACGCCGTGGGAGGAAGCCAAGGAACGGCGGCTGGCACGGCGTGCCGCTGCCCGGGCAGCACAAGCTACAGGTGGCACACATTGACAGACACGAGCAAGATAACTCGTGTAGAAGTTATTAACCACGGCGCTCCCCTCAATCTCATTCCCGCAAACCGGGAAAGTTTCGGCATGATCCTCGTTACCTGGGATTGCAGCGTAGACCTGAGCCTTCAAGATAATGGCCGGACGCTGAAAGTTTTCCTAGGCCCGCGCCAGCCAGAAGGGAAGGACGCATGACAGAAGACCTGATTAAGGTGCGGTGCCCCGAGTGCGAGGTACTGTTCGGGATTACCCGGGGCCTGTTCAATGCCCGGGTAGAAGATCATTATGCATGCTTCTGCCCCGCCGGTCATTCAATGAACTGGCCAAAGCAGGAACCGGATCTGGGCATCATCCAGCAGCGGCTGCTCTCGGTCGAGGCACGTCTTGTGCATGTCGAAGATCAGCTAGGAGGAATAAGGAATGACGTGGGACAAAGAGTTCGAGGCATTCATGCAAAGATCCCAGACGGAAATGCACAGGACACCCATAATACCCAGCTACCGGAGTAACATGGCAGCTAGTTTCAAGAACGGCCAGTACATTGTCACCTGCTGGATGCATGCCGGTGGCAAGGTAACCTTGACGGGGCACAACCTGGCAGAAGTTTCCGATGCGTATGACAAGCTGCAAGCCAGAGATACCTTGCCACGTGACCTGACTAAGGAGCACGTGAAGGTTCTCGAAGAAATCAGGCGGCTGAAAGAGCAGGCGAAAAGCCAGGCTGCCCAGCCTGCGTCTCGCAAGGTGGCACCACCGCCGGAACCAGGTCACCCGCTCATCGGTGATGCCGAGCGCAACGGTACCATCGAGTGGTTGTCCGAAGCATTCAGTGACGGAAAGCTGCGGCAGAATGAGTTTGATGACCGCATGCAAGTGGCGCTCGGTGCCCGGACGCAGCCTGAGCTGAATGAGCTGACTCGTGACCTCGGCACTGCCAAGGCCAAGGCCCAGCCTCTCCCGCAGAAAGCCGCGCGCCGGATTACGATTAACCCGGTACCGCCAGCTATCATTACAGCCATCATTATCGCGTTCGCGGTGATGATGTTTCTCACGCTGTTCATGTCACTATGATCTCGGATCCGGTCTCGAACAGCGAGATCAGCACTTTTACACGATGCCGGCGGAAGTGGTACTTGCAGTATGTGCTATGGCTGGCATTGCGCAAGGAAGACAGCCCGCCCACCGGTAACATGCTGCTCGGGCACCGGATCCACCAGGCGCTGGAACTAGACCAGAAACGACCCAGGGAAGACGGGCCGCTAGGCTGGCTGGCAGATATTTACGGTGCCGAGACAATATTCCGGCCCGACTGCGCGGCGGAAATCTTCAATGAGCAAGCCCTGGCCAGGACGATGATTGAAGGGTACCTGGAATGGGCGGCAGAAACCGGGCTGAATGAAGGCATTGAAATCATTTCTGCCGAGCAGGATGTCCAGGTGCCCATGCCCGGCATGGACGGCGTAACGATCCGTGGCCGGCTCGACCAGATGATCCGGCGCAAGACGGATGGCGCAGTGCTGTTCCGTGACTGGAAGACGACCGGATCTCTTAGCGCCGCTAATGACCTCATCCTCAGCCCGCAGATGCGGTTCTACACCATGATTGCCAGGCTTAACGCAGACGGTGACATCCGGGTTGACGGCGGGCAGGTCGTCTATATGCTGCGCAGCAAGCGCACGGCCCGCGCTACCCCGCCGTTTTACGCTCTTGAAGAGGTACGGTACAAGCGTGACGACTTGAACAGCATGTGGATGCGGACGCGAGAAATTATCAGTGAGATGCTTCATGTCAGATCTCGCCTGAAGGGCGGGACAGATCACCGTGAGGCCACGTACGCTACCCCGATGGCTAGCTGCTCATGGGAATGCCCGTTCTATCATGTCTGTCCTCTCATGGACGCGGGAGACCGCTGGGAAGATATGATAAGAGACCAGTTCCAGCAGCAAGATCCATATCATTATTATGCAGAAAGGATACAAGCCTGATGTTGCTGACACAGCAGGCTCCGTACCCGCGAGAACTGGAAGGTCTCGTTGCCCGGCTCGGGTACAAGCCAGGGTGGCAGTTTGAACTAGGTGTCACGGACCGCCGCCAAGGTGGCAGGGGACTGACACTGATGATCTACGTTACCTGTGAGGACATCTACCATCTAGGCCAGCCGCTTACCTTCCGGCGAGATATGCCGGTGCCGGCGGTAGAATACAGCCGACGCAGCTGGCAGCGATGGCTGCTTGACCAGATCATGCTCGTCGAGCAGCATGAGACTCTTGAGGCATTCATGATCGACGGAGAGCGTGTCTATGCTCCGTTGCATGGCCAAGGTGACAATGAGTACCTGATTACGGAGCCTGTTGACCCGGCAGACCGTAAAAGCGCTTACCTGTGCCAGTACGGAGAGCCACCGCCGCTAGCACTTCCGCCGCCTCCACCGCCTCCGCCGCTTCTGCCAGATGCGTCAGAAAAAGTCAGAGCAGGCTGATACCACACTCCACCATGTGGTAAACTACTTCTGTTGCCAGGTAAAGATGGAAACGGGAGGCACATGCGTGGAAGGTATTTCATTCATCATCTACGGAGGGCCCAAGGCCGGTAAGAGCTGGCTAGGTGACACGTCACCTCCTCCGCGGCTTGTCCTTGATGCTGAAGGCGGGTCACGCTTTACTCCCAGCAAGAAGATCACGTGGGATCCGGCTCGTGAAAAGCCCCCGGAGCACAACGAATCATGGGATACGTGCCTTGTACCCGTCCACGGCTACCAGAGCGTCCGGCAAAGTTATGACTGGCTGTACTCCGGGGCACACCCATTCAACTCCGTCGTCATCGACAGCATCTCTGAGACGCAGCAGCGTGCCGTGGATGACATCGCCGGGATGAATCCCATGCAGGTACAGGACTGGGGCACGCTGCTCCGGACGGTATCTGCCCTCGTCCGAGGCTACCGAGACCTGATCACGCATCCTTCACGACCACTGCAGACCGTCGTCATGATCGCGATGATGGATGAGCAGGCATTCCCGAAGCGCCCTCTCATGCAGGGGAAGATGGCAAGCTTCATGCCATATTACGTAGATGTATGCGGATTTCTCGGCTCCTACCGCAGAGAAGACGGCACCGAGTTCCGCCGTCTTCTCATCGCGCCTTCACCTGAATATATTGCCGGCGAGCGAGTCGGTGGCAGGCTCGGCACCTATGTAGATGACCCGGATATCGGCAAGATGCTAACTCAGGTAACGGGCTGGCAGCAGCCTGCCCGATCCGGTACGCTAGCGGCAACGGCAACGACTGATGGAAGGAGCTGATCATGGCCGAGGAATTTCTCTTCTCCGATCTGCTCAAGCAAATTGAAGGTTCCACAGGATTTTCCGCGTTGCCCCAAGGCGAGTATGACGTCGAAGTGACGCAGGCCACGGCAGGCAAGACGGGCACGAGCAAGAGCAAGATCACGGTCCGGTACCGGGTCCTGAACGGCCCGCACCAGAACCGGAACATCTTCGAAGATCATGTCATCAGCCCCGCGAACCCGAATGCCATGGTGATCTTCTTCCGGAAGATGCAGGCCCTCGGCCTCGGGCATGATTACTTTGCGCAGAACCCGCCACTGGAGAAGGTGGCCAAGGACCTGCACGGGGTCAAGGTTCGGGTTCGGCTCGGCGTCCGTACATGGAATGACCAGGAGCGAAATAGCATTCTCGCTACCATGCCACTTGGTGGCTCTGTGGTAAGCGGGCTGCCGGTACCATCTACCTCTGCTCCTGCCCGGCAGATGCCACCAATGCCACAGACCGCGCCTCCGCTTCCGCCTCCAGCTGCTCCTGCGGCTGCACCCCCGGTACCACCGGCACCACCGGCACCAGCGCCAGCACCTCCGGTGCCTGCGCCCTCACTGCCGCCTCCGGCAGCAGCCGTCTCTCCTGCCGACGAGCCTCAGGAGCCAGAAGCCCCGCCAGAGCCACCCGAAGAGCCGAAGATGCCGAAGCCACCTCCGGGTATGCCGTTTTAGCAGCCACTTCACCACCTGACAGCCAGGTCGGCATTGACCTATGACCATCACCATCACAGGCGGGTTCTGGCAGTGGCTCGTCCTCGCTACCACTGCCGGGTTCTCCAGTGGCCTTGCCGGGGCCATCTCGGATGATATCATCACGGCAATGAGACTCCGGCAGTGGAAGAAGCAAGCCAGGAATGACAAGTCACGCAGCCGATAGAGGCTTGCCAGCCATTGGAACGATGTCATGAAAATCGCCCTGTACGACCCGGAGCCAGTGTGTGGCGGCCCGATGACCTGGAGTCGTTTTACCCAGCAGGGACTGCGTGCCCTCGGGCATGAGTGTGACACCGTCAGCTTTACGAAGTCCGGCCGGCAGCGCAAAGCATGGGGGCAGATGACCCCGGGCACGGGCTGGTTCGACCGGCCGCTGGATGTTGTCGGCAAGTACAAGGATTGCAAAGATATTCTCGGCAAGTATGACGGCGTGGTGCTGACCGAGCCTCTCATCGGCCTGCAAGACCGGCAGGCCGTCAGGGAAAACTGGGGACTGCCCTACTACGGCCGGGTACTGGACCTCGCGGGCGTGAGATTCACGACAGCACTCCAGGCGTACAACTACAGTCCGAAGCACGCGCCGTTTGCCGAGGCAGTCCTGGCGTTGCCCTCGTTTGCCGGGACGGGCATCACGCACGTCAACGACACGATCGTGCTGCGTGAGGCGCCGTCGCTCCGGCAGTACCCGTGGCACTATGTGCCGCACCCGTACACCCTGCATGCCCCGGATGACCTGCTGCCGGGTCGCGGGGTAGCCGGCTGCGCTGGCCGGTTCGTTCATATCGACGGGTTTCACATCCTCGCCATGGCCGCAGCCCTCAGAACATTGCCGGCTGCAACCGTCGTACAGCTCCGCGGGGCCTGTGCTATCTCAAACCGGGCCAGCTTGTCTGTCGAGGTGTACGAACAGCTCCAGAAGATGGGCTACGAGCAGGGATACCGCCATGGCGAGGACGTGTTCCGCCCGCATAACTGGTGGCTGTCAGACGGCAGAGGCTGGGTGCGGTACGACGGCCCGTACCCCGGCTGGCCCGGAGGCGTGGCCGCCATCTCGGCCATGCAGGTGCTGTGCTCGGTCATGGCCGACGAAAACAGCCACGGAGCCAGCAGCTACACCCAACTTGAAGGCATCGATGCCGGCGCCACGCAGGTTGCTACCCACCTGCACTGGCGGAAAAACTTTCAGGGGCTGTTTGCCCCGGCTATCCCCACCATGCCGTCATTGACGACCATCCCGCGTGACCCGGCCGCGGAAGCCTGGACTCGGAAGGCAGGTGAGCAGGTGGCCATCGCACTATCCTGGGATGACGGTCTCAGGCTGCGCACGGCACAGCACAACCGGGAGGTTGTCCGGGCTGAGCACGATCCCCGGTTGACGGCCAAGACAATCGCGGAGGTGCTGTCATGACGGCAGGATACGACCAGCTGGTGCGTCTCTTTGAGATGCAGGGGTCACTTCAGCAGCAGATGGGTTATGACTTTGACCGGATGGATAGTAAGGCTCTTATCGAGTACATCCGGTGGAACGTCCTTGCCCTTGAAGATGAACTGCATGAAGCCCTGAACGAAACACACTGGAAGCCGTGGATTACGGCCTCGCCAGATTTCAAAGACCGAGAGCGGTACCTCGGCGAGATCGTAGACGTTACCCACTTTCTGCTGAACTTGTGCCTTGCTGGCCGGATCACCCCGGATGAGCTGATGTCTGCTTTTGAAGGAAAGAACGCCAGAAATTATCAGCGGCAGGAAGAAGGATATGACGGCACGGATAAGTGTGACGGGCCGGACTGCCGCCGGGCTCTTGACGAGCCTGGCCTGCTAGGTGCCGTGCGCACCTGGAAAACCGGAGAGCGGTTCTGCTCACCGGGGTGTGAGGAACGAAGGAGAACTGAGTATGACCGCGACCGGGCAGCAGGAGAGCGCCAGGCGGATGTACTGGCGAGCGGGACGTAGGGAAGATGACCGTGCCATCTACGCTCAGCTTGGGCCGGAACCCGGTGACCAGGACTGGCTGATCGGAATCATGGATTCCATGCACCTTGCGCAGGATGTCTGTGCCGCGCACAATCAGGTTCTCACACCAGCATTCCGCATCCTGCCTGGGTCGATGCCTACGCTCGAAGACGGAACGCCTGACTTCAGCCCTCACAGATGATATCGTACAACCATGAAAATTTTGTGCACCGGATTTACGCTGGGTCAAAGTGGCAGCCCACCACGTCCCGGGTATGTTATCCTCAGTGAATGTCTCGTGCCGTTGCTGAAAGACCTCGGGCATGATGTCGATAACAGGCACGTAACAGCGGGCGAAGATCTTGAAGAGTACGACCTCATTATCGCCGGGATTATCTCGCCGTTTTCGGTATCAGCCAAGTACATTTTCCCCGTGTTCAGCTTGCTGAGCCGGTACTGGCTGACGGACCGGAAGCCGGTCATCTGCATGATCGATGACTGGGAGATGCACCAGATTACTGGTAACTCGAAGTCTGCGCTGCGAGACATCCGCCGCCTGACCAGGCCGAACGTGTATGCTCGCCGGCCGGATTATGCCTGGGCATCAAGTGAGGAAGGCATGAACGCGATGGTTCGAGTACTGTCTCGATTCACCGAAACGGGATTGCCGCCCGTCATCTTGCCGAAGTTCGGGTTCGGTGACGGCGAAATCTACAAGCGGATCGTGACGGCCGAGGAGTACTGGTTCCTGGATCCGGTCAGCTACATGCCCCGGCATGAATTCGGACTGGTGCACCCGCGAGACCGGCAGCGGCAGTGGGTCGTGGCCGGCATCCATGACTACCGGGACTTCGTGCAGGACATCCGGCAGAAGCATGCTGCATGGCCTGTTCTCTCCTTTGGTGGCGGCCTAGACACCCGCAAGGAAACACTTGTCCCAGTCAGTGAGGTTGTCGAGGCGTACGCAAACTCCTGGGGCGTGCTCAGCAAGCCATACCGGAAGCTGTTCGGTGCCGGATGGTGGCGGGAACGGGTCGTGCATGCGGCGATGACACGGTCTGTGCTGTTCTCGGACTCGCGTGAGTATGCCCAGCTCGGCGCTCCGTACATGTACTCGGTCGCCGAGATCGAAAGCTTCTCAACCGGGCAGCTCTATGATCTGGCCGATGCCCAGGCAGATGCCCTACGTGCGGGGTGCTGGCTGCCGGCGCGCCTGCAGGCAGCCACGGAAACCATGCTAAGCACGGTCATGTCCAGGCATGTATAATTTACCTAAGTACAGAAAAGGAAGGAACTATGATAAGTGATCTTTTGCTTACAGCCGGCGCTGCCTGCGCCGCAGGATCTACTATCCTCATAACGATCAGTACCATCGACTGGTATAAAAAACGACAGCAGAAAATCAATGCCGACACCGATACCATGGCGGCGCTGCACGTCGAAGGCATGCGCCCGCATGATGATGACGAGCCATTTACCCAGCCGATCGTCGCCGTCGTCACGGACATGCCAGTTACGGACTATCCCGAAGGACCACACACGGCGATCCTGCACCCAGACCCCATTGCCCCGGAGTGGCCGGTCGATATTATCCGGGACACCACACCCATTTCCCTGGTAAGACCGGCATCCGAAGGTGCTAGGATATGGTCTGATCAGGACACCAACGACTGGATCCAGCAGATGCAGGAAGAAATGAACCGGTTCCTGGCTGACCTGATTGGCAAGGACGAGTTCGCCCTGATTCAAGGCGAGATGAAGAAAGCGATCACGGCCTGATCAGGGACAGCCCGGAACACGCTGCCAGCCAAAGCGAAAGTGATTACAGGTTGACCGGAGCACCAGGTGCAGGCAAGGGCCTTAAGCGCTCAGAAGAAACCCGGGAAAAAATCAGGCAGGCCCGGCTCGGTACGAGGCTGTCTGACGAGCACCGGCTGAATCTTGCCGTGGCCGCGATCAGGCGGTGGGCAAAAGCGAGAGGCGAAGACCCTGATGCTGCCGAGGTCACGTTCCGAGCTAACCAGGCCAAACATGACTTCCACGTGAAACCTGAAAACCAGGTACCTGCAGGCCCGACCGTAAGGCACCGGTCACCGGCCAAGGCAAAGCCGCGGCCGGTGCAGGATGTTACCGTGACGCTGCCCGACGGGCGTGAGGTCACGGCACCAGCTGGCCATGAGGTCGGTGAGGTCATCGACAAGGTCAGCCAGATCCTGAAACTGGACGGCATTCCTCGCCCAGAGCATATCCAGGTGCTGGAAGACTGGCTAGCCAGGCCCAGAACCCCGCCTCGGCAGAAACCTGAAGGCCCTCCTCCGAGCCTGCGGTTCATCGACTGCCAGTGTTTTGCTGGCGGGTTTACGGTCGGCGCCACCCAGGCCGGGTTCACGCTTGTGCACAAGGCCGAGGAAGGGCCACCGGGTTTTGGCATGGCCATCTGCGAAGCAAACCGCGGTGTGCTCGGCAACTGGTGGGAGGGGCAAGCCTCAGCACCCGAAGACTGGGAAGTACCTTCAGGTGGTGCCCAGCTCGTGGTCGGCAACCCGCCATGCTCGGGATTCTCGGTCATGAGCCCGAGCAGTTTCCGTGGTATCGACAGCGCCATCAACGAGTGCATGCGGAATCTGTTTACGTACGCAGCCAAGGTTAATCCCGAGGCTGTTATCATGGAATCCGTGACCTCGGCATTCAAGATCGGGCTGCCACTTATGCGGGCGCTTGCTGATGGCCTGAAACGTGCCACGGATCAGAAGTGGTTCGTCACTCATGTTATCCAGAACAACCTGTCTCTGGGCGGCTGCACCCGCCGGCTCCGGTACTTCCTCGTCGTCACGAAGTTCCCGTTCGGCGTCGAACATGAGCCACTGAAGTGGCTGCCTACGCTGGGTGACGCTCTAGAAGACCTGCGTACCCAGCCTCTGGGATGGGGCATGCAGCCATACACGGCCCCGCCAACCTGGTGGAGTCATCGGCAGCGTACTCTCTCGGGACTTGTCGACGGGCACATGACCCAGCCACTCACCCCGCGGGAGCAGGAGCGACTGCATTCCATCACGGATGCCACGCCGTGGGAGCCCGGAGAGCCGTTCGATGCTGTCCTCAAGCGGCACTACGAGATGCACGGGTCACTGCCCGAAGCATGGCAGTATCCTTCTCAAGTCAAGGGGATGGAACACCTGACCCGGGAAAAGGTTATTGTCGAAAAAGACTTCAAGGTCGGTGGCTACAGTCAGACCCGGCAATGGCGCTGGGACATCCCGGGCTACGTAATGACCGGGCACGGGCCGACCCAGGTCTGGCACCCGGACAACCGGCACCTCACGCACCGGGAAGCTGCCAGGGTCATGGGGTTCCCGGACGACTGGCTGATCGAGCCAGTCAAGGACGACAAGAACTTGCAGCCCGGCTGGGGCAAGGGTATTTCGGTGGATTGTGGCCGGTGGGTGTGCACCTGGCTGCGAAAGAGCATGCTTGATCATCCAGGCAGCATTACCGGCACGCCCCTGCCAGATGGTGATGACATGATCATCGATGTATCACAGGACTGGAAGCGCGCACCGGCGCTAGCCGAGGCAAGCACCATCGTTTACGAAAATGAGCCAGAGCAATAAGCTTGTTATGTAAACAGTACAGAAAAAGGGAAGAAGGAAGGAAAAACTGCAGAGGAGATGCCATGACCAGTTTTCAGGTTGTCATTGTTCCGGCCATTCTGGCAGCTATATTCCTGGCCGGGGTCATGGCATTGCTTATCTGGGCTGCCAGGAAGTACGTAACCATGATAACGGCCCGCCGTGATGCTTACCGCGCCACGGGACAGCGGTATGACCGGATGCGTGCTCTTGCCATGACCCAGGCTGATGCTATCGATGCCACCATCGGTGACATGGAAGCTCACAGCAGCGTTTACGAAGTGTTCTCGCAAGGAGTGCGAGACCAGCTCCTGGCCGCTCATGATGCGGCCAGGGACCTCCACTGAGCAAGGAAGGCAATCAGATGAAGGTAAGCAAACGGCTGCGCCGGCACGGCGCAGCTATCACGGTCGTGGCGGCAGTAACAGCAGCAGCTGCTGCCTGCTCCAGTGCCGTTGCGCCGTCCATCGCGCAGTACGGCGTTGTCACCGGTAAGGGACTGTTCTCCAACCAGCAGGTCAAGCAGGTCGTTGAACCTGGCCAGAATATCTCCGTGCCAGGTGGTGACACCATCTGGTATCTGCCTGCTGACGTGCGCAACTACGTTACGGCGCCATCTAACGGTGACCGGAACAACCCGTCAGCGGAACTGACTGGTGACGGACCAGGTAACACGCCAGGAATGGCCGATTACACCTGGTCGTACCTGGCATTCGAGCTGAACCCGGCGATCACTGACAAGAATCTCAAGATGATCAGCAGCTTCATGCCGTTCTGCCTCAAGTACGGGTGTGCGTCGCTGACCGCCCAGGTCAACAACCAGGTCCAGAACGCCGCCAGGTCATCTACGCCAGGGTGGCTTGCCATGCTCGGCGAGATCATGCCACGGGCGATCGACAATGCCACCCGTGATGCGATGGCATCGTATGGCCCGGATCTGTGGACCGACCAGGGTGAGTGGGCGTCATACGGTGACAAGATCGCTTCGTTCCTGCCCAGGGAGATTGCCAAGCTCGACGGGTCGTCAGCACCGTACTTCTGCGGGCCTGGCTCGACGGCATCCAAGTGCGCGCCATTTACCTTCGTGGTGTCTTCGGTGCGCCCGGTCGATACCTCGATCATCAATGCCTATAATCAGGAAGTCACCGCCGGCTACCAGCAGCAAGCTGCGGCAGCCCGGCTGAAGGCGGCACAGGGCGTTTATGGTCCTGATGCCAACTTCTTCCTCGGCATGCAAGATCTGGTAAACACCTGCCAGTCTGATAAGGTCCCCTGCTACTTCTATGTCGGCAACCCGCCGTCACACCCGTAACAGGACCGCTGCCCCCGGCGTTCCTCAGTGCGCCGGGGGCAGCACCACAGCCGACGGCTAGCTGCCAGCCATCATGTCTGTGAAGGTGGTTGCCTGACCTAGCTTCGGACTGTACATTAGAACGTGCAGTCAGGTACGGCATGGTAGCCGCTGTATTTTTTAACATCTTGAGAATTAAAAATTTGCAGCGTAGTAGCCACTAAAGTAGAGTAGTTTTATGCACAGAACACAGCACATTGGGTCGTAGCTCAACTGGAAGAGCGCCGGTCTCCAAAACCGGAAGTTGAAGGTTCGAATCCTTCCGCCCCAGCGCAAGACAACTTAAGGGTGGCGGGCTAGGCGCCGGATGGTCCGGCGACCGTCCCCCCGGCAGACGCTAACGAGCTGGTGACCAGCATGGGCGGCCGGGGCATAACTGGATGATCATGCAATACTGGCGGGAAACTTGGCTGCTATAGGGTAGTAAGCGAGTTTCCCGCCTCTGGGGCTGTAGCTCAGCTGGTAGCAGCGCTTCGTTCGCAACGAAGAGGTCGCCGGATCGTACCCGGCCAGCTCCACGCTGCCGGGGAGTATGATTCAGCCGTGTTCCTTCCTCCCTGGCGCAGTTCCCTCGGTATCACGGTTTTCCGTGTATAATGCTCCACTCAGTTAACCGTGAGCCGGGGGTTCAAGGGGATGTAGCTCAACTGGCAGAGCATCCGCCTTGCAAGCGGAAGGCAACGCGTTCGATCCGCGTCATCTCCACATCAATAGCCTAACCACTGTTTTGCTGATATATCTGGGTGTAGCGCAGTTTGGCAGCGCGCCTGGTTTGGGACCAGGAGGCCGCAGGTTCGAACCCTGCCACTCAGACGGCTGGTAACGCAGCCTACGGGGTATGGCGCAGTGTGGAAGCGCGCACGCTTCGGGAGCGTGAGGCCGGGTGTTCAAGTCACCCTACCCCGACGGAAAAATCCATCTAGAGGCATCACTGCGCTGGCCTTTAACTAGCCGAAAAATGCCACGACATGAAGGCAATACCATATCACGTAAGCAGCGTCGTCACCGGGCTATGAAATCAGGCAAGCACGGTATGGGACTGTCCAGGAAGATCAAGCTGCACAAGAAAGCCCGAGGAAACAAGAAGGTAAAGTAATGGAAGAGATCAAACTGCGTCTTAAATACGCCAGAGGTGGCAGCGCGAAGAAGACAATCCGTAAGACTGGTGGCAACAGCGGGACACCAGCGCATGGCACCCCGCCCGTAGGTTTGCGGAAGAGGCCACGCCGAAAGTACGACAACCGCTAGCAGCCTTGTTATCGTTGATAGCCGGTGAACTACTGCAAGGCTCTTTAGCTCAACTGGAAGAGCGCACGGTTGAAGCCCGTGAGGTTCCCTGTTCGATCCGGGGGAGAGCCACGGTGGTGATTGCCACCCCGATTGGAGAGTAATCCATTGAATAAACGAGAGCTGACAGAAGTGGTCTCTGACGAGCTGGACATCAGCAGAGCCGAGGCTCTACGGTGCACCGAAGCGGTGCTGAACGCCATCATGGACGCGGTAAGCGATGGTACCAAGGTATCTATCGCCGGTTTCGGAATCTTCGAAGCGCACCATCGCCCGGCACGGACCGCGCGGAACCCGGCTACGGGGCAGATGATCGACGTCGCCCCGTCCGTGATACCGAAGTTCCGGCCAGGTGCCGCGTTCAGGGCCTTCGTCTCAGACCGCAGCCAAGCGTAATGACCTGTGGCAGGAGGCGACGGCCGGCCCGTCGTCTCCTGACACTTCGCGGGCGTAACACAATGGTAGTGTGCCAGCCTTCCAAGCTGGGAACGCAGGTTCGATCCCTGTCGTCCGCTCGGTGCTTATGCCAGTATTCTCCGAGAATACGCTACGGACTGTGCTTCAAATGGGCAGGTAAAGCTAGCGCATAGCGGGCGCCGTGGTGACATGAGCATCAATGATGCCGGGTTCCTTCCCGTGCCTGCCCAGCTTGTGGTGGGGCTTCCGCAGGCAGCCCGGCATCTTATGCGCCGGTAACTCAATTGGCAGAGTACCTGGCTCTTACCCAGGGGGTTGGGAGTTCGATCCTCTCCCGGCGCACGCGCAAGTAACGCTAACTGGTAATGCTCGCGGGCTCAAACCCCGTGGAATGCGAGTTCGAATCTCGCCTTGCGCACGCTTCCGTCCGAGACCGCGTCTCCTCTTCTGATAAGAGAGGCTGTCCATGCCTGATTCGTGGAGGAGGCTCATCATTCCCGATTAGTCTAATTGGTAGGACGCCGCGTTCTGAGCGCGGATGGTCCTGGTTCGAATCCAGGGTCGGGAGCGTTATTCCATGTACTGATTTTACGCCGCTGTAGCTCATCAGGCAGAGCGTCCCACTCGTAATGGGAAGGTGGCAGGTTCAAGACCTGTCGGCGGCTCATTGCGCTCGTGGCGGAATGGGCAGACGCGCAGCCTTGAGGTGGCTGTGCTCCGCGAGGAGCTTCCCGGTTCGAGTCCGGGCGGGCGTACGATATCCAGTGAAGGCATGACAGCCATGAGGATCTTGGCCTGCTTAGCTCATGTGGCAGAGCAGCCCTCCTGTAAAGGGCAGGTGGCGGGTTCGAGACCTGCAGCAGGCTCCATCCAGAAATCTAATAACAGCCATCGTACAGTTGCAACAGAGAATGTTTTAGCTGACGTACACGATCGCGGATCGTCTAACTGGCAGGACGATGACCTTTGGAGTCGTCTATAGTGGTTCGAATCCACTTCCGCGAACATGCTGAAAAAGGCTATTACCTGGGCAGTGGCGCTGTTCATCATTTTCTATATTGCTACCCAGCCCGTGGGTGCTGCCACATTTACGCGCCACGCTTATAACGGGCTGCATTCGGCAGCCAGCTCGATGGCGAAGTTTGTTAACGCGCTGTAATCAGCCATTGCAGGTGTGACAGCCAAGAGCATTTTGTTTATGCCTCCATAGCTCAGCGGAAGAGCACCACCCTGGTACGGTGGAGGTCCCCGGGTCAGCACCGGGCGGAGGCTCGGCAAGAAAAATCCCGGACGAAGGGAACTGGAAGTTATGCAAGGATGGAAAGTTAGCTCACGGTGCAGCAGCGACGGATGCGTCGGTGTCGGCCGGGCGTTCAAGTCGCCGCTCAGCGTTACCAATGGTGGGTGCGTTCAGGTGGACGCGCTGCACACGTCGTCACTCAGCTTCTCCAACGGCCAGTGCGTGCAGATCGGCGGTGCGCTTAAGTCGTCACTCAGCGTGTCCGACGGCCAGTGCGTGCAGATCGGAGCGCGGCGCACGTCTAGCCGGTCTGGCCCGACGGGCGGCAACTGCGTGGAAGTTGGCGCCGAGCCGCTCACGTCCAGTCGTTCACATGCCAACGGCAACTGCGTGGAAATCAGTATGGGTGTACCGCGGCAGCCGACGGTTATCCTGGTGACCGACACCAAAGATCCAGACGCCGAGCCGGTAGAGTTTACGCCGCGTGCGTACCAGGAATTCATCAACCGGGTCAAGGCTGGCGAGTTCCCGGTGCAGGACGACGTGGACGAGTACCTGATCGGTCACCACGTCTACACCAGGGCTGAATGGGAAGCATTCACCGAGGGCACTAAGCTGCCCTGCCACTGCGAGCAGAACTGTGGCCTGAACGAATTCGACGTCCCGGCCGGGCTGCTAGTGTCAGCATAAGCAGCACCAGCCATGAGCAGTTAGAAAGACCCTCTCTCCGGGGAGGCTTGCGGACGTGGCGCAGCAGGAAGCGCGTCACCTTGCCAAGGTGAAGGCCGCCGGTTCGATCCCGGTCGTCCGCTCGTTGCCGTTGCCTGCCTGGCAGGCGCCTGCCGCGAGTTCGAATCTTGCAACGGCAACCTTGCGCAGGTGGCGGAACGGTATACGCGCACGCCTCAGGAGCGTGTGCCTGCAAGGGCATGAGGGTTCGAATCCCTCCCCGCGCACGAAGAAATCACCCCGGCCGTTGCTGCCGTGGCCAGGCAGCCTCGGAAGACGAACCCGGCGGGGCCGGGGGCCGGTTGCTAGCCGGCACGCGCCGTAAGGCGTGGGGATCGTGCCCTCCGTCTTCCGCTTGCCACAACCATCCTGATAGCCAGCAAGGGCGTGTCATGCCGAGAACGAGCACCAGGCGCTGGAAAGGCTGCCAGCTTTGCAAGCCATGGAAGCATGCCAGCAACGGAGATGCGTACCGGATCCCGCCAGCAGCACTCCGGGCTATGGGTGGCCAGGTCAGGCGGGTCAGCAGAAAGATGGTAAAAGAAGAAAAAGAATAAGCATGACTATGGAAGACGCGCTCCCGGCGGGGCATCCGGTCTTGAAAACCGGCGCAGGGCGAAGGTCCTGGGGGGTCGGCACCTCCGTCTTCCGCTCCGGGAGTGCATGTTCCTGACTGGCTGAGCAGCCAGATGTCGGTGGCCTGTAGCTCATCTGGTGAGAGCGCCCGTCTTATACGCGGGAGGCAGGAGGTTCAAGTCCTCCCAGGCCAACTGAAGAGATGATGACAGAAATGATAAAGATGAGGCAAAGCTGCCCACTCGGGCTGACAGATGATGACCTGAACGTAATTCTAGGTCAGCAGAGAGGTGAATTTAACAAGTGGATGACCGGGCAGACGGTTAGTTCTTGCACCGGCCAGCTTTATGACCACGGCCTCATGCGGTACGTAGATAACTCTCATCCGGGATCTCCTCACGGGATAGTTACCTACCGCTCAGATGTTGAGCGTTTTCTGCATGGCTTGCCGGTCATAGACTAACGTGAAAGGCACATGACGGGCAGGTAGCTCAGCCTGGTCAGAGCAACCGTCTGATACGCGGTAGACCGGAGGTTCAAATCCTCCCTTGCCCACCTCCGTAAGGAAGGAAAACGATGGACGTTAACCTGGATACTCTGCTGAGCACGTTCGAGAACATGCGGCTTTCTGAGCTTGCGGAGTTCCGCAAGATGTTCGAGGACAAGTTTGATGTCACAGCCGACGTGCCGCTGCCAGCCATCACCGATGTGATAGTGCCACCCGAAGAGCCTGCTGATGAGCAGACCGAGTTTACGATCATGCTAGAATCAGCAGGTGATAAGAAAATCCAGGTCATCAAGGAGATCCGGGTTCTCACCGGCCTCGGCTTGAAGGAGTCCAAGGACCTGGCCGAGGCGGCACCGGTCAAGATACTGGAAAGGGTGCCGAAAGAAAAAGCTGAGGCTGCTGAGAAAATCTTCAAGGCTGCTGGCGCAGTGGTAACGATGACATAGTATGCTGTTATGACGAGATAGCTCAGGAGGCAGAGCAGCGGGCCCATAACTCGCAGGGCGGTGGTTCGAGTCCATCTCTCGTCACGGGGCCTCGGTGGCGTAATGGCAGCGTAGCCGGTTTTTACCCGGTGGGTCAGGGTTCGATTCCTTGGCGGGGCACAGCCGAACGGTGGAGGATACATGGATTTGCTGGAAACGCTCCAGTCACTTCTCGCCAAGAAGGTCAAGGCTGCTATCGAAGACCTCATCACGGATATCGAAAGCCCGCAGGACCAAGAAGCTGCGCAAAATCTCGTTACCAAAGAAGTTGCCCGGGTCCTCGGGCTGCTGGCAGCGAAGCTGTAAACCTCATGCGTCACTAGCTCAGCTGGACAGAGCCCCGCCTTCTAAGCGGATGGCCGCCGGTTCGATCCCGGCGTGACGCACGATTTCCGGGTGCAGGCCCCCGTGGTTCAGCTACGTGGCGTTCTCCGGTTCCCCCCGATAGCACCCGGGAATCACCAGCCCTGTTAGTCTAGCGGTTATGACGCCTGATTCTCAGTCAGGAAATCACCGGTTCGATTCCGGTACGGGGCACGGGGCTGTAGCAGGCAGCCTGAGGACCCGGGTGTCGAGTGGTAAGAGTCCCGGGCAAGTTCATGAGGGTTGCTAGCACCGGTCATGAGCACCTGCTTATGCCTCCATCGTCCATAGGTTAGGATCGAGGACCTTCAATCCTCGGAACGGGGTTCGAGTCCCCGTGGAGGTACAGCGCACTAGGGCTCGCCCGCCCTAGTGCCGCCCGGTGACGTGATCTTTAACTACTTATCTGGTCGTTGTGGTTGCGTCATCGGGTTCCACAGCATATAGTTAGTAATGAAAACAGCATGCGTCGCGGAGTAGGGAAATTCGGTATCCCGGTGGGCTCATAATCCACAGATTGGTGGTTCAAATCCACCCTCCGCTACTAATAGCCAGGAATCTTTTGACTGCCATCATGATCCTGATCTCTACGTTCCCCTGTAGCTCAATGGCAGAGTGAGCGGCTGTTAACCGCAGGGTTGCTGGTTCGAGTCCAGCCGGGGGAGCATCCTGCTTGCCAGAATCGACAGGTAGAGCTTGCGGGGCCACGGGAACAGCCAATAAGCGTACGTGGCACACGGTAAGCACAAGGTCTCTTAGCTCAGCTGGTTAGAGCACCGCCCTGTCAAGGCGGGGGTCGCCGGTTCGATCCCGGTAGGGGCCGCGTAGCTACGATTCACATGCTAACCACTACCGGACTGCTTAATTACGGGCGGTTAGCTCAGTGGGAGAGCACCGGCTCGACAAGCCGGTGGCCGAAGGTTCGATTCCTTCACTGCCCACACTGCCATCATTGCTTTGATTGCCAGCAAGATGATGATCATGCTCCTGTAGCCCAACGGACAGAGCGCCTGATTACGGATCAGGAGGGTGGGGGTTCGAGTCCCTCCGGGAGCGCGCGTGAGTAGCTCAGCGGGAGAGCAGCCGGTTCACATCCGGCAGGCCGAAGGTTCGAGTCCTTCTTCGCGCACGGTGAATGTAGCTCAACTGGCAGAGCGCTGGGTTGTGGACCCGGTCGTTGAGGGTTCGATTCCCTTCATTCACCCCGAGGTGGAGTTGAGCAACTGGCTGCTCAGCGGCCTGTAAAGTCGTAGCTTCGGCACTGGGGGTTCGAATCCCTCCTCCACCACCACCACTTCCACCACCATCAGCCATCTCAGTGATGTCAACCACCATGCTATTGAAGATGCTTGCCTCATTGGCGCAGCGGAGAGCGCGCGTGCTTCCGGAGCACGAGGCCGCAGGTTCGAATCCTGCATGAGGCGCATGGCAGAAGGACAGGTACGGAATATAACGGACAAGCAGCTGGCCGAAAGCGTCCGGTCAGCTATCAGCGAATACGCACGTGCTGTGCGCCACGGCACCATCGGCGTCATCGCCTGGACGATGAATGTTTCCGAAGAACGTGTGTACGCGGTATCCAGCCCGGAAGAGCAGCGGCTCTATGACATCCTGCTAGATCTCTTCCCTGAGAAGAAAGCTGCCAGGAATGACGAACGAACATCGGCTAGATCTCTATACCAGGCACCTGAAAATCAAAAACGCTGACGGCATCCGCAGGCTGACGCCTGCCCAGCGCCGACGCGCAGAGCACAAGTTTCGTCATGCTAACCGGGGAGCTAGTTTTCTCGGCGGGAAAGCTAAGCCACGCGCCGGTAGCTCAGAGGACAGAGCGCCCGCCTCCTAAGCGGGCAGCCGCGGGTTCGACTCCCGCCCGGTGCACGCCACCATCATAGTAATGACTGCCATCATGGCCATGCCGCCATCTCCTGCTTGCCAGCCATATAGCTCATGCTGCCAGGGTGTGATTGCCAGCCACAGCACCATTGCAAGCGCGCAGCACGAGCGCAACACAGGCACGGCACGCCAGCGGCGCTCAGGACGAGCCTCACGTTCCCACGGAAGTAATAGCATGCGTCTTGACAGAGAAGAAGTCCTGCTCGCCTTGGATCAATCAGGAATTGCCGCAGAACTCGCCGTGCACAAGTCCGGGTCCCCGGGCATCATGTATAAGCAGTCCAGTGATATCGTGCAGATTGCTACGGCTCTAGCTAAGGTTATCGGAACCAGACGCTGGAATGAGCTAGCGCACGTAGCCCGGATAAGCGATAGCAGTTCAAGAGGACACATGCTATATTTTCCTGGCGTAGACCTGATATGACATGGTGCGCGTCTCGCCGGTGCGGGGTGTGGCCTGCAAAGCTACAAGGCTGAGTTCGACTCTCAGGCGTGCCTCTTGCCAGCCTCGTGGTGACAGCTATTACAACAATGACAGCCATTACAACAATGATCATCCAGCGGAAGGAAGGAAAAAGAAGATGGCGCAGCAGCTTCACCAGTTCAATGCCATGATCGAAGGCATCAAGGCCGAGGAAAACCGCAGGTTTACCGCAGCATACCAGGCTGCTCAGAAGACGGACCTGTTCGACGGCCAGATCCGGACGTACCAGCCACTTGATGACGAAGGCGAGCAGCTTCCGGCCGAGGGCAAGAAGGTCCAGCTCCGGGTACAGGAACTCCTTGCCAGCGCCCGTAAGGCGATGAGCGACCTGCTCGATGCCGAGCTAACCCAGGACTCGGCCAATGCCGAGGCCAAGGCCGATCTCGTGATCGATGGCACGACGATCCTCACGGGTGTCCCGGTCACGAACCTGCTGCGGCTGGAAAAGCAAGCCATTCACATCGGCACGCTCATCCGGGCGCTGCCGGTGTATAACACCAAGGATGACTGGCACTTTGACAAGGACAAGGGCCTGCATGCCACAGACCCGGTCACCCGGAAGAAGACCGAGAAGACGCCGTTCAACCACGTCAAGTGGGCTCCGTCAGACCCGGCATTCAAGCAAGACGCCCAGGTCGATGTCATGTTCAAGGACGAAAAGATTGGTGACTGGACCCAGGTCCAGCTATCCGGTGCGATCAGCCCGGAACGGAAGCGCGAGCTGGAAGACCGGGCCGTGAAGCTGATTGCGGCGGTTCGTGCTGCTCGTGAGGAAGCAAACACCCATCCGGTCACGCTGAAGACAGCGGGCAAGCCGGTTTTTGACTGGCTGCTTGCCTAGTACAATAGACACGAGCAACAGACTGAGACTGAGATTAAGGCTCACGGGGCGAAGCGGAAGATCCAGGTTCGATTCCTGGCCCCTGCGCGCATGCAGGGGTAGCTCAAAGGACAGAGCACCGGCCCTGAGGCTGAGATTCTCGCTCGCAGGCTTAGCTTGCTGCTGTACGCTGGATCCCCTTCCCGGGTGCAAGGCAATGGAGGTTGCCGGTTCGAAACCGGCCGGGTCGGCTACGACGGCCCGTAGCTCAAGGGGCAGAGCGCCAGGCTTCATGAATGACAGCCGGGATTAAACGTCGCCAGCGGAACCATGTAGCAGCGCATACACCTACTTAGGTTTTGAACACCTAAATTACAAGGTAACTGCAACGGCGGGCCGGGGAAGGCTACTCCCCGGCCCGTCATTTTTATGGAGCATCATGACGACTCATCTAATCCGCGCTTACCGCTGGAACCGTAACTGGAAAACAGAAGGCCGCGAGAACTGGTCTGTTCCTCTTGCTGCTTGTGATGCAGAGACGGCTGAGCCGATGGTCTCGATCTACGAACAGCCGGAGAACGAATCCCTGGTGGACTGCCCGGGGTGCCTGGCCTGGCTGCACCACGGTGACAACTGCTTGCTGATCACGAATGTAATGGAGTGGATCTGGCGCAACGCTGACAAGGAAGACATCCGGTACATCGACATCCCCCTGGGTGAAGAATAAGAAAAAAGCCCCCGCCAGTTACTCCGGCGGGGGCTCTTCCTCGTCTGCCACGATAGCGAAGACCGGAGCAGGATCTTCATCGTCAGCTATACCCAGCTTCGACTCCATCATCTCTATCTTGTCCTGTAGTCCTTGCAGGAAGCCGTTACCGAATTCTTCCTGCATGCTCGTGACCTTGCCATGCAGGTCGTCGAGCTTTTCGTGAATGGACTCCCTGGCATGCTCGATGAGAGATGACATGTCTGCTCCGGTACTCGGAAGAGAATGCTTCTCCCAGAGCCGCAGGAACCTGCGGATCAGGTGATCTCGGATGATGAACACGACCAGTCCGCCGATGGCAGCCGAGATAAGATCTGCCGTGATGTCTGCCCACTCAGCCCCGCTAGGCCACCCGAACAGCTCCTGGAAAAAGCCCACGGCATATGCCTGCCTACTTCTCGTGTGAGTGCGCCAGGATCAGGTTAGTGAGCGTTTCATCCTGCGCCTGCAGGTGAGCTTGAAGCTGGAGGCACTCATGCAAGATAGCTTCGGCGTCTCTGTAGGTCTGCTCAGACCTCGCGTCCGAGGCTCTTGCCTGCACGTCCTGCCCGACCATGATGATAGACAGCAGCACCAGCTGCAGGAACGTCTGCGCAATCCACGCGATGGTCGTGGCAATGCCGCCGTGAACAGCCTCAGGCAAGCTGATGAGATCGAATAGCCCGAAGGCATACGCGCACCACATCGAGCCGACAACACGGGTAATACGTACCGCAAGCCGGGCATTGAACTGCTCAAGCCGGTTCCTGGTGTCGTGCATATCGCCGGTCTTGACCGGCCCGGGTGCCCCGCCGTTGAGCATGATCGCGGTATGCGGGTGGACATCGTGCTCAAACATGACGGCCTCCCAGGCCAGGCGCTGCACATCAGGAACTAACCCAGGCGATTTCCATCGTGCAATACTGCCCGTTCGTGCTCCCGGTGTTGATGCTTGCTTCCTGCAAGAGATACATCTGGACATAATCTACGCCGCCGATGAGCTGGACCTGGGCGCTGCCACAGCAGCCGGCTCCGTGCCCATTAGCTCCTATCTGGCTCGTTGTGATCTGGAATTCCGCGCCGTCAAGCCATATCTCCGCGACCATGAGATCGTCCGTGATGGCCGGGTTAGCGGTAAAAGCCGTCATCGTGATCTCGTACCATCCGGTGCACCCGGCAGGGCACAGCCAGCTGCGCGCAGCCTGGCTGCCCGTTGTCGTGTTCGACCAGCCGGCGTAGGGATCTTCCAGGATATCACCGGCCGTGGTGCCGAACGGAATGAGCGTCGCTGTTCCTGATGTGAGTGCCGTCGCAGCCTGGAGCTGCGCCCGGAACATGATCTTCGTTGTAAGGAAGATGAACGGGGTCTGGATCAGCGTGTTCATGTCTGCCGGAAGAGGCCCGTACCCGGCCGCGAAGTTCGGGATCGCCGGCGGGGTACCGGTCATTAACTGCCTTCCCAGACGACAATCATGCGCGTCTCGTCAACCGCGTTGGCAGCGTAGTTGACCGACGCGCCGGAGTTCTGGCTCGCCATGAGCTGGATCGTCTGCCCGGATGTCAGACGCAGCCTCTTAGCCACGCACATCCCGGCGCCGGTAGCATCAGCAGAACCCGTGACACGGAGAGAATCCCCCCACTGGGTGGTACCCCCGGCAATGCTGAACCCGGCACAGTAGTTCGTGGTTGCCGTGGTGGCAGCCAGGTTTACCTGGCCGTAGCAGAAGTAGTTCCCAGTTCTTGGTGTGGTGTAAAAGGCGGCTGTGCCGGTTGTAAACCCGCCATAGTTGTCCACGACGACGTTATTCAGCTCGATGGCCTGCGCTGCCGGGAAGGTCTGGTTGATCAAGGCCGCGGCACCCGCGACATAATTAGCCTTGCAAACCGGCGGGTACGTCAGGAAGTTGATCGTGTCTCTTACATTTGTGTTCATGAACGTGGACGTGACGATCGAAGGCGGGACCGGCCAGGTAGCGTTGGCCGGGACGGGAAGTGTCGCCGTGCCGGACAGTGCTGCCACCCACCGGACAGACGCGTAGGCATACTGCTGCGGGTTGAAGATAAAGCTAAGCGCACCGGTGCTGAACTGCCCGGTCGTAAACTGGATGTAATCTGCGCTTCCGATCGCTCCGGTGCGGATCTGCGGGATCAGGTCCCATACCCGGACGGCATAGTTGTGGAAGGTACCGACCCCGCCGATTGTCACGGGCCCGCGGACAGGCCCGGTTGACACGCCGTTATACGTGAAGTTGAAGCCGGCGGTGAAGAGCACGGGCGTCGTGCCGGTGTAGCTGTACGGGACCGTTACCTGGCTCAGGTACCATCCGGGAGCCTGGGCGAAATACTGGGCGGTGTTAATAAGCGGGTTGTGGCCGTTCCAGGTATCTGTAACTTCCTGGGTAAGAGCCATCGCGGCGTCTGTGCCGTTCGGCCATGCCGTGGCGGTGGCAACCTTTCCGATAAAGAAGGGGCGCTGTGCCAGGAACCCGACCGCATTCGTGACATCGTGCCTCAGGTACGGTGCCTTGACGATGGTCCCGGTGCCCCATGTCATCGGAGCCGGGACGGTTGCCACGAACGGAGGAGGCATGTCTCACCACCCGAAGATATCGGTACCGTTGAGCAGCCCTCGGACGGGGTCATCACACGTCAGGGCATTCTCTTCCGGCATGGGGTCAATGACGCACTCGATGCTTGCCTCGGCACCCTTGATGGAGTATTCAAACGTCCGGGTCGTCTGGGTAATCCGGCCCGTCACCTGGATGACGATACTCGCCTGCCCGAGGCTGCGGCGGTTGACCGTGACCGTGTCACCAACTGCCGCGCCGAGGACGAATTCCCACAGCCCCGGGTTGCTCGCGGCGTTGATCTTGATGGTCGTCAGCCGGAGCTGCGGTGCCCGGTAGGCGCACGCCAGCCAGTTCGCGGTGTCCTGCAAGCCGGGACCGTAGGTATACGGCACGGTGTTGTCACCGTACAGGTATCCGGTGGCAAGATCCGAGATAGTCCCGTACTGGTTCTGAGATGCTGTTTCGATAGCCGTGACGGTCGGGACAATAACATCCTGGTTGTCGAGCTGGGTAAGCTGGATTTCGTTGATTACCCGGCTGACGTCATAATCAAAAGTAATATCATTAAGGTAGGAATACTCACCCGAGAACACGTCCTCGCCCAGCACCCACTTGATACCTTGATTCCAGGAATACAGCTTGCTCAGATAATACAGGTCCCCGGTCGGCGCAATGAGGAACATGCCAGGCAGCAGGTCTCCAGCAATGTTATCGATAGCCGCGGACATCGGCTGGCCAGATACATCCTGGCAAGACACGACTGCATTCGTATCTGGCTCAGGTTCCTGCATGATAACCCGGCGGCCCGGCGCCAGCCCGATCTGGAGCAGCCGCTCGAACCGGTTTGACGCTGATTCCTGCTGCATGGCCTGGATGCCGGACAGATAATGCGTCAGAATCCGGTTCTCGGACAACAGGTACGGGTAGATGGCAATATGCCCGGCGAAGCCGTTCCAGCTTCCCTGTGGCGGAGGCACGATCCAGCCGACAGTTCCCGAAGCGAAGTTGAGGTTTGACCCGCCTGCGGCAACAATGGTCGTGAACGACGAGCTTTTCAGCCCACCCGCACCAAAACTTAGATTTTGCGCACTGTACTGGGCGCCGCCGTTGACGTACAGGCTGAATTCTGTCTGGGTGAAGGACATGACGGTCTGGTAAATCTGGCCCGGGATGAAGTTCCCGACATCCGTGCCGATATTCGTGGAATCACTGGTGCCGACGAAACTGGTAACGAGCTGGCAAGTTCCCGTCGGGTTGTTGGTGCCTATCGCCTCGATGCTGAGATTCAGGAACCCGAAGTTGCTGTCAGCGAGGGTCCACAGCGTCCCTTGGTAGAAATTATCCGTCGGCGGGATTCCTCCGTAAACCGACAGGCTCGTGAACTGAAACCACATCTCGATCGTAACGCCATCAGCGCCGATCTGGGGGAAGTTCGAGTCGATGCACTGAAGACTGTAGCCTTGAAGACCGAGACTGCTGGCTGAATAGCTGCCGGTTCCCAGGCCCGACTGCCCCCACATCCCGCCACCAGATGTCACGCGCAGGTCGGTAGACACGATCGTTGTTACCTGGGCACCGAGCAGTGCCTGAGCGTTCTGCCCGAAATCAGCAACCGCGGTACCAACCCCGTATTTAGACGTGACCTCAATCAGCGGGTTGGTGTTGCCCAGAGCAAAGTTCGACGCCTGGCCAGCACCAGCAGCGTCAACGCACGGCCAGTATGCATACGGGAAATCATTCAGGATTTCATCGAACATGATCGGGTTCGGCACGAAGTTGCAGCCGAACCAGGCGTCGGTGATGGCCGCGTCCGTCTTGCCACGCAGGTTTTCATCCCACTGCTGAGGCAGCCGCTCGATGAATCCCGAGTAAGGCACGTACCATGGCGTGATATTCGGCTCGCCTCGCGGGTCTGGTGACCACGGCGCCAGCACCGAGACCGTGGCGTTGTTTTCTGCGGTCCATACCGTTGCCGGCGCGATGGTCATGTAGGTGCTGCCTGCTGCTGCCCCGGGAAAGGCAGCAGCGCCATAGAATGCCGTGGAAGCAGGCGGGGTGCCTTGAGCTACGAGAATCAGGTCAGCTTTCGCGGCGGTGGGTGGCGCCGTTCCGGTGGCCGTGACAAGCTGCGGGGCCGGCCCGGTTACCGCGGTCGACGGAGAGCTTGAAATGAATGACCCGCCTGATGTTTTCCAGGCAATCGAGATATTCATCCCGCCCGACCACGTTACGGAAGATCCTATCCACGCGCTGACACAGTAGGATTGCCCGATGATAACCGGAACCGTGGAAAAGGATTCAGCCTTCGGCTGGCTCGTCGTCCCGTTCCCGTACCACTGCACCTGCCAGGCCCCGCCCTGCCACGCCGTCCTGACCCGGACGGGCGTTCCTGAGTCCAGGCCGGCAAAGCTGCCAGATCCCGGCGGGATGAGCATGCCGAGCGGGTTGTCCAGCAGCAGCGTTCCTTCGCCGGCGGAAAGTTGGGCTACCTCGTACTGCCGGCCTTGGGTGATATCCAGCTTCAGTGCCTGCGCGGTCAGTGCCGTCCAGGCAATGTCATCCGGAGTGGACTGAAAACCGAATCCCGGCGCACACTCGTAGACGATAACCGGCCACATGGGACTGTAAGCCGTCAGTGCCGGAGCCTGGATGAGAAAGCCCGCGGTAGCACCAGAAAAGTTCACGGTCCCGCTGGATGACCATACCGCCGTTACGGAACCTGAGCCTCCCGTAACCTGGTAAGCCGAGATACAGACGATATTTGCATTCTCACCGTTACTGCCATCTTCTACGGTAACGCCTGACCAGCCATCTCCGGCAGCAAGAGCGTATGTCTGAGAGAAATCATCAGCACCGGCTACCGTGAAGATAATGGCGCTCGATGAAGGTGATGCCACGGTCATGCTCAGGTTTGTCGCGATGTTGGCAAAGCCGTTCGTGAATGCAGAGGCTGTAAACCACGGCAAGATTCCGGTCACGTCATAGACGGTAGCAGCAAGCCCGATGGTATACCCGGACGGGGCAATATAGACCGTGCTGGCGGCCTTAGCCGCAGGCGCCACCCAGATGGATGACCGTGTATAGCCATCTGCGCTGCTCGTGATGTTCTGCGCAACGGGCTCCCACCAGTTATGCACGTCATCTGCGACCGACATGGTCGGCGCGACCGGGAACCCGACAGCAGTTAGTGTCTGCCAGGTCATGCAGCAGACCATCCAGTCACCCGCGGCATTCGATACCGGTATCTCAAGAGAGAGCGTCTGCGGGTCAGGCTGCACGACCTCGCCGGCAGTGGTGTCGTCAACGATCAGCTGCCAGGAAAGCTCCGTGTAAACCGCGCTCCAGGCATTGACGATGCTGGCCGTGGCAGGCCCGATGAGCCCCGATGATGAAACACCGATGTCATCCATCCAGAACGGGCCAACGGTAGCTACGTTGTTGTTCTGGCCGAAGATATAGGTAGTAAGTGATCCTATCGTGTTAAGGCCAGCAACGGTCTTCGTTTCATCAGCGGTCGTACTGTCCATAAGATTGTACTGGCTTGCAGTAACAGACCCCGTAGATGCATTCCCGGTAATAAAGCCTTCAATACGAAACCACTGGTTCAATGGCACGGTGCCTGTAAAGGTCAGCTTGATAGCAAAGGTGCTGTCACCGAGAATAACGTGCCCGCTGGTACTAATGCCGACGAACCCGGCAAAGGTAGCAGACGAATACGCGGAAAAGAACCGGATAACCCCGGACGGGTTACTGGTCAGGTACAGGTAGCACCTGAAATAGACCGTCGTCTGGGTGCCGATGGTCGTCGACCACTCAGCTTCTGCCTCGGTGGCCGTCGAGCCGATGGCCACCTTCATGGACAGGCCGCCATGTGCCGCATGCGTGCTGTCGAATGCAAGGGTGGCACCAGTGCCGATGAAGATCGTATCAAACCCTTGAGACGATACCCCGTCAGTGTTCCCCGTTGTCAGAGTCGTTCCTGACGTTCCTTCCTCAAAGTTGTTAAGCGCGTAGGCCATCAGTGCTTCCGTCCCGAGATGAACGCCTGGGTGCTGCCGTTGCGCAGGGTCTTCTGGTTCAGGCCGGTCTGCACCGCTCTGGTAATATCCTGCATGGTGCCGAACGTAGAGCCGCCCACGTGCACGTGAACCGTCGTGCCACCGCCACTGCCACCCGCCACCTGGTTCATCAGCCCGCCCAGCTGCCCTGGTGTGAGAATAGCTTCATACCCGCTGGTCTGGTTGTGCACCACGGTCATTCCCGGCGGCAGCAGCGCCCCGGCATCTGCCTGGACCTTATGACCACTCTCACCCTGTGTCTGAGCCGTCCCGACGCCACCGATGGTCTGGATGACCGTTGTCACGTCAATCGTCTTGCTGTGCAGCCGGCTGAGGTTGGTCGCCAGGATGCCCACCTTATTCGCCGCGGTCTGGGCCTGCTGTCCCGCCTTATTGACGTCACCCGCAACGACCCTAGCCCAGTACGCGGCATTCTTGCCCTCTGACGAGCCGTGATTGAGGGCATCAGCAAGATGCGTCTCGGCGGTGTAGAAGCCGGAGGCCTTGAGCGCCGCCTGCGACAGCGCCGACGTGACCTGCCCGCTGAGCACGTCACCCATGTTCTGCGCGATCTTGCTGAGGTTTGCCATCGCGGTCGTGCCCTGGTCCACGATCTGGTTCAGCTTGCCCTGATTATCGTGGGCATCCTTGATCTGTTTGACTAGCTCAGGGTACGTACTAGCCTGGATTCCGTTTGCCTGGGCAAGGCCGAGGATCGTCGCCTGCGCCGTCTTGCTGTCCTTGGCATACGGAAGAAGCTGCGAGATCGCGCTGAGGATACCGGTCTTGACTTGCCCGAAGCTGAGGGCTCCCTCTGTCCCCGCGGTACGCAGCCAGTCCGTGAGCTGTGGCACGGTACTGCCGACAAGCTGATCGAAGTTGGACCATGCCTGAGCACCGATGCCCACGTCTGTTTTCATGGCATGGGCAAACTGGCTCGTCGTCAGCGTCATCTGCCCGTTGGTCGAACCGAGGTGATTCGCGGTATCCGCGGCGATCGTGCCGATATTCTGCAGGCTTTCCTCGAACTGGCTCATGCCCGACGTGCCGCCGGTGAGGTTCTGCACGAACTGGTCGATGGCCTGGTTGACGGTCTGCATCTTGGTGCCTGCAAGGCCCTCGGAAACCGCGATGTCCTGCATGTAGGAGCCGACCATGTTCGCGGTCGCCCCCATGTTCTGGAAGCCACGCTCGGTACCGAGAATCTGCTGGCCGAGCGCCGTCCACTGACCCTTCTGATTCTTGAGGACGCCCGTCAGGCTGACGTTCGCCTCAGCAGCAAGCGCGACCGCACCTGGTACCGAGATACCGAAGGTCTTCGCCAGCATCTGGGCGTTCTTGTTCGCGGTCTCGCTTTGCTGCGTTTCCTTGACGATCTCGGCGGCGTACGTGGCAACGGCAGCTTTCGAGGTGTTAAGAGCATTTTCCTGGTTTGCGAGGATGCCGGTGTACGCATGCGAGCCTTCTGCGGCGTTATTCGTGCTGCTCTTCAGATGATTAAGCTGCGCCGTCTGCTGGGCTATCTGGTCATTGGCCTGCTGGATCTTGCGGCTCAGTTCGCCAATATTATTGCCGATAACTGTGAACACCTGCCAGCCCTTGGCAACTTCTACGCTTTTCTGAAGGGCGTCGGTAAACTTCTGGGCAGCGGTAGTTGCCGTGATCATCTTATAAATAAAGTACCCGGCAAGCACTGCCGCGGCAAGGATGAGCACGGCCTGGAATGGTGTCATCGCATCCAGGGCAAGCTGGATCTTCGCCGCAAAACCAATCATGGCGTTCCCAGCCACGGACGTTTCGGCCGCAAAAATCGGAATTGCCCTGATGGCAACGCCGATCCCGCTGACCAAGGTGACGATCCCGGCACCGAGAATCCTGATAATAGCGAGAGCCGTCGTCCCGGTCCTGGTCCAGCCGAACCACTTACCAGTTGCAGCCTCTACGCTGACGCCCATTTTGATCATCATCGTAGTGAATAGCCCGCCCCAGCGCTGAAATTCCTCAAGCGCGATGACTGCAGTGAGGATCGGGATGCCCATGTGCCCGAGGACGTTAGTAAAATTCAGCACCGCGACGATAAGGTGCGTGATGACGGCCAGTCCTCCGAGCATCACCTCGGCAAGCCCCGGCATCTGCTCACCAACAAGGGCAAGGGCGTGCCCCAGGTTGCCGAAAAACTGCCCGACCTCGATAAGATCCGGGATCATCTTAGCCAGAACGTTGTTTAGAACGTCGCTGGCGTCTCCGGCACTGCTGAAATCAAACGCCAGCTTGCCCATGAACGCATCGAAGATGGTGCCGACTTCCAGGCCGGTCGTGGCCAGCCCGCCGAACGACTCACGGAGGATGTCAACGGCTGAGCCCCACGCCTGGTAGACCTGGACGTTGGCGGCGTTCTGCGCACGCTGGAACGCGCCACTGAGGCCGAGCATCTCACCAGTCGTCTGCCCGGCAGCCTGCCCCATCGCCTCGGTCGCATCGAACAGCGCCGTCATGTGCTGCTGAACGTTGGTTGCACCCTGAAGCCATACGAATGCCCAGGCCGCCGCCGCGACCGTGGCCGGGATCAGCACCGCAGCCAGTTCCGCGGTGCCGGCGACGATCCAGTGCAACGCCGTAAGCGACAAGAACCACCAGCGGCGCATGTTCTGGGCAGATTTGCTGGCTGTGTTCATCGTGGCCGCGTTTACGAGATTCGCAACCGACATCATGTTCTCGACAACAACTAGCGACTCGGCCGCTATCGCGGTGCCGATGAACGAGTTCCGCAGGTCGTTGACCCGGTTGTCCTGGATGATGACGGCAGCAGTTTTCGTGCCCATCGCGCCACGCAAGTTATCTTCAGCATGACTGAACATGCCCGCAGCGACCGTAGCCGCTGCCAGGCTGTTCCGGAGATCATTGACCCGGCTGGCCTGCACATCCGTGGCCGTGGCTGCCTCGCCGGCCGTGATGGCGAGGCGTTCTTCCTCATCTCCTGCGCCCGAAAGCATCCCCGCAAGCTCGAGAAGCGAATTGCGGAAGTCATTGACCCGGCCGGCTGCTGCCGCGAACCAGGCGGTGAGGGCAGCAAGCTTCTCGTTCAGGGCGTTCGCCGCGGCAGCATCTTCAAGGCACTGCTCAGCAAAATCTTTCAGCTCACCGATGGCCTGTGCGCCATTGACGACGATTTCCTGGATGATGGGGTCAAGATCAGGCATGCTCCTGCCCCCTCACCCTCAGATCTCGACCGGGTAAACAACGGCTCCTAGTGCGTCGCGCCCCGTCTCGGAAAGCTGCCCGTTGCTGCTCATCCGCCGGGCCACGGGCCGCATGTACGGGCGAGGCGGCAGCACGACGCTCTTCCGCCAGTACCGGCGCCCGTCCGTAACCCAGCTCATGTACTGGAACCGGTCAGCATGCATCCAGCCGCCGTACTCCTGGATCATGTCGTAAATCGTGTGCGGGCCGACCAGGGACTCGTACCGCCCACCGCTACCGACAGCCGGCGTCTTCGTCACGGATTCCATGAGCCGCCCGCTGATCATCCCCGGAGGCGCTCCGGGAGGTGACGGGGTCGGGGTATGCGCCCCGTGCGGGAACCGGGACAGCTCATGCTTGACGCCCTTCTGGAAGGCGTTTGCCATGGCGTTGCATGCTGCCTGACTACCGGGGCCGAACGCGGCGCTGATCCGGGCGTAGACCCTGGATGCTTCACTGAAGTCCACCTCTCCGCTGCCCCTCCTTCTGGATTTCAGCCTGCGCTGCCGCGACAACCGGGATGTACGTGTAATGCTTCACGGGCAGGTTGTCAATGTCCTCGGTTGTCCAGTGATATCGCTCATACAGCATCAGGTACATGATGTCGTGAACATCAAGGCCGGTCGGGAGGTCAGTTACCGCCTTGCCTTCGATGAGCCACTTGACCCGGTATGCGTCTTGCGTTTTGGGACCGTGCGGATGAGGTCAAGGTGCGGCTCGATGCCCTCGCAGAGAGCATTGTAAACAGTAACCGGCAGGTCTTCGAGGATTTCAGGTGTTGGCGGGAGCGTCTCAGAAAGTGACCATGCCGTAACAAGCCGGCACAGCAGCGCGATGCACATGTCGTCAGACATCCCGGCACTGACGGGGATGCGGGTTTCCTCGCCGTTTTCCTGGTTGCCGAGCAGGCTGAACACCACGGCGCGCTGCACGGCGATCTTGTCCTTGGCACGGAGATCTGAAGGCTCTCTCAGCTCGGCCCACCCGTCACCTGGCAAGTCAATACGCACATGTGCCTCCTAGGCTATGGTTACTGCATGAAGGTGGCAATTATCGGAATGGGCACCGTCGGCACCGGCCAGGCCAGGTTCTTCAAAGAGCATGACCTCGTCACCTATGATCCGCGGTTCAATGACACGTACCCGGAGCAGGACATTGCCGGCTGTGATTTCGCGGTCATCTGTACCGGCACCCCGGAAGGGCCAGACGGGGCCGCGGACACCACCGATTTCCACGCAGCCACAGCGAGATTGCCAGCCACAATGCCAATGCTCATCAGATCCACCGTCCCGCCCGGCACAACAGACAGCCTTCAGGCTATCCGGAGCGGGCTGACATGCTTTTGCCCGGAGTTCATGCACGAGCGCCCTGGAGGGATCTGGAAGGACAGCTCAGACGTTCCGTGGCTTATTCTGGGCGGGATCCAGCAGGCTACACAGTGGTTTCATGACGTACTGCGCGAGATATACCCCGGCGTCATCTACCAGTGCCGGGCCATGCCAGCTGAGCTGGCGAAGTACACCGCGAACATCTACTGGGCCATGCGGGTCACGTTCGCCAACGAGATGGCCAGGGTCTGCCAGAGCTACGGCATTTCATGGGAAGAAACTCGCTCGGCCTGGCTGCAGGATTCTCGCATCAACCCCGCGTATACGGCCATGGCCGGGTTCCCGCCGGGATTTGGCGGGCGGTGCCTGCCGAAGGACCTGGCTGCGCTGATCAAGGCCAGCAGCAGTAACGGCTACGAGCCAGAATTCCTGCGCTGTATCCAGAATGCTAATATGCTTTTTACCGAGACGTAATGCCTTACGGAGGCAGGAATGACGCCGGAAGAAGTCCCCCAGGAACTTATCGTGCTGCTCAGCAAAGCTTTTGGGAAAGAATGGGCAGCCAGGGAAGTCCTCGCAGAAGTCTTGACCAGGTACGACACGCTGAAGCTTGAAACTGTCGAAGCTTACAGCCGCCGGACCTATCCGTCAGTAGCTCGGGAGATTATTGATGACCGTGACAGATAGCGGTGAGTAGCCAGCCGAGTTACCGACATTCGTGGTGTTCGCGATGGCCTGGAAGGTGTCGTTGTAACCGAATAGCGCCTTGCCAGGCTCGATAACCGAGGCATCGAACGCGCAAGCCTGCAGGTCAAACTGCACCGACACGAGCTGACTGCCGGTCAGGTTGTTGGTCTGGATAACCTGAAGCTGTGGCTGGGTGTTGTTCAGCATGTCGAGCAGCGGGGTCTCGTCGATGGTCGGCATGAAGTTCATCTTGCCCTTGGTCGAGAACTTGCCCCGGCCGAAGACATACGGGTTCTGCGCGCCGTCAGCGGTGAAGTACGGCTCTACGACCCGGACGAGATTAAACTCCCATTCTCCGATCTGATAGATCTGGCTAGCTCCGCCCGCCGTGCCACCGAGCCCGACAACGGACGTCCAGACCGGCTGGGCCGGCACGGTGCTGATGTTGACAGACGGGGTGCTGGCCGGGATCGTCGCCGCGTACCCCATGCCCTTGCCGGTCCACCGGAACAGTGCCTCGGCGTTGCCCGTGAACGTGATATCCGACATGCAGGTAAACGGGTAGAACCGCGAGAAGACACTCTGGTTAATGAATGTCTTGTCGGTGAGGGTATGTGACGGTGGCTGCGCGTTTGCGGTACCATTAAGCAGGGAGAACCGGTGGGTATACGCGCCGTGCGTGTTGGTCACGGTTGCGGTAGACGCATGTACCAGCCGGATCGGGGTCGCCGCGGTCAGCGTCGCCGTGCCGGCAACGAGTGACCCGAACTGGACCATCTCGGCGTTGTACGGGCCTGACACGCCATTGGTGTCAATCTGAACCCACATGCCGGACGTGAACCCGGACGTAGATAGCACCGGGAGCAGGGTAGCACCCGGGTTCAGCGTTGCTGTTGTCGTCGTGACGGACCCGGTTGCCGTCCCGGTAACGGTGTAGTCACCGAGGGTGTTCCACAGGAAGTGGCCGATGGTGTCGCCGTAGACGGGGCTGTTCTCAACGGAAAGATCAGCAACGTACGGGCCCTGGATGAGGCCGTAGGTCTCGGCCATCGCGGCGCGCATTGAGGTGTCCGGCAGCCAGATCGGCTTGTCTTCCGGGATGAAGCCCTGCACCGGGACGGTGTAGACCGGCAGGACGCCGGTACCCGGGGTGGCCTCCCTCGCGATGCCGATAGCCCGCCGTTCGGAAGGAAAGATCGTCGTCGGGACGGTGAGTGGCATCGGTTAGTTCCCCTTTTCCGTTGCAGGACTCGTGGTGCCGGTGCCTGTGGCAGCTGCGCTGGTACCTGCGCTCGTGCTCTTGCCCGCGCTGGCTGCCTTGCTCCACCACTGCGGTGGCCCCGGCGGGTCTCCGGCAAACTCATATGACTCACCAGGTACCGTGGTCAGTGTCCCGCCTGTCCCCGCACGTTCCGGGAAAACATACGTCCCGGGGCCCGAAAAAACGTATCGCACTTGCCTCCGTGTTGTATGTCATGAACCGTATGAAGAAGATAAAACAGATCAGAAGAAACCATGTCCCAGAAACAGGAGCAAAACATGACCATGCCAACCCCGGCTGAGCTGATGCAATCTGCTGGCATCGTCCAGGAAGGTGATCCGGTACTGACTCAGGTTACGACGCCATTTCATCTGCCAGCCGAAGCCAGCGAAGCTGGAAATATCATTTCCCGGCTGATAGTGATGCTTGATCGCCTGCGTCTTGTTCACGACTTCCCGAAAGGCATGGGGATTGCCGCCCCGCAGATCGGCATATCTCGTGCGGCAGCAGTCATCCACGCCCCACGTGGAGTGGCATTGGCACTGCTCAATCCTCGGATTGTCTTCTCATCACCCGAAATCGATGAGCAGCACGAGGGCTGCCTATCATTTTTCGGAGTACGTGGAATCGTGCCAAGGCCACTAGTTATCGACGTCATTCACGAAGACACCAGCGGGATGACCGTGCTCACGACCCTGAAACGTGGCGCAGCGCGGCTAGCCTGCCACGAAATTGATCACCTGAACGGGATCTTGTACCGGAACCTGGTGAAGCCAGGCACCATTATCCCGGTATCAGCTTATGATCAGGAAGGGCAAGCGTGGCAGTATTAACTCTGGAACCACTCGCAGAACTGGATCGTGATCAGCGCGTCGTACCTGAGGTACCGCTGGTCAGCGACCGTGCGGACCGGGCCGATCTCGTACTCAAGCTTCTCTCCGATCCCGGCCAGGTCTGACTGCTGCCCGGTCAGCGGGTCCGTTACCGCGTACATCGGATCATCGGCGTTCCTGAGGGCTTGCAGGACCGCGTCCACGACCGCCGGGAACGTCGAGTCAGCCTGGCTGTCACTGTCCTCGCCAAACCAGGTCAGGAACCCGTCGATGGTATGCTCGATTTCTTTCCATCCTGACTGGGTAGCCGGCTGGTACCCGGGGCTGGCGCGTGGCACGGACTGCCGGTGTTCGTGGCCCCGGCTCGGCCAGATATAGATGGCCGGGTCCGGGTCCTCACGCGGGTCTACCGGCGTGATGTAGCAGTGCAGGACGCCGGCCTTGCCCGGCACGATCAGGCCATCCAGAATGGACTTGATAGCCAGGTGAACAGTGTTGACCGGCATCAGATTGACCTGCGGTACGGCCAGAGCAGTTCCTCGCCGGTCTTCATCAGCTCGTAATGACCACTTGCTGTCGCCTGCCCTGTCCCGGAGATGGCCTGGATCGTCGTCGCCGTCGCGCCTCGGACAAGCGCCTGCGCCGTGGCAAAGAAGATCGCGGCGAGCATGACCTGCTGCGGGAAGGTGCTGACGACGACCTGGGCACCGTGACCGAATGACAGCCCGGTCCCGAGCGTCAAGGTCCCGGGACCGGACTGCGCCGTGGCGGCGGTCACCGTGACGACCTCCTGGTCGTCCCCGTCAAAGATGACGCCCGTTGCCCCCTGCCCGCCGGAGGTGACCGGTGCCCAGCCGGTGCAGTCGTCAACCTGAATCGTGGTCGCGCCCGAGACCACGGCAGCCGTCAGGCTGCAGTGTGGCCACCCGTTGACGTAGGTCATCTGAAGCTGGTAGCCGAGCCGGCCGTTGGCCCAGCTGATGTTGCCCGGCGCAACGTAGACGGACTGCCCGCCGTCACCGGCGTTGCTGGGCGCTGACGAGCCGTAGATGCCGATGACCGGCCGGTCGATGGCGAACTGGTCCTGGGCGATCGCAACCCACTGCGGCGGGAAGCTGGCAGCGTTCGAGAACTGCCCGCTCAGCACCTGCGTGACCGGGTACCGGGACAGCTCGCACCGGGTCACCCCGGTATTGCGGTTAATCGTAATCCGGAAATCCGGGCCGTAAAGAGTCTCGGTGTCGATCGTTGCGCGGAGGATGTTGTTCGTGAACGCCTCAACCATGGACGTAGCACGCATGCAGAGATTCATCTGCTCGGCAGCTTGCTCTGCCGCGGTCGCGCCGGTTGACGGGATCGTCTTCCAGGAAATCCCGGTCGGCGCGTTCAGGAGGATTTGAGGCGTGATATACGGCGTCAGAGGCCCGGCAATGGTAACCGGCATTGGCCTCCTGTATTAAGATATTAGCTATCTACCACATGATCATAGCTAGCCATGATCATCATGCTGCCAGGTCTTCGTTGCCAGCCAGGATGGTCTTGCCGTCATAGTACGATTGCTATTGCAGCTTGACGTTCATTCCCATTTTACGGGCGCACGGCGTGCACACCCAGTCGTTATCATCCCAGCGGGCATGCCGCTCGCAGACGGCAGCATGGCATTCTCGACAGTCTGCGATCGCGGCTGCCTTGCGGCGGCCTCCGCGGCGTCCTGCCCCGCAGCGCTCACACGGAGTGCCGGCGGGGAAGGGAACGCCACGGGTCCGCCATGACATCAGGCCACTCTGCTCCGCGCCTTAGCCCGGCATGCCAGGCAGGTGCCCTTCGGCGTCGGCCCCTTCGACCCGGGAGCCCTGAGGGAGCCTCCGCACGATGAGCAGGCAGATTTCGGGTCTGCCAGGGAACCTGACGGGATCGGCGGCACGATCTTGCCGTTTTTCTCCCTGGGTGTCACGGTCATCACAGGCTTTGAGATGCCTCGAGAAACCGCGGGCTGCTTCGGCGCAGTACTTGACGTACTTGCTGCCAAAGCATCGTCCACGGGCTTGTGGACGCTGCCGGCGATGCCTTGAACGAGCGCGCGCATTTCGGCTAGTTCCGTTTCAAGCTGGGCAACGCGCTGATCGGCACGGGCCGCTTCCTCTGCCTTCATGGCCGCATCAATGGCGGCCATATCCTGCAGGCGGCGGTCGGCGATCAGGGACCCGGCCACGCCCTGGAACGCAGCAGCCATGGACTGCTTTCCTTCCTTTTCCAGGTCATCCGCGATCCGCGCCTCGTCCGGTGTTTTCGGGATCTTGAGCTCGTGGGTGCCCCACGTGCTGTTGTTGATCGTGTGCTTCTTGCCGTCACGGTCCGTCATCTCATACGTAGACCGCTCGATGTCGTCCCGCAGGTACGTCTCGCACGCGGGACAGGACAGCCGCCAGATCTTCGCCGGAGCCCCGTTGAGAACAGGTCGCGCGTGACTGGCGCCACACCCTCCGCTCTCAGCAGGAATGGCGATGTGGACCACATCGCTTCTTGCATAAAGAGGCACTGCTATTCCTCCTTGGTATCCCTGCCGCATCTGGGGCAGGTTACGGACCATGCCTGCCACAGCCGGCCGCACCACGTGCAGCGCCGGCCTCTCTTCGTGCCGATGACCGTGGCCTGGGTACCTGAGATAATGCCGAGCTGGCCGTTGCTGCTGCTGTTGATGACCTTGGCCTGCTCGTCCGTGACCATGACGCTGCTGCCAGGCTTGACCGGCTTCGTCTTCGAGCCGTCCGGGCCGGTGAGCCCGAAACAGCCGGGCGGGAGTGCAACCTTTGGCATTACCACGGCCCTCCTTCCACGTTCGGGTAAAAGTCGATGCGCCGGTACATGATCCCGGTCGCCATCACGGCCCGGGTAACCTGTGCCCGGGACGGCGGGGTGAGAGGCTGCGGGGTGCCCGTTCCCGACGGCCACGGCGTCGAGGTCCAGTACAGGTCACACCGGTCACTGTTGCCCGTAACCTGGGTCGGGATCGCGGTGCCGAGAGCTGGGCTGTTCTGCAGGATGCTCGCCATCCGCGCCGCGTCCGACGGGATCAGGCACGTCACCGATGCCTGCGCCCCCGAGGTGTACCATGCCGGCAGGTAAATGGTGCCGGCCATGATCAGCCAGACTCGACGATGAAGTAGTTGAAGGTCGAAGCATCCAGGGCACTGGTAGACTTGACCGTGAAGCTCGTCCCGGCGCTCAGGGCCGTGACCGTCAGCGCGCCGACGTTCGTCGTCGCAGCCGACGTGTCCGTGATGAAGACGTAAGAGTTAGCGGTGACACTGGTGTTGGCGACGACGGCTGACCCGCCGTTCATCGAGCCGGTGCCGAGCTTCGCGTTCGCGCCCGTAGCAACCTTCAGGCCGAAGCCAGCCGTCGCAACATCCACGGCACCGGTACTCGCGTAGTAAGCCCCGGCCGTGGCAGTGCCGGTAAAAGACGGGGCAGCGGCGAATCCCGGGTTCGGGTATGTGCCAGCCAGCACCCCGCCTGCTGACCCGGCGGGTGACAGTCCTGACAACGGGTTCCCGTACTGGTCAACGAGTGTGACAACTTCCACCTGCATGCCGGGCTGCACGGCCATGATGGCATTCGGTGCCCCGGCCCCCGTGACAAGGTTACCCACATGCCTCCTATGACACGAAGTTACCGGATGTATCCACAAGCACCACGGCTCTCACCAGCATCCCGGGCTGCACCTGCATGACCGCGTTCTCGTTATCTCCGCTGGTATTCAACGTCGGGGCGGCTGTCACCGCGGTGCCGAGGAACAGTGGCGCGCCGGTGCTGGCCACGGGGCAGATGGCCGGCACCTGGGCACCCGGGAAAACCTGAACGACAGTATTGGCAGGACCGACTGCCGTAATCAGAGATGAGCTGCTACTTGCTACCGGAGCAGCCGGAACCTGCGCGGTCCATACGCCGGTGTAACCCTGCGCAGAACCGTTATTGCCTGCTTGCTGCACCCAGGTCAGGCCCAAGCCAGACGTATCGGACACGGCCATGGTCATGACGCCGGCGCTAGCCTCGCAGGAAAGCATCAAAACCAGCAATGACCCGGCAGGTGGCGTAAACGCGGCAGTGGTCCATGACGTAGCCGAAACCACTCCGGATACAGCCGGAGATGAAGAATCCTGCGCCAGGATACCCGCAGGAATGATCTCCGTTGCCGCGATGCCGAGTGCGGTGCCACCGGACAAGCCCGCGGTAAACGGCGTCCCCGCCGACTGGGTGGCCGTGGTGCGAAGCTGGTAATAGCGGTCAGTAGATGCAACCGATTGCAGAGTAGTCTGCCCGGTAAGAATAGAAGGCGATCCGGTAGCCACGGCTGCGATATAGATCCACGAACCGTTATATGCCGGGGTGAGTGACGCGCTGATAGCATTCGCGGCGGCAGTTGTTCCAGGCTGTGACGCAGATGCCTCGGTGAGGACTTCCAGAACGCCTGCCATCTTCGTGGCAGTACTGCCACCCTGGGTTGCCGTAACGGTGAAACTCACGAGCCCTCCCACCGTATTAGCAGACCATTCATTCCCGCTCGTGCCCCACGCAGGCACGTCAGCAAGCAGGCCCTCGGATCCCACGCCCGGAAAATAGCCGGTGCCGAAGACGTTGTCCTCGATGACCAGGCCGGTGACGACGCCGCCGTTCTCGGTACCGCCGTAGATGGCGTAACCGCCGCCGGCGATGTAGTTACCGGAGATCGTCACGCCGTCGTAGGCCGGGCCCGCCGATGCGTTGTCCATGAACACGCACGCCGTCTGGTCGAGCGGGTTCAGGATCGTGTTCCCGCTGATCATGACTCCAGACATGCCGGCGCCGCCGAGGTAGATGTTCTCGGAGTGGTCCCCGGTGAAGAACACCAGGTCGTGAAGGTAGTTGTCCGTAACGGTCACGTCGCTGCTGCCGGTGCCGAGGCACTGGCGGCACCAGCGGATGTCGCAGTGGTCGAGCGTGCCGCCCCCGGCGAGGTCCTGGACGGCGATCGAGATCCGGTCCGCGGGGTCGTCGTCGGGGGCGGAGATTTCGCAGTACTGCACGGTCCACCCCGGCTGGCGCCATACGATGCCGTTGCTATCGCCGCCGCCCGGGACGGTGATCTGGCAGCCGGCGATTTTCACGCCGCCCGTGAGGTCGATGTCCAGGCCGCCGGCGATGGCCAGGCCCTCGATCAGGTACGACTCGTCATCTTGCAGGATACACCAGGGAGGAACGGATCCCGAATTAATAACCTGTCCGGTTTCGGGAGTAAGACTCGTGTAGCCACCCGCCGCAGGACCGGTAGTCATCGCGTCCGGATAAGTCATCATAAACAGAAACCGTAAAGTTCACGGTCAATTGCCAGAATGATTGACGCTTGCGCTGCTAGAGTGATCATTAGTCTCCGAGAGCAGCCAGCGCCGGCGTCTTCACGGCAGTTTTGATTTTCTTCAAGTCGTCAGGGAGACGCTGCGCCCGCCATTTCTCGTACTCATTCTTATCGTGCATGAAGGAATGCTCAGAATCGCGGTATGTTGCGTCCCGCTCCACTTCCTTGACCCGGAGATGGTGCATGTGCTCGACGATGACATCTGGCAGGTAGGCGATAACCTTCCCGTGCTTGCCGAGATCAGCCCACACGTTGTCACAGAAGTAATGCTTCAGTTCCGGCATGACCAGCCAGCCCAGTGCCTTCACGGCTTCTGACCGGACAGCCATAACCTCCGGGATGTCATCTCGTACCAGGTCATTCGGATACGCGATGATGTTCCCGGCGTCTAGTGCCAGCAGGAGCTGGGTGTCAAAACCCGGCGTCCGGGGTACATGATCATCACCGAGGCAGACGAGCACCCGGTAATCATCAGCATGCTCCAGCGCAAGCACGTTCGTCCACTCGATCTGGTTCATCCGGGGCCCGGTGCGGTACGGCGTGCTCTCGGCCTCCCTGATGCAGTCCTGCAGAGAAGGATCATCATCATCGAAACCGAAGATGATGTCCGTTTGTGCTTCAGACGTCGCCTTGACCGCCTCGGTAAACCGCCTGACGCTTTCCGGCCGCCCGCGTGACGGCACGATGAGCAGCATGTCTCGCCGGGCATCACCGGTAACTGCAAGCACCTGCTTGCGCGCGGCAAGATCCAGGATGGTAACCTTCGGCCGCCTGTCCTCCAGCTCATCCAGCACCGGCTTCCAGAACTTCGTTAGCACCGCATCCGCGTCATACTGCATGGAGAACTCACGGGCTGCCCTCTGCATGGGAAGGATCTTGCCGTTCTGGGTATGCTCCCAGGCCATGGTGAGACAGTGTGCCATCTGCTGAATCGAAGGCCGCATCCACCAGGAGTTGTGCCCCGGCACCCAGTATTTCTCGCCGGTGACCTTCCAGCCACTGCCACACAGCTCGGTCATTGACGACCAGTCGGTGGTGATGACCGGCACCCCGCATGCCTGCGCCTCGATGACCGGGAGGCCGAAGCCCTCGCCGTACGCGCAGTTCATCAGCACGTCGAGGGTCCCGTACCAGTTCGCCATCATCTGCCGTCCCATGAGCCCGCATGCCAGGGCGTACTGATCCGGCAGCATGATGTCGTTCAGGATGCCGAGATGCTCGGCAATGCACCTGATATCCAGGCCACCTTTGGGCTGCCCGTTGCTGTGGATGAGGAGCTTGCTGCCCGGATGCTCCTCGTGGAATTCTGCGAACGCCTGCATTTGCTCCGCGATGCCCTTGCGAGGGCCTTCCTTGTTCGCGGCATTCAGCCCGACAAGGAACATCTCAGGGTCAAAGCCCAGCTCTGCGCGGAGTTTTGCCTTATTCAGGGGAGGCTTGAATTCCTGGACGTCGATGCCGTGCGGAACATACATCGGGTTAAAGCCGGCATCCTGCATCATGCGCTGCCCGAACCGGCTCATGGCGATGATCTGCGGGCTGAGCGCGCGGACGCGCTCCGCGTCCATCTCCCCCATCGGGTTGCAGTCTACCGGCAGCCAGTGCGCGACGTTCAGCCCCTGCAGGACGTTCGGGTCCATCATGAAAACGTCTGCGAGGGTGATCAGCAGGTCTGCTTTCATGTAGTTGTAGTGCCCGGCGATGATGTCGTTGCCGAACGGGTCCTGTGACCCCGGCAGGACGGTAAAGCCGTTCCACCCCATCGGGCTGCCGGCGAAGCTGAACGGCCCCGAGACGGTTATCTCATGGCCGAGTGCCGCGATGCGCGGAAGCCAGGTTGCGGTCTGCTGCCCGTAGCCAGTTCCTATCCATGGGGCGTTGCTGTGCCATAGTATGCGCACATATGCTCCTTATGTCCAATTTAAACTGCTGCAGAAGTAACCGTGCCAAGCGTGTTCATGCTGATGGTAACGGGGCCGACACCAGATGGCTTGAGGGCCTGGACGGCTCTCGCCATCTGCCTGAGAGAAACTTGCGCCGTGTACCAGTACAGCGTCACGTCACAGCAGTTATCTTCCTTCGAGTCCGGCGCTACGCCGGTATAAGGCGCCAGCGGAGATCCCGGGCCCGTCGTCAGCGCGGCGATCAGCAGCTTTGCTGCCATCGGCGAGATGGTCTTGATCCCGCAGGCCGATGTTCTCGTGAAACCTGGCCGGTTAGGTGCTGGCATGTGCCTCCTGGATAACCTTGTCAAGCATCACGTCAAGTGGCGTCTTCGCCTCGAAGTTAAGCAGGCTCCTGGCTTTTTCTACCGACGGGATACGGCGTTGCACATCCAGCGGGAAAGAAGCATCACACTGGATGCGAGGCTCGTCATCACGGATCTTCTGCCAGATCTTCCTTGCCAAGATGAAGATGGTCGTAGCTTCCTGAGAGGCGATGTTAAAACTATTATTCAGCGCCGCCGGGTGTTCCATGGCCGTGACGACGCCTTCGGCAATGTCCTCGGCCCAGGTAAAGCACCTGACCTGACTTCCGGTGCCGAGAATGTGCAGCGGGTTATCTCCGCGGGTTACCTTGCGCACTAGGTCGGTGATGACATGATCACGGTCACCGGGGCCGGTGCAGTTGAACAGCCGGACGATGGTGTACGGCAAGCCATGCTGCTCCGAGGCTGCTCGTGCGAGATACTCGCCGGCAAGTTTCGAAAACCCGTAGGCCGTCTGCGGGGCCGGGATATCCCGCACGTCATACTCCATGAGCGGCGCATGTCCCGCCATCTCGTACGCCATCGATGATGAGACGACCGTGATCTTTTGCAGCACCCCGCGCTGGTGCGCTTCGATCGCGGCATCACTGGACGCTGCCGAGATCAGCAGGTTCTGGGCGAGGATGTCATGCGGGACGGCATTCATGTACCGGACGCCACCGCATAGTGCTGCCGCGGCGATGAAGTGATCACAGCCAGTGAGTGCCGTGAAGACGGCTTCCCGGTCTCGGGCGTCCTGGCCATCAGCAAGGTCGAATGTCACGGCCTCGTGCCCGCGGCGGGCAAGCTCCGCGAGGATATACCGGCCGATAAACCCGGATGACCCGGTAACGAGTACCTTCATGCCCGGATCACCGGCTCCGGAAGGGGGATGATGAATTTTCCCCTGTAGCCTGCCGACCGCAGCTTCGGGATGATGCTGCCGGCGATGTGCCATGAAAACATCAGCGCATGCGGAGGCTGCTGCTCGATGAGGTACTCATCCGGCATGACCGGAATCGTCGTCCCCGGCATCAGCATGCCGATCTTCTCGCTCGTGCTGACCTCGCATACGCACGTAACCAGGCCCGCCAGGTCTCCGAAGTGCATGAGCGGGACGGCCCGGGTCGTGGCGCCGATCCCGTAGACGGGGCCTTCCGCTGCCGCCGCGGCAACAAGATCATGCAGTTTGGCTGCCGTCTCACGGGCTCGTTCCCGGAAAACGAGAATATTCTCGCGATGACGAGCCCAGACCCGGAAAGAGCCGCCGTGAGAGGGAATCAGCTCGCTCTTGCTCACGTCCAGGTTATGCATCCCGAGCAGGTATGATAGTGATGCTACGGAGTAGTACCGCAGGTGCTCATGGTAGATGGTGTCGACCTGCAGCCCGTGCAGGATGCTGTCGATATCATGATTCTCGGTGATGAAGATCCCGTCATCAGCCAGAAGCAGCCGCACGCCCTCCAGGAATCCGTGCACGTCCGGGACATGCGCCAGGACGTTGCAGGCCGTGATGACCTTGGCCCTGCCGGTGGCATTCAGGATGTCCTTGGCCACACCGAGGCTGAAAAACTCCTTGAAGGTGACGAGCCCCTTCTCACGGCACTTAGCCGCCTGCCCGGTCGGCTCGACGGCTACCCGGGTCAGGGCAAGCTGACCCGGGTACGCCGCGAGAAGAGTGCCGTCGTTCGCGCCGATGTCCACGACCACGTCACCATCACGAAGATGCCGCGATAGCTGCCTGGCCAGTGACGAGAAATGGTTTCGGAGGAACGTCGTATTGCCGGTAGCATACGGGTGGTCTTCCGGGAATACCTCATGCGGGTCGGCCTGGTAGCTGAGCTGGACGAGTGAGCACGTCCCGCACTGCAGGAGTTTCAGCGGGTACGGGGTACTTTCGCGCTCGGCAAGTGGCTGCAGGCCGAGGTCGATGATGGTGACGAGGCCGCCGGCCCCGCAACTGCCACAGGCAGTTATTTCAGTATCTAGCACCCGTTAAGCGTAACTTACGCCAGTCCCGCCCAGTAGACATATGCGCCAGTAGTGCCTGCTGAGCCGAGAGCGAAGCTCGGTGGCAGTGATCCGGGTCCGACCGTGGCGATGGCCGAGAACGGGAAGGCGTTCGTGCCAGCCACGAGCAGCGGGCCTCCGATGATACCCGCGCTCGTTGTTACGGTAATCTGATTCGCCATCGTGTAGAACGCCGCTGCAGATGAGGTTGCAGTTCCGTAGTTGAACTGCAGCCCAGTGTAATACAGGCCACCCGCAGCCGGAGTGTAAGTCGTTGACAGCGGGAATGCAAGATAACCGGTAGTACCACCTGCCGTACCGAGAACCCCGCTGATGTCATTGGTCGTGGCAACGAGCGTGCCAGCCGAGTTATAGAGGCCAGCCCAGCACGATCCGGCCTGTGCCGTGCCGATGTTAGCCTGGATGCGGACATAGATATTGTTGTACGACAGCCCGTAGTTGAGATGAACCGCGGACAGGTAAACAGACCCGAACAGCGTGAGAGCTGATGCGGTTCCTGTCGCCAGCCATGTCGGGAAGTTCCAGGCCTTGAGGCCGAGAGTCGCCGGCGTCATCGGTGACATGGCGGTGCTGGCGTTCGCGCCGCCTACGTTGATGGTGCCGTCGAACTGGTACGGGCTGGTCGTCTCGTTAAGCGGCGGGGTGTAGAGCGGCATGAGCCTCCATCATGTGGTCGTTACTGAGAGTCTGCTAGCCAGGCGTGAGCAGCCACGGCTCATGAGCTGTCTGAAGTGATATTGAGCGTCGTCATCCCGGTGGGGCAGATGGCGAAGATCGTCATCGCGGTCGTGCCGGTTGTGCCCACACCGTAGTTGTAGCCGTTGTACCAGTTGATCAGCGAGTTCGGCGTCAGCGGGAAGCCGGTGCCGACAACTGCGGTAGCAGTGCCACCGTACGGCCCGCCGCCGATGTAGCAGAGCTGAGACCCGGAGTTGAAGATCTGGACCGACGCCCCGGGTCCGGGCGTGAACACGTACGTGGCCGTCGTGCTCACGTTCACGTACTGTGGTGCCATCTGCCTCCAAGGCTAGACGTTGTTTTCCCGGCAGGCAGTGATGGCGGCATCAAGCCGTGACCAGTTGCCGGCGATGATTTCTTCTTCGGTGAGGCGGATGACGGTATAGCCGAGATCTTCCATTGCAGCATCTCGCTGACTATCGTATTCACTGCGCCCTGGTACACCATGCCAGAATTTGCCATCGCATTCGAGAACGAGATTCAGAGACTCGATGTAGATGTCTGCCTCATAAAGGCTTACCGGAAAATGAACCATCGATGAGATGCGTCGTTCCGTAAGAGCTTTGAGCGTCAGTGCCTCGATGCGGGTAATCATCCCGCGGCGCTGGCTATCACGAGCACGCTGCATAAAAGCAGTCCGCTCTTCATCAGACATCCGCTTCCAGCGACCTTTTGCTTGCTCTCGCTGCTTCTGGCGTTTTTCTTCTGTCCAGATTTTCACCTGGCGCTGACGCTGGGCCTCTCGCTTTGCTGGATCGTCCCAGCCAGCCTTAGATGCAACGCGAAGCCGTTCTCGGATAATGCTATCTCGGGTACCGTCTGCTTTGGCTCTAGTGATAACTTCATATACGAGCTTCTCAAATTCAGGGTCACTAGCTCGCCAGCCTTGAAAAGCTCCGAGACTGCTGTTTGCTTCCTTAAGCGCATCGCCAATGATACCCGTCTTAGCGAGAGCTTCTAGGAAGAGACGCTGCTTTTCAGCCTTAACTTCCGCGCGCTTGCCTTTGATCCGATAACCACTTGGATGTGGCTTAGGTGAAGGCACAGGTGTCCGTGCTTTAAGCTCAGTAAATCTGGCTGCATATTCAGGGTCTATTTTTACCCAGTGATGATGGGAAACGAAGACGACCCCGGATCTGCGCGCTGCTTCCGCGATAGTACCCGTCTCCTCGAACGCCGCAAGAAAAGCATTTTGCCGTCCCTTGCGGCGTTCGAGGTCTACCGGTCTTCCTGTCACTGCTTCCTCCCTTGTAGTTACGCACTACAAAAGAGTATAACAGTTGAGGTTATTTTAATACAGCTAATTTAAGTTAGCTGTAGGGTGTAGTGTCTGATTGCTGTATACCCTGTAGCAGTCCACAGTAATAGGGGGCCTGGCTTACGAGTGCCCCGTACTGGAAGAGTGAATAACGGAAGGTGGCATCGATGACGGGCCAAGAGATCGAGAGATAATCCTGAACCATCACCATCTCCCAGACGTTTGCCACGTTCGACCACGTGAACGGGAGGGTGTAGGACATCAGCATCGCGGTGCCCTGGGTCAGCCACGGGTGGACCAGCAGCTGGATGATGGACCGGGTGATCGGGTTCTGGAACTCGGACACCGCGGCACCCGAGCGGACGCCGGCCATCTCGCCCTGGGTGAGGTTCAGCCGGTAGTTGGTCGCGGCCCCCGACTGCACGATGTCGTTCGACATCCGCATCAGGTCCCCGCCCTCGCCGATCAGCTCGGCCGGGTCGGCCCGGAACGCGCCCGGGGCATTGGAGCCGGAGCCGTCGAACAGGGCCTGCAGGGCGTTGTTGACGCCAGTGATGGACAAGTGGGTGCCCAGTGACTGGTTGACGTACCCGCCCTGCCACGTGCTCGGGCTGACCGGGTAGACACCCGCGGTCGCGGCCTGCCCCGACAGGGTCGGGATGATGCCGGCCATGCGAGTAGACCTGCCGGTACCGGTGTCGGTTGTCGGCGGGGTGCCGTTCGCCGCGTTCGCGACGGTACCCTGCAGCGTGAACTTATGGGCGCCGACCGAGCCGGCCTGCTGCTTGCCGACGTAGGTCGTCGTACCCTGGACCGAGGTGCCGGCCATCAGGAACGCAACCGAGGACAGGGTACTCGAGGTGCCGAGGTAGATGTTGTACTGCTGGGCACCAGGCACCGGGCTGATTGTAACATCCAGAACCTGGCTGGACAGTGAGCCCGATGAGCTGGACGCGGTCCCGGCGACGGTCTCGCCGTAGTAGTTGACCGCGGTCACGTACACGTAGTACGTGCCGTTGGTCAGCGCGACCTCATTGGAGCCCGGGGTCCTGGCGGCGAGGGTTGCCGCGCCGGGAGCGGCGAGGGCTGCCGGCGTGGCCGACAGCATCGCGTACTCCTCGCCGAGCATGAACTCCTGCAGCAGGATCAGGTTCGCGAGAGCCGAAATATCCTCGAAGCCCTGGCCGGCGAACTGCGCCAGCCAGGACAGCGCCTCGGTCAGGCCGAAGAACTGGTAGGGAACATTCAGGTCGATCGCCGTCTGCGCACCCGAGCCCGGGAGGTTCAGTGGCCAGGTACCCGAGATGGACGTACCAGATATGAGCTCCGGGATCGAGATGTCAACGACGCCCTGCGAGCCGGTCTGCGAGCCGGACACGCCCGTGATGACCTTGACCCGCCGGCTGGTGCCCTGTCCCGGCACCCGCGGGATCTTGTTCCGCAGCGGGCTGTAGACGGGATAAATCAGCCGGGACGGCGCAACGAGATCGAACGGCACGAAGCCGCTGCTCAATGGCGTTGCGAGAGTGAAGTTCTTCAGTGCGTCGGTCTGCGAGAACGCGGAGTTGATCTGGGAGACAAGGTCACCCAGGCCCGCGTTGCCGAAGCCCGGCGCCCCGCCGGCAAGGAACATGCCGAACTGCGAGGAGAAGGCCGGGTTCAGGTTCTTGCGGACCGAATCCGGGTTGTGGTAACCCTGGTGAGTCGCGGTGCGCAGTGACTTGGCGGCCTTGAAGGACTTGTCGAAGATCTGGTCCGGGTCACTCAGCGGCTGGTTACCGGCGCCGAGTGCGAACCCCGCGCCCTTGACTGCTTCCGGCATCCGGCCGGCGAGCATGTCCACGGGCGTGTCATACCACTGTGCTTCGGTCGCGGCGGTCTGCAGCGGGTGCTGCACCGGCGCGTCAGCGACATCAATGATGTCTGCCATGTGCTCCAATCAAACGTGGTGCCATTAAACCTTCTGCATCTTGTTGATCTGGGCCTGAGCCTGCTCGCGCATCATCGGGTCCCCCGACATGGCAAGGCTCTGGAGGAACTGCATCTTCTCCTGCTGGGCTGTCACGACCGCCTCGTCGACCAGGGAGCGCCGCTCTGCTGGCCTGGCACCGCCTGAGGCGGCCGTGCTCGTGGTAATGATGCCCCGGTTCGGCGCCTGCGCAGGATCAGGCTGTGAGCCGAGGAGGTCGACCTGCTTCTGGATGTTGTCGATGGCATCGAACTTGACGCCGAATGCCTTGGTCAGCTCCGCCATGACGGCCTTGCCCGTCTCCTCGGCAAGAGCCTTCTGGCTTTCCGCGAACGACGGGCCGAGGTTGCCAGCCTCATCACTCACCGGCTTCTTCTTCTTCTTGTTCTTCCTGGGCTTCTTCGCCTTGATCATCACGGCAGACTGGCGCGGCGCCTCCGGCGCCGGCGTCATATCCTCCTTGACAATCACGGACTCTTCTCCCTTGCCAGTTGCGCGTGGCAGTGGCGTGCCGGCGTGCAGCGGGCAGAGATCGGGGTAGATGCTGGAAATGTGGTCATGGACAGCCTGCATGGCCATCCGGGTATCGGTCTTCGCCATGTTGGTGTAGAAGTGCCGGCCGGGCTGCGGCCGGGCCTGGTCCTTGGTACTGCCCGGGCTTGGCCGCTCATGGCCGGCCGTGACCGGCCCGCGGCTGAACTGGCTGGCGTGCGGTGCCTCGGGAGGCATCGGCACGGACGGGTCTGGCTTCGGTGGCTCGGCCGACAGCGGCGCGTGCCCTTCTGAGATGTACCCACGCTGGAAGTCCGACGGGCACGCCATGCCCGGCGTCAGGTGCACATCGGGGTACATGTCCTGAAAGGCCTTGTGCAGCTCAGCCCGCGCATCCTCGATGATGCCGGCCTCGGCCTTGCCCAGGTCCGCAGCGCCTCGCGCTGCGCCGAGCAGACCCTCGCCCAGCTCGTACTCGCCGTCATTGACGGCCTTGGTAGCCGCTGCGTACAGCTCCGGGACGTCCAGCGCGTCCGTGAGCGCTCCCAGTGACGGGTACTCATCAAGCACTGCCTGCGCCGGCCATGCCATGCAGAACGCATCATGAGCCCGCGCGATGCTGTACGGGGCGACGGTCTTCATCGTCGTCCCACCGGAGCCTCCGACGGGCTGGGCGCCGGACCCGCCGTCTGCCATGACCGCGGAACCCTGTGAAGGCTTCTTGCCCCAGCCCATGCTGCCGAGCTGCTGGTCACGGCTCGGTGCAGACGGGTGATCCGGGTCGGTCGCGATACCCATGTCCGGCTCAAGATCTTCGACGGGGCCATCCGGCTCGCGGTGCGCCGGCAGGGGCTCGGTCGGCTTCTTGCCCGTGACCCCGGCAGCAGGGTCATTGCGCTTGCCGGCGAACTCAGCCCCGCAGCCACTGCAGAACGCCGCGCTCTTTGCCGTCATGCACCCGCAGGCGCTGCACTCGAACTGAGACCGCTTCGACTTCACGGTCTTCGCTGACTGCCCGCCGCCTCCGGCAGCCTCATCGTCATCGGCGTTAGGATCCGTGACCGACGGGTTTGCTGCATGCGAGTTCGGCTTCCGGCCGCTGCCGCCCGTTGACGGCTCGGCATGTGACGGAGGCCGTGACGCGGCCTTGTTCCCGGCTTCCTGCACGCCGGTGCCGGAGGTGTCAGCCTCGTCCCCGCCGTCATCGTCATCACCGTCGTCATCCGGGTCCGGCGGCTTCTTCGCGGCCTTGCCTTTGCAGTCCGGGCATGGCATCGACCCGCCGCGGATGCTGCCCTTGCCCTTGCACGTCGGGCAGGCGCCGCTGCTCGCCTTTACCGCGTCATCCGGGTCGAGGCCAAGTTCCTTGCGGACGTCGTCAACGGTCATCTGCCCCTTGAAAATAGCATCTGAGTAAATATCTTCGCCGTCCTCGAACTTCTTCCACGAGTCCGGGATCCGGTCCGACATGCCGAGGGCTGCAGCCCGGCGCTTGATGTGCGCTCGGGCCGCGGCCGGGTTCTTGCCGTGCCCTGCGAGGTGGATGGCGTTGCCGAGGTCCTCGCCGTTCTTGATCGGGAAAGACCCGTCAGGCATCGCGGCGCCTGAGCCAGCTGCTGAGCGGCGCTGCGACGCCGAGAAGTCCCGCTTCATGAGCAGGTCCTCGGCCCGCAGCGCGTCGTTCAGCCGGTTCGCCACCGGGCTGGCGAACATCCCGGACTGGATCATGTCCGGCACGGAGCCCTTCTCCGGGGCCGGGCTGACCGAGCCGTTGTGCATGACGGCGCTGCCATCCTTTCGCTGCGGCATGTCAGCCGGGCTCGGCGCCAGCGCCTTGCTGATCATGCCCTGGTCGCCTTCCATCGTCCCAGTCCATTCCGCCGACCCGTCTTTCGCAGCTTTGACAAGCGAAAACGAGCAGTTCCGGTTCGCCGGCCGGTCGACCAGGCTGACCTCACCCAGGTCACCCCCGGCGATCAGCCCGCCCCGTGCCTTGGAATGCGTTACGATTTTCGGCCGCATGATGCCGACCGAGAATGCCCGGAGCGCGCCCTTCTCGACCAGCCGCTTCGCGGTCGGCTCGCAGACAAGCGCCTTCAGCCAGTGCGCGCTGTCACCATCACGGTTGATCTCGACCTCGAGGCCGACGCCGGCCGGGTCACGCTGCGCCTGGTGCTGCACCCGGACGTTCGGGCCGGTCTTGAACCAGGTCTTCAGAGCCTCGGCTGACCAGTCAGTATCCACGATCTGGTCGTCAGCGTCGATCGTGCCGTCCGTGACCTTGCCGTAGACGATCAGGTCACCTTCGGGAGTCCGGTCAGTTTTCTCGATCGGAAAGCTGAGCCAGGCTTCCTTCTCAGCAGTGATGGTCGCCACTAGCCTCCCGTTATGAATTCTGCGCTAAAATACGAAGTAGACTGGCATTGAACTGCCAGGTGGATGCCTGACTGCCTAGGTCGCAATGCCACTGCTATTACGCTCATGCCTGCCAGCCAGCCACACCGTGCAGCCGAGGTGAAGGTGCTAGCTAGGGTGAAGTTGCTGCCGGAACCCTTGTGCTATGCACCGTCATGTGAGGCGCGCAGCGCATACCATTGCCGGACTGCTTCCTGGGATGCCCTGATGACCTCAGGCGTCACGTGCCGGTACGGCCCCCATTCCAGGTTGCCCTGCGCCCACCGCTTGACCGCTGCTACCGCCATCGCGATTGCCTCATGCTCATCCATGCCACCACGGATCAGGGCATGAGCGATGTTTTCAACATAATCGGGCAGGCTTTGTGCTACCGGCACCTTCTTGCTGGGCGTATGCCACAGCCCGTGCGGCCCGAGTGGATTATGTGTTGCAGCTAGCATCGGCGTCAGCGCTGACTTGCCGATCTCGGCAAGATCAGGCATCTCGGCCGGCACGAGCCCACATCTGCACCGAGGATGCTGTGGCGGCATTGTCACACCGGAGAAAAACGGCGTCCCGAGCAGGACGGGCCCCTCCAGCTCGTTTTCCTCGCACAGCACGCAGACCCGGCCGTCTTCGGCTGTTACCCACCGCACGACGTCCACGTGCCCGCGGTCGTATACCTGCCGCGCACCCTGGGCAACCGCCCGGGCAACCTCGGTTTCCGCGATCCGGAGCGCCCGGGAATGGTCACCGAGGACAGCCTTGATCCCCCTGACAGCCAGTATCAGGTTAATGACCTGGTCACGAAGTTCAAGAAGTATTTCTGAGATCAGTCCCGTCAGCGTCGAGATCATCCCACTTGCCACGAGCCGGCCCTGCGTCTGCGCCCACCACGACGCCGGATCCTGCTGCGGGCTCTGTGGTAGCGGCGCCGGTTCTGCCCCGTCAAGCGGGTTCCGGTACCTGGACGATTTTGACAGCGCGGTGTTGATCACGGTGTCATGTTTACTGTGCCGGATCTCGTCCCAGGTATGCCTCAGCCGCGGATGGAGCCGGAGGTGCCTGGCTTCTTTTTTCGTAAACCAGCCCCAGCCCCCGACCTCGTCCGGGGTCTTGCCGTCCACGGACGGCCTGAACGGGGCCGGGACATCCATGACGTGGGTGGTGTACCGCCAGTTGCCGTGATCATCAATGACCTTGTGGCGCAGCTTCATCCGCGGGAGCTTTCCCAGCTCCTCCTCTGCTTCCCGCATCGCGCCCTCAAGAGGCGTTTCATCTGGATGGATAGCGCCCCCGGGCAGCGCCCACTCATCATGATCGGCAGAATCAGGCCCGCGCTTGTGGAACAAGTACAGCCGCCGGCCCTCGTCATTCCATGACCGGATCAACAGCCCCGCCGCACCGCAGGCACCCCAGTGTGCGTGCCCGGCGTCACACCGCACCTCGCGCTCACTAGCCCGAAGCGCCGGTGCCGGTGCCGACTTCTCACGGCGGCTTCCGGCCATGAGCTGGAGCGCAGACGAGGCGCCGAGCGCCCACCCGTCTCGCCACAGGCTCTCGAGGACCGAGCCGAGGGTATGCTTCCAGGCTGATCCCGAAGCCGTCATGAGGAACTGCTCGGCATCGCCGGGAGCTTGCCGCCCGGGCACGGCCGAGATTTCCAGCCATTGCCGCGCCAGTGCCTCGGCGTCTACCGACCGGGACAGCCATGACTGGATCAGCGCGGCGTAACGCTGTGCCAGTTCCTCATCATGCTCCCAGCCAGGCCAGTGGCGCTCATGCTGCGGCAAACTCACTGCCGCCTGAGCCCTCGGTGCGCTGGAAGGCATGGAATTCATCCCACGGGCCCTTGACCTTGCTCGTCTTCCCCACCCACGCCCAGACAGGCTTGCCGTTGTGCAGCCCTGCCAGTGAGCGGTGATGCCCGTCGATGACCCGGTATTCTTCCTTACCAGGCACCTGCACCATCACGGCCGGCTTCAGGTGCTTGCCCCGGCTTTCCTTGCGGGCCTGCTTCGCGGCAATCTGCCGGATCCGGTCCCGTTCGTGCCAGGCGTTCCACTTCTGCCGGTTATCGAAGTCGATCTTCTCCAGCGGTACCTCGACAGGTCCCGTCCACGACTCCACGTCGTGCAGTACCCATGCGAGGCTCTGATCCGGGTAGTCTTCTTCGAGCTGGTTAGCGACCTTATATGCAGCGTTACCTGATTTCCTGACCGGCTTCCTCGGTGGCTTCACGGGTAGCCCTCCAGGCTGCGGTGCGCCACCCGGGTCATTGTCTGCCCACTCCGGGTCGATGCCGGTCGTGTCTGGCACGACGTCCTCATCCCACTGCTCATAGACCGACTTGAGCGCCTCGCCGTCGATGATCTTGCTGATCCCGGTCTGCGCGATCGCGGCCACGGTTTCTAGCGTCAGCCCGCCGGCAAGTCCCTCAGACATCTTCGCGAGGATGCTCTCAGGCAGGTGCCGCGCCTCCCAGGTCGTGATCTCCCGCCCCTTGCGCAGATGCCGGCACAGGGCATCCAGCTCCGCCATGGCCGCCTTCGGCGCCGGGCGAGGCTTTGCCCGGTTCGACGCCTCACCAGCAGCAGCAGCATCATGCCCGGGGCTCTGCGGGCGCCGTCCCAGCGGCTTCTCGTTCGGCTGGGTGCTGCTCGCCGGCCGCTTCATCGGGCCACTGGGAGATCCCTGCCCTGGCTTGGCTGTCCCAGACCTGCTAGAACCTGCCGGGCTGCCCGGAATCGCCGGCACGCCGTTTGGCTGCAGGCCCTCGGTCGCGCGTGGCATTCCGGTGTCCGGGTTGATCGCGCCCAGCGGGAGGAAGCCCGCGGCGGTTGCCCACCCAGGATCTTGCGTGATCTCCAGGCCCCACGGGTCCCGGCCGATCTCGATCCGTGCCTCGTCAATCGATGTAAGGCCGAACGAGATCTGCTCGGTGAGCAGGTTAGTCGCGGTCAGCTCGTCCTTGTCTTCCTCGAGCCCGTCCCAGCGCCATTCCATATCATGCTGCCCGCAGACGCCCTGGATGACCTTGTCAAACAGGGCGTTCTTCAGCCATAGCAGGTCTGGCTTGAGCGTCTTCCGCTCCGTGATGTCCTGCTGCGCCTTGGCCATCTGCATGGCTGCCGAGGGCGTCTGCGTCGCGGCGATCTTCGGCAGGATGCCGAGTTCCATCGGCATGACCGAGTACGCCATGAGGACCTGGGTCATCAGGACCTCGTCGGTCTGGTCAGACAGCTCCGGTGGTTTCATCGGATCGAACTTCGACCCGGCAGGGACGACGACGATCTTATGCTTCCAGGCCTGATCACCTGCGAGAGCGTTCATCGTGTCCTGGAACTCGCGCATCTGGTTCGGGGTCATGTCCGGGTCTCCGACAGACAGGAACATCCCCGGGATAGAGTTCCCCGTCCAGGCGAGCTTGCCGTTCCGCCGGGTCAGTACCACGCCGTTCGGCACCGTTACGCAGTAAACATTGCCGTGGTATTCAGCCAGGACAGGGCGCTGGACCAGGAGCGTCTTGGCCTGGCGTTCGTGAACGACGTATATGATGCGCTTAGTCTTCTGGCCTGCGTATTTACCGGCCGTAGGCTCGTTTTCATCGATCCAGGCGTTGCTACCGAGTTTCTGGAAAATCTCCTGCACGTCATCAGCAAGCTGCCGGCTGCAGGTCGTGTAGTGGCGTGTATTCAGCTGATTCCGGTGGCCGTTGCCCCAGAAACCATCACCGATCATCAGGCCACGGAGAAGCTGCTCCAGCAGTTCGGGTGCTAGGTCCTTGTAGCCATCTGGAACATGCTTGTCGTACGAGTAGAACCCGCAGTTCTCACGCAGCCAGCGAGCCAGCGGCAGGTTCGTGATCATGAACTTGGAGTTCACGGCGTCATAACCGTAAGAAAGCCCGAGAGCAGCCAGGGCTTCCTGCATCTCATGCAGGTGCCTGGACGTCGCCACCTGCGCGATAAAAATCATGCTGTGATCTTTATCGCTGCTACCAGCCTGCTGCGTCCAGCCCTCAGCGATGTAAAGTCCGAGAAACTTGCAGAATGCCGGCATCGGAATCTTGATTTCGGACCACGCCCGCCGCGGATTCCCGTGTGAATGCAAACGCCGCTCAGGCATACCGGGGAGCGTAAATTCTGCTGGCGCCTCAGTACCTCGCCACTCAGATGCTGCCGGAAGTTCGAAATACGCTGACGGGTGTTCCGCGAAATAGTTTGCCTCACGGAAGTGCCAGCTGTTCCAGCGGGTGAAGCTAGCTTGCTTCTTCTGCGGCTTGCGCCTGGCATACATACGATGATTTGGCGTGACCATGAGGTCCATGGACTTGCTCTTAAAATGCAGCAAGTTGCCATTAAACGCATAGCACTGGCGCTCTGAAGGCTGCTGCCATTCAAAAGCACCGGCTGCCGAGAGAGTAGCTACCTCGTCATTATCATCTAGCTTTTCGAAGCGCTTCCAGCCCTGTCTAGTAAGGATTTCTGAAAGATGATCATGGCACCCCTCAAGGTAGAAATCCATTTGATACTGTTGTCTTCTGAGCCCCGTGATAACGGGGACGATGCACCGCTCTAGCGGAGACTGCCCGTACGGCGTCCACGACCGGGGGTTCCGCGGCAGGTAGAGCAGCTGGTCACCGCGATACGTATGCGCCGGAGCATCCATGTCCTTGACGTCCTCGCCCGTGAGGATGGTCATCATGTCTGACCGGGGAACCCCGTAGAGGTACTGCTGGTAGGCGGGATTAGGCGGGGCCGGGCTGCCGCCGCGCAGGTCAAGCAGAGGCCGGATCGTGTCTCCGGCAATAAGATCGAGGGCAGCAAGATCGCTTCCGAGGATGCCCTTCCCGGGCAGCCGTGCCGGGTGCAGGTAAATCGATAGGGCATCAACGACCAGGATGTCCTCAAGAACAGCTTCCAGCCACGTCGTGAAGTCGTTGTAGTTGGGATCCGGCCGCCGGAAGAACCGGAGCAGCTCCGCCCGCCGCTCACCGAAGTCCTTGCGGGCAACGCGGTCGTTCCGCATCGCCTTCGAGGCGTCATTCGTCGGGCCGATGTCCCAGCCGATACCGAGGATTTCGTCCTTGCGAAGCTGGACACACGCTCTGGCGACCGAGTAAATTTCGCTGTACAAGCGAAGGGTCGCGAAGTCCGCGAGCTTGAGGCCTTCGGACCCCGGCACGCCGACCGGCATGTTCCAGGCAACCGGGTACTGCCAGCGCCGAGGCTCAGGGCGTTCCGAGTCCTTGGGCGGCTGGTCAACACCGATTGGCTTGATCGGCGCCAGCGGCCCGAATGCGCCGGTCAGGAAATCCAGCGGGTCACGTGGCAGCGAGTTGAGCTGTGACTGCCGTCCCATCGTCCACTGGGCGTACTGCCCGAGCAGCGGAGACACGTAGCTCGGGTGCGGTGATGACTGGCCAGCGCTGCTCTGTGCATGGGTCTGTGCAGCCCTCAGCCCGCCAGCCACGGAGCGGGAGCCTGCCACAGATTACCTCCAGCCGATCATCCAGGCCTCGTCAATCTTCGTGCTGCCGAGCTTGATGAGCCGGCCCCAGGACACGGCTATCCCGCGCCCGAGGTACAGTCCGGTATGCGGCCCGTACGGGGTGTCAAACCCAATGACGGCGCCGTGCCCTGTGCCTTCCGGGTCCGTCATCTCCCACATGGCAAGTTCATGCCCACCGAGGCCGAAATCATCTGCGTACGCCAGCGCTTCCGTAACACTGAGGCCGGTACCGGCGGCGGTGATTTCCTCATCTTCAGGGCGGCTTATCCCCGTGAGTACCTGATGGTTAGCAAGCGCGGTCATGGCGCACGTCTCGATGCGGTCATTCTCGCCCATGACCCAGGTGCAGTCCCGGCCGTAGCTCTTCGCCACGAACGACGGCATGACCGCCCCGCGCTTCGAGGCGGCCGCGGCAGCTATCCCCTGCTTCTTCTTCTGCGCGTCAAGCGCGCGGTGGGTCTGCAGGTAATGCAGGTAGGCCTTGTACTGGGCCTTGGTCATCGGCTTCTTCGGCTTCTTCGCCTTGCCGGGCTTCGACGGCAGCCGGCGCATCGGGCCGCCCGGGTTCACTCCCACCGGCTGTCTCCTCCGGCTCTACGTCCTCGGGCCAGATAATGCCCTCGGGCCAGCTGATCATGCTCTGCGGCCAGAACTCGACCTCGGCAACCTCATCCGCCTTGCGGAACACGATCCGCCGGATGCGCGGGCAGGCGCGCAGGTGAATCCCGCCACAGTGCTGGCAGACGCCCTTGCCACTGGCAAAACTGTCCCGGACAAGTTTCCTGTCGTCCTCAGAAAGCTCGTCCCAGCTCACAGAAGCATCATACAGCTTCGACGGTTACGACAGCCGGGGCAGCCGGTGCTGTCATCACCGGAGCTGTCCCCGTTTGCACAGTTCCGATGGTGACGCTGCCAGTACCCGAGGCCTGAGCAGCCCACATCAGGTCCAGGCAGTACGACCCACTGAGGCTGCCAAGCGGGAACAGGAGAGACATCGGGCCCGTGATGCCGGCGCTCTGAGGCCGGTGAACGATGGCGGTGCCGATGACGGTCCCGGCGGTCCCGGTCCGGGCAAGCCCCCACGCCACGGCCGAGGCAGTAGCACTTGCCCCGGCGAGAAGTGACACGGACACGAGGACGCTGCCTGACGCCGGAGCAGTAAAGGTGCCGGTGTAAAGGCTGCCACTGGCGATGGCGGCAAACGTCGCGTTTGCCACGGTAAGGTTCGTAGCCGTGGCGTACACCACCGGCGGGCACAGGAACCGGCCGGAGACGGGAGCCGTTGCCGTTACGGCGTTCGCGGCAAACGACACCCACGACCCGGGTGTCCCGGCCGTCGCGCACACCCACCAGTTCCCGGTCTGATCGAAGACGGCATCATTCTGCGCGAACAGCCCCGCCAGCGGAGGCCCGCTCCCCGTCGCGCCGGCAAACCGGAACGGGGTGCCGGTCAGGCCCGAGATCGTAACCGGGGCATCAAACTGATACGGGACATTGGTTTCATTGGCCGAGGTTGCCATGTGCTCCTACGTAACGGCGAGGTTCCCGGCCGGCAGTACCGGCACCTCCGGGTCGTCAGTGATCATGATCCAGACCGTGTATGCCCCCGGCGCAAGCACGACGCCCGAGTTTTCCGGGCCGACAAGGCACTGCGCAATGTAGCCACCCTGCACGGTCGTTACCCACGAGCCGGAATACCACGTCACGGGCTGGGCGCTGCCCGGCACAAACGCGAACTGCACCACGTCGCCGGTCGGGTCGTACGGCTCGCCATTTACCGTAACCTGGACGGGGACGTTCACGTACTCCGTCGAAACGGCAGCAATCGTCATGTCAGCCAGCATGCTGCTCCCTCATGCCGGCACGCTGATGTTCCATACCGGGGAACCGCTGAAGGCAAACGACATCCACTCGCCACTGTGCCAGGTAACAGACCCCGACCCGGCAAGGCCGGTGCTTGTCATGGACGGCGCGGTCGATGCCGACCCGCCGGTGCCACCGTAGGTAACGCCGCGGCTGACGTCCGTGATCGTGCTGCCCGAGAATTCTACGATGACGTCGTCCCAGTACGGGTTCTGCACCGGCACCGTCGTCCCGGCGGTACTGAACCCAGTGTACGCGGCAATGTAGCCGGGTACCTTGCCCGCCAGCTGCTTGTTCTTGATCTTTACGTACAGCGGGCGTTTCGGCGGGAAGATCTGCAGGTTGAAGTTCCCGTAGCAGCGGATTTCGCCACCAAGACTCGCGAGACCAGCGCCGCTGTTGGAGTCCTGGATGAACGTGCTGGCGTTGTTCGACAACGACTCCATGTCGAGGTCGGCGTCAACAGAGAACGACGGTGAGCCGGTGCCCTGCACCCAGACAACGTTGTAGCACTTCTGGACGCTGGCGCGGACGCGGATGAGATGCTCGCCCGGCGTCGGGTCCGCGCCGGACAACTGGAATCCCCATCCGCAGCCCACTATCAGAGCGTCTTGCAGGACGCCCTGCTCAGCAAGGATTGCGCCGAACGTGTAGCCGGACACGGTGCAGTCGTAAGCGTTCGCAACCGCGTTGTTCCCGTTGCCCGGCAGGACGAAACCGGCCGACAGGCCGTTGATCAGGTGGCTGATGACGGGGAACTCGTTCGGTCCTGACGCGGTAAGGTAGTTCGCGGTAATCAGTGCCGTGCAGTTGCGGAACGTGCCCTTGGCACAGCCCTTCAGTGACACGGCGTTATAGTTGCTGGCCTGGTCAGACTGCGGGGTGACGACGGTCAGGTTCTCAACGATTACGTTGATGTTTGCAAACGCCGGAAGCGAGTCGACCTGGGTGAGCAGCGCCGCCGAGGCTGGCGTTGACCCGATGACCGCGGCCGGGGTGTCGTAGGTGGTGTTGTTGCTGACCTGCGCAGCGGTGCTGGCAAACACCCCCGTCGACACGATCGCGCCCCATGCCTGTGGTATCTGGCCAGTCCACATAGGTAGTGGCGTGGGCGTGTCCGCGACAATTTCGAGCGTTCCCTGCTGGATGCTGACCGGCGGGTTCGGGAGAACGATCTGCGCGTTGGCGAGGCCCGTGTTGTTGATGGCCCCGGCAACCATGTAAAACAGGCCACCAGGTGCCTGCGGGAGGTAGACCCGGGCCACCGGGTGGGTTAGCAGGTACGCGCCAGCGGCGTTGACGGCAGCCTGGATGGCAGTGGTGTCATCGGTGCCCCAGAAGCATGCCGCCCCGGTGACCGTCGTCACCGCGTTACCGCTCAGGGTAACGGAGCCTGCGCCGTTAAACGCCGAGATCGTGAGCACCTGGGCAACGGACGTACCACCAGCGCCGTTAACAATGACCGGCTTGCCAACGTCACCGGCCTGGAACGGGTTGGACGGGGTCGTGTTGCTACCCGGCAGGCTGGCGCCCGAACTAGTCGGCGGCGCTGTCAGGATGAAGTTCTGGCCGATGACCGTCGGCGACCCGGGAGCCTGCTGCCGGGTGTACGTACTGCCCCCGGCCTGGGTGACGTACGCGTAAAAGCCGGTGGCATTACCGCTGAGCGCTGGTGAGTCTACCGTGATGGTCGAGCCACTGCCGGTCGTCGTCACGGACGTCGACGATGAGGCCGTCGTCTCGCCGTAGGCATTAACGTAGGTAATCTCAGCCTGGTACGTACCGGCAAGGATCGTGCCGCCGGAGCCTGCGTGGGCCAGTGTAGGTGCCGAGGGTGCTGCCAGGCCCACGGTCGTTAGCGTCGGCTGGCCACCGGTGATAGCCCCGTCGGTGATGACCTGGCCGTTGCCCGCAGCGCCGTAGGCGGTAACATCGAACAGCCACGCCGGCAGCGGAACAGCGCCTACCTGTGCTGCCGTGTAGTCGCCGGTCTGGGCTGTGACTACACCGCTCCTGCCGAAGACCGAGGCGACAGTCCCCCCGGCCTGCGTCCATGTGCCAGGTGATCCAGCGGTAGTGCAGATGAAGATTTTACCGGTCTGGCCAATGACGAAGTCACCAACCAGGAAGGTGCCGGTTACGGGCGCGCCGCCAGTTGTGGCACCTACGTACCGGCTAGCCGCGGTGGCACCGGTAATGCCGGTGGGAACAAGGCGCGAAGCAGAGATGAATCCGCTGCTCGCCTGGAAGCTCTGATCGGTCTGCAGAACCCCGGCTGATCCGCGGTAGAGGTTGGTGTCGCCGCCGGCCGCCCCGGTTCCCCAGGTGTGCTTGCCGTTGGAGTCGATCCCGAGCCGGTTGTTCGCATCACCGCTGACGGCGATACCGAGGGTATTGTCAGCCGCCGCAGCGGCGGTGAACTGAGTGCTGGAGCTGGTTGGGGCGGACGCCTGGTTGGTGACCGAAAGAACCTTACCGGCAGCAAGGGAGGTAGTCAGGAACAGGGAGCCCGTTGATAGCCGGCCGGGGCTGCTCCGGCTCACGCCCGTGTCCGGCACCGCCGAGCCGCTACCCCAGTGGAGACCGCCAGCGCTGTCAATATAGAAACGCTGGTTAGTGTCGGTCGAGTTGATGACCCCGAACGCCTGGTCTCCTGATGCCGCCGACTGAATCTGTACAGCCGGAGAGGTGGGAGTCGTGTGGGCGTTAGCGACGATAAGCCCGCTAGCCGTGGTATTGACGCTGACCGATACTGGCCCGCTGATCGTGCCGCCACTAGCCGCCGAGAGTGCGCCAACCTGGGCGGCGGTGTAGTCACCGGACTGCGCCGTGACCGTGCCGGTACGGCCGAACACCGAGGCAACCGCGCCACTCCCGCCGGGCAGCTGGCCGATGGTCATCTTCTTCGTCGTGCCCGAAGCTGCCATCGACGTGTCATTAACATCGACCACGACGAGCAGATCGTCGTCTTCGACGTCCGTGAGCGAGGCATACTGACTGATCTTGCCCATCAGTAGCCTTCCGTCTCGATGTTACCGCCACCCTCATCGAGGATTGCACTGCCGCCCTCGTCCTGGATGGCAGGCCCGGTCACGATCAGCACGTTCAGCATGCCACCCAGGACCTGGGCCTGCCATGCCTTGGCCGGCACCTCGGGTGCCCAGGCTGCCATCGGAGCGCCGGGCTGCCATACCGAGAACGGCAGGCTAACCGTGACGTTCACGGTGGTGCTCGCGGTGCTCGCGCCTGCGGACGAGGAACTCGGCGCTCCGGACCGCCCGGACGTTGCCCTCAGCATCCGTGATCGTCACGGTGACCACGTCCGGGCGCTCCGTGATAACGGTGTGCTCGTCATCCTCGCCGTCACCGAACGGCAGGCGCCAGCGCCGGTAGCCGGCCGCTGCCACCTTACGCCGTAGTCGTGAAAACCGCAACGGTGCCGGAGTCAGACTGCTCAGCCCAGGCCCGGCCGCCGGTGTCGGTCACGGAGACGGTATCGCCGGCCGGGACCGGGACGTTAACGGTAAACGGGGCACTGCTCGTCGCCACTACGGTCCCGTTGACGTCGGTCACGTTCGCGGTCGCGGTGAAGACGGCCGGCGACACACCCGGGGTGTCCGGGGTGTAGCCGACATCCAGGGTCACGATTGCGCCTTGCGCATACGCCGCCTGGTCGAACGTCATGCTGTCAATGCTTGCCATGACTGTGCTCCTAGCTGCTGGTCGGGTTGATCCCGTTAATAGCTGTCATATATGTGCCGGTTGTCCCGCTGCTGACGCCCCAGGTAACGGGGGATGCCAGACTGGTGCCGGCGGTAGACGTGTAGTAGTTCCAGTGACACCAGTGCACGCCATGGCATCCGCAGTAATGATGGTGCTGGTCACGGCCCAATTGCTCCCGCAGCTCCTTGATCTCGTCACGGAGAGCGCAGATCTCGGCCTTCAGCTTACTGGTGTTACTCACTATGCTGCCTCCGCCGGCTTCTCGGCCCCGCAGTGCGGGCATGCCTTCCGTCCTTCGCCCAGGTATCCGCGGGTGCATCCCGGGCAGGTAACGACGCCGTACGCATCAGCCCACGAGCCGCGAGAGAGACCCTTCAGCGCCGTGACCGCCCAGACGAGCGCGTCCATGCGGTCCGGGGAGTCGGCATCACCCGGCACCCAGGTCACCATCTCGTCCTCAAGCTCCATGAACACCCCGGCATGGTGCACCCGGCCCAGCTCGTAGAGGCTTGAAACGGGCTCAGCCCGGACGGCCTTGCCCCTGCTGGCCGTCACCTTCTGGTACGGCACGTTAGGATCTACCGTTTTCAGCAGCGCGCCGATGAAGTCCCCGCCGTTGTTCGCCTCACCGATGACCCGGTCCCCGTCGAACTGCCGGTACGCCGCGACCGCGCGCTCCATGCAGCGCTGCGGGCTGCCGTGCATCGAGAGGTCCGCGAGGACGTAGCCGTGGCCACGGCCGTCTTCGCCGGCGACGATGATCCCGGTCTCGTCGCTCGAGGTAAGACTGGTGACGGCCGGGTCCAGCGCGATGACGACCCGGGACAGGTCCGGCACCTTGTCCGGGTCAACCCGGTTGCGCTCGATGTTCTCACGCGACCAGAGTGCCTGGTCGTTGTCATCGAGCAGCTCGCCCTCAAGCTCTTGCCGCTCCAGGCGGGTGCCCTTGGAGCGGGCAACGACGCTGCGGAAGAACGTTTCCGAGAGATTCGAGAGGTTGTCGGTCGTCCGGAGCCGGCGGACGACGACCGTCGCGTCGTCCTTCGACTCGTTGATGAGCCGCCGGATCAGCTTCGCCGCGGGGCGGCTGACCTTCGGCGTTCCGGTCGCGATGATCTTGGACCCGCCTCGCCGGACCGCGAACGCGATCGACTCGTCGAACGCGACCTCCCACTTCGCGAACAGGCCCAGCTCGTCCAGCCAGGCACCCTTCAGGTTCTTGCCCTGGATCCTGAGGGCGCCGTCGTCGGCCGAGTCGGCGCGTACGACGTGCCCGTTACGCAGGCGCACCTCGGCGTAGCCCCGGGCCGCGGACAGCACGACCGGGCAGTCGCCGTTGCGTATCTTCGCCATGCTCGACCCGAGCGCGGTGAGAAGGCCGGACTCGCCCTCGACGCAGGTCGCCCATGCGTCCCGGTACGTCGGCGCGACGATCGCCCACTCACCGGGTTCAGGGTCAGAGAGGATTAGCTCGACCAGGCCCTGCGCGCCAGCCCGGGTCTTCCCCGAGCCTCGGCCACCGAGCAGGATTAGCGTTCTCCACGGTTCCGGAGGCAGGACCTGATCTGGGCGGCTCGTCTTGCGCCATGCCCGCCTGGGATCGGCATGCAGATCGGACAGCCGGTCAGCGGCGCGCAGAAGCGCGTCATCAGGCTCCGCTGCCGTCATCCGCCTCCACGCCGTCACCTGACGCCAGGAACGTCAGCCATTCCTCCCGGGACGTGTCCCGCTCATGAGCATACCCGAAGGGTAACACCTTCAGAGACCTGAAGTATCCCGTGCCAACGCCGTGCACCGGGCAAACATCACTCCAGGCCCGTGTCTCGAAAACCTCATGCCCGGCGATGACGTGCGGGCAGGCGCACTCATCTAGCTGCAATGATCAGTCCTCCTCTGCACAAGGACTCATGCTGCCGCCGGCTCATCGCGAGGACCGTGAACTCCTTCTGGCTGTTCGCGGTATGCTGCCAGCCACACCAGCGCTCACCCTGGGTGCAGAACAGCGTGAACGGGATCTTCAGTGGCGCGCCGGTAAACGCACCCGGGGCCGGGCGCGGGCTGAACTTTACCGTCACGGCTACCTGCCTGTTTGCCTGCCTGCCTGCTTTATCACGAGAGTGGTGGCTGTCAGGTAATCTTGCTTTACCTGCTGCAGCCGATGTCGGGGCTAAGCTGAGCCAGCGTAGCATGCAACTGCTGCTCATAAGCACGGGACGGATTTGACGCCGCGGACCCGCTAGGTGGCTTAAGCGCGGCGAGCCGGTCCAGGGTAGCGCACAGCTTGGCCAGCACCTGCTGGCCCTGGCGCTGCTGCGCGGCCTGGCTGTCATGCACGGCGTGATTGATCCAGAACAGGCTTACCACGGACAGCACGACCGCTAGCCCGAACAGGTACACCACCGAGCGTGCGGTACGCCGGTTCAGCATGCGGCCTTGTTCTCCCTGCGGCCCCGCCGGCCCCGCCGGGCCACGATACCGCATCTCTATCGGGCTGATCGGCTCCGGTGCTTTTCCCTCCTCAGTCACCAGCGGATTCCTCCTGCAACAACGGCCCCGGCTGCGGCGCCAGTGGCTGAGGCGGCGGCGCTGAGGATGAGCCATCGCCACCAGGTGCGGGCAGCAAGGCCCGAACGTGGTCCGCTACCGACGGCGCGCACAAGGCCAGCCCAGCCCCGAGCACCAGCCCGCTCGGGTGCACCGACAGCGCCTGCACCCAGATGATGGCTACCCCGCTGCCCGTTATGATGACGTCTTTGGTCAGTGGCCAGGCCGTGGTCCGCCAACGCACACTCGCCCCGTTTCCGTACGTTGCCGGTCTTCACTTCCTGGCCGGCATCATCATCATCACCGGGCGGTCATGCCTGCCATGTTACCTGCGTGCTGCTATGAGATCAGGCCAGGTGTCATGATCTCGCTGCTAGCGGTGCCACGGCGCCCATGGCCACAGCGCCTGCACCGCGAGGCAGATGAGCCCGAGCAGCGCGAAGGTGACGTAGTCCCAGTGGCCGGTGCCACCGGTACCCAGGTGCAGGATGAGCGAGATGGCGAAGAAGACGACCGCGGCGATGCCGAACATGGGCGAGCCTCCTAGCTGACCGCCTTCAGATGCCGGGCTACCGACTCGCGGAGCCGGTCCTGTGCCGGGGCAGGAAGGTGCGTCTCCTCGATCGCGAGGGCGACTGCCTTCTCGATCAGCAGCGCCTGCCGTTCCGTGACCCGGGTCAGCCGCTCCTCGATGCCGAGCTTCGCGATCATGACCAGGATCCGCGCCAGCCGGTCAATCGATCTCTCGTAGAGCTGGATCTCGGCACGGATCTGCTCACCCATGCCCTTAGTCTCGTACCGCCACTCGTCTTCGTGGAGGGCGACGACGCGGCGCTTCAGCTCATCCTTCCAGAGCAGCGCCTCCTCGGCAACCTTGAGCAGCTCCTCGAGCGGGTTCGTGACCCGGCTGTCCACGCCCGCGCCCTCCTTCATCGGAGGGCGCAGGCGGGCCAGCTGCCTGATATCTTTCTCCATCTGCCTCCTAGGGCTGGCACGTCCACGGCGCCCAGCCGCCCGCGGCGCGGAACTTCGCCACGGCAGCCCGGGCGTTCACGCGCGGGTCCAGCCAGTTGTCAGAGCCTGACCATCCCTCGGGGGCTCCGAGGATCTGCCACAGCCCTGCAGCGCCGGACGACGGGTTGACGGCGTCAGCGCGCCCGCCGGACTCGCATTCCGCGATCGTGGCAGCAGCCGAGGCCTCCCCGGCCGGGCCTCCGGCGCCGTCCCACAGCCCCTCAAGCCCGGCAAACGAGTACACGGCCTGGGCCGGAGGATCCGGTGGCGAGGACGGAGGCGGAGGCGGAGGTGCCTGGGACGCTGGCGGCGATGACGCGGCAGGCGCCGGTGACGGTGGAGGGGGTGGCGGGGCCGGCTTCCTCACGGCGTGCCGCATGACCGAGACGTCCGGGGGCGGAGGCGTCCTGGGCAGGTACCGCCATTCCGAGACATGGTACGTGCTGTTTGCTGCTGCCGTCCTGACTGGCGACGGCGGCGGGTGCAGGTGCAGGTGCTGCTGCTGCGCTGCTGCTGCGGTAAGCGTCACGGGCGGGATGCCCGAGGATGTAAGTGCCGCGGCAGCGAAGAAAACGGTCGCTGAGCCGGCGAGCCCGGCTGCGAGCCGGATGCGAGCGGGGTGGTGCGTGAGGTGCGTGAGGAGGCCTCGCATCGCGAGGAGCCTTCCGCCGTCCGGCCCCCGGCCGGTAACGTCCGCCCGGCTCCTTCCCCTGAGGCACCAGAACGCGCCGTACGGGGTCCCGGTAACGGCGGGCGGCCTGGTGAGGGCGCTTCGCCGCTGGGCCTTGAGACACCTTGCCGAGTGGCGTTAGTTACGAAATATAAACGACCCGGGCGCTTTCGTCAAGCTGAGGCTGTGTACTGATTTGTGGTTTCCCGGTTGCGTCCTCGGCTGTAAAATAACGCTAGATTATGCATTTTTCCCGAGCAGGAGGAATGAGATGAGTTCCGGGAAAGACCGCTCGCGGGCGCCGTACAGCGTGCGCCTGGAACCGGAACGGGACGTGCTGGCACGGAAGCGGGCACTGCTCGCGGACATTATCAGCAGCAAGATGGACCGCGCCGTGCGAATGGGAGAGCAGTTCTTCCTCGGCTGCCGGTGTGGCGAGGTGCGGGTCACGTCGTCAGCCGGTGCCGTGACGCGGTTCCAGGCCCGGCATGCCACGTGCCGGGACGGGACGCTCATCCGCGTCGAAGACGAGCAGCCAGAAACGTCATGACCGCCAGGTTCCCCCTGCTGCCGTGACCAGCTGACAGCCAGATCTATGATGCTAGGACAACGTCGCCGCAAGGTTCACATGACAGCTACTGACCGGATGATCAGCTTACTGCCGGTGTTCACATGACAGCCAGCGGCGGATTGCCGCCGTTACCGCCCACCCGCCGTTCTCGCAGCCATGCGACCCGTGACTGCCATCATAACCCTGCGCCGGCCGGCAGCCGCTAGCTGAACGGTGCGAGGAGGGCGATGAGGTCCTCGGCCAGGTAGACCTTGGCCGGGCGGCCACGCAGGGACGAGGAGTGGCGGCGGCCCTGTGGCTCGAGGCCGGCGCAGCGGATGATCCGGCGCAGATCCGAGGTGCTGAGGTGCGGGGCGAGCACGAGCCGGGCCTCGGATGCCGACCAGTACCGGATGTCAGGATTCTCAGCAGGTCTCATCCGCCTCCGGCGCCGGCAGGCCGCGGGTGCCGTCGTCCCAGATCAGCCGGGCCTGCCAGCCGCTGCCGTCATGCGCCCAGACCGGCTGCATGACGGCGCGAGGGCGGCTGCCGCGGGTGTCCCGGCAGCGGGGGGTGACGCAGCGGACGATGCCGGCGAGGGGCTGCATCCGGAGGGACGGGAGGCGGCAGGAAAACGGGCACAGCGGCGGGGTGGCGCGGGGGAGGCGAGGCAGCGGCCGCCAGGCCTCGTCCAGGCCGAGCGCGACGCGCGCGCCGCGCAGCGCACATTCCAGCATGACGGCAAGCGCAGAATCGTTCTCATTCTCATTCTCGTTTTCGTTACCGTTATCGTCGTACCCTCGGGCATCCTCGATGGCTCCGGCTACGGTAAACAGGGCATACGCGATGCGCGGGCTCCAAGGCGGGCGGCTTGAGGCGGCGGGGCGGGCGGGAGAGAAGGAGAGAGCGGGCCGGGACGGGTCCGGGGCAATGCCCTGCTCGAGGACGGGGAGGAGGGTGGTGAGCTCGCGGAGGGCGGCGCTGGCGCGGTCACGCGGGCTGAGCGCGGGGAGCAGGCCCGACTGCGCGCGGGTAATATCGCCGAAGGCGCCCTGAGCTTGTGCGGTTGCCAATGTGCCTCCCGGTGCGAGTATACATGTTACGCTAAACAGCGCAATCTGAGGAAGGACCATATGAATGAAACTGCGGCATCAGTTTTCTGTAAAAGATTGCTACTGCGATAACGATTTTATCGCCGGCCCCGGTTTTAATGGCAGGATAACCGAAGCCGTAAAAGTTCTTGAAAACCGCAAAGATATCTCACCAGGCAGCGTACGTGAGGTAGCAGATGACCTTCTGACGCTTACGACGGTGGCAAGGATGCAAAACGGCAAACCAGTAGGAAAAGGAGGCAAAGACGGAGGAGATATCAGGAAAAGCTTGCTGAACGCCGGCATCGACGTGCCGGTTGCCGTGACGGAAACACGGCATAATAATGATGTATGCCCGTGCAAGAAGTACGCTGCTGGCAGCACGGTCATGCCTGTTACCACGGAAACAGCACCTGCTGTCTCACCACCTCGCAACTGGCGCGCAAAACGGCCTAAGTCACGGATCCTCAGCCTGCTGCAGATTGAAGTAGATCTCAGCACTCTGGAACCTTTCAAGACAGCGTGGTGCTGGCTTTGTGATAAAGACATTCTTAAGGATGAAAAATGGGTGTGGGCACATGTATACCATAAAGCCAGGCGTGGTGATAATGGCCTGGTACTGCCCGCGCACCGCGAATGCAACGATAAGCACGGAACCCGGCCACTGATGGAACGACCAGGGAAGGGCACTGATGCAGATGACGACAGGAGCAGGAGCAGAGGCAGCAGAAGCATACGCAATCAAACTCCCGGCACGAACGCCGGAAGATAGCGCGATGGCACGCGTCTCGTTCGACGACGGCGTCTACCACGCTATTATCCGTGAGGTGCATCTTGCGGGAATCATGTGTGATCTAGGAACCTACTATAAAGATGGATGGGATCTTAATGAGCCGGATACCTTCATTCCGTGGCGTGATATCACCGACATCAGCTGGCGTGGGCAGTTCCTGGCTTTTTAGGCGTAAGCACGTCATCACGTGCGCACTGGCAGCCGCTGCGCTGGCTGGATGTGGCAGCACCTTGGCATCGCCGTCTGAGCCGCCGTCTGAGCCGCCGCCTGCCGTGGTAACGAAGACGCCCGCTCCGGCTAAACCGGTCATCGTGGCGAGGTACTCGGGCTCCGGGATCGAGAACACTCCCCCGTTCACGGTACCCGCGTCCTGGCACCTGTCGTGGTGGTATTCGTGCTCGGCCTTCGGGCAGTCCGGCAACTTCATCGTGACCGAGTATGACACGGACGGGTCACCCGACCTCGGCGGCGTGAGCGTGGACGAGCTGGGGACCGGCAAGGGGCCGGTTGCCACGTATGCCTACGGAGATGCCGGGTCGCATTACCTGTCGGTGAACAGCGAGTGCCACTGGCAGGTTGCCGTGGTAACCGGGTAACTTTTAAGGCCTTAAAAAATGAGGTTTGTGATGGAAGATCTTTAAGGCCTCAAAAAATGAGGTTTGTGATGGGGTGCAGCTCGTAGTACTCTGGCAATTCCCTATGCAATCGGTAGACCTTTACATAGCTTGACATAGCAAGAAAGTGCTTGCTACTCCGTCGCAGTGCATAGCATAGTTTAATATATATCGGCCTGGCTTGACACACCTTGACATGCCCATTGCAGTAATGCAGTAGCTACGGCATGCAGTACATACTGCTTAGCAAGGCTAAAGAAAGTAGTTAACATAGGTTAATGATAATGATTAACCCATGTGAATGAAATTCGTTAACCCATGTGTACTACTTCTGTTAGCTAGGTCAATGAGTATGACAACGACCTAGCTCATGATCATCTGTCCCTGGGCCTGCCCTGTAGCGATCATGCGTGAGAGCGCCTGTAACAAGATCATCAACTACCCATACTCATGTATGGCTAGCATGATCAAATAGCCGTAGCGAGCAGCACAGAGCTGGGAAGCGGCATTCTAGAGCTGTACCTGAGTAGCTCTGCACAGGGCTCCATCTAGCTACCTGGTTGACATGCCTTTGACAGTTAACGGGTATCACCAATGACATGACATGCCTTAACAGGGTTGGATAGTTCTTGCTACGGACAAAAGGGATTCCCGGGCAGGTATCTACCCGGTTTTATAACAGGACGGTAACAGGTTGGTCTCGTTACGGGTGTCAATAGGTGCATCCCCTATGGGTCATGAGAGTGTTCGTAGTGCACAACAACTTCATAGATGGACGGGAGCGGAACCAACCCGCTCGGCCCGCGTCGGAAGTCGCTGACGCTGCCGTTTGGCTACAAGGACTAGCGGGATCGCCCCGTGCACGCTCCGAAAGAGCGGCGTCATCCTTTAACCGGAACCTATGACTAGCACTAGCTAGCAGTAACGGGTAAACGGCAAGGGGGCAGCGTAGCGGGCAGGTTGCGAGAGCTAGATCTGTCGACAATTGAATGCAATCGGATAGCCAATTGCCTGCCGTGCGCCCTACGGCGGGAATGAACGACTAAGGCATTGCTAGTTCACAGTACGGGCGCTTAATAAGCTTGCGCAGGCTGAAAGGGGCCTAGCACTAGCATTGCACTTAGTCGTTCATTCCCGCTCCGAACGCCCGTTAGATCGGGCTAGGAAGGAACACGGCATGGAACTGAAGTACAACGCAACCAACAGGCAGATCCGTACGACCAAGCGCAGTACGGCATTGAGCCGGGTCAATCCGGCCGATGAGCGTATCTACTTCGTCATTAAGGCGATTGATACGCCTTGGGAGAAGGGAACGCTTCGTGTCATCCGCTGCGCTAGCGGAATGGATGACGTTCCCGCTACCGGCTCGGTCGTGAGACTGATCAACCGAGAGACGGGCCTGTACCTGGGTTACTACTCGGTCGTCACGATCGATTCCGATGACGCGATGTTCGGGCACAACATCCCCATGTGGGATCTGTGCGCGACGTCGGATCATCGCCCCGTCCGTAGCGGGAACGTGCCGCAGACGGGCGTACAGCCCGCTACGGCACCCGTTCCCGTCACACCCGCCATCGTGCCTGCTACGGCGCGCCGGGTGAGTACCCGGGAGCGGCTGAGCGCATTCGCGCCGAAGCCGCAGCCGGAAGCGCAGCCCCCCGCTGCGCAGCAGGACAAGCGCGTTCCCGTCGCTGCAGCGGGCAAGCGCAGCAAGTAGCAGTTACCGTGCACGGCAGGTTATTGGCTACCCGATTGCGTAAGAATGGCCTGCCTGTTAGGTCATTCTTACTGCTATTCCTTCCGAAAGAAAGAATGAAAGAAAGCAGGAACAATGGCTGATCTGCAATCACAATTCGCATTGGCCAGGGAGTACCAGCTATTCTCCCACGGGAACATGTACGACCAGCGTCAGGGCATGAAGATGCCCTCCGAAGCTGACATCGAGCATGCCCTCGCCGGGGGAATGCGCTTCGACGAGTCCGGCAGGCCCAGCGGCGGGTTCGATGCCCGCCGCAGCAACATGTGCCCGTGCGGGATCGCCAGGAGCAAGTCCGGCGCCGCCGCGTGCGGCGACGAGCACTGACAGCACCACCAGCTCCCGGCAGTGTCAGAGCTGCCGGGAGCACGCTGCCTGCCCGACCGGGCCAGGTCCGCACCTAGCACCACGAAGGGAGTAGTCATGCGCACCATCGTCATGGTCATCCGCCGTGAGCGGAACGACCACGGCATCTGCACGCGGCCCTGCACCGAGTGCGACACCCGGACGCGGGAGACCATGCGCCGCAACCGGATCGAGATGCTGTGGGAGTCGCAGCGCCGCAACTCGCGGTGGCAGTAGGCGCCGCCAGCTACCACAGGAAGGAACGAACGAACGCCATGATCAGCACCACTCGCAGTACCGGCCGTCACGCCCCGCTCCCGGGAGCCGGCAACCACCGGCGCCTCGGGCGTGGCGCCGGCCGCCACCGCGCGCTCACGCACCCCGGCATCTACGGGGCGGCGAGGGCATGCGGCAGTACCCGCCGCAAGGCGTGCGGGCTTTCCGCCCGCATCCACCGCGACCGCGCCGCGTTCGTGCTCCGCCACCCCGCCATCTGGTGGGGAGACCGGCACCTGCGCCGCGCGTTCCGGCGCGCCGGCGGAATCTGACCACCACCATCACCACTACCGCAGTACCGTCCCGGAACCGGGCAGGCGGTTCGACTCCGCACCGGGACACAGGGCCAGCCAGGGCAAGATCACAAGTCAGCGGCTCTCCCTCGCAAGGGAGTATAGAGCGACCGCCACCTCGGCGGGTGCGCCGTCCCCCCTGGCTGGCCCAGCCACGTCTGGATGATCAAGCCAGAAACGACACCGCCCGGAAGAGCATGGGCGGTGCGGAAACGCCAGTTGTAGCTTAGCATGGGCCGTCAAATCGAGATAGTTGTCCAGCATTTGTCTGATCTTGCTCTAGCGTGTCCAGACCGTGGTCACGGGGTTTTGAGCAAGATCAGACAAATGCTGGACAAGATCAGACAGGCGCCAGACAGAGGTCAGACAAACATCTGTCTGGGATCAGGAAGGAAGGAAGGTACCCATGGTACGGACAAGGCTAGCAGTCCCGGCCATCATCCTCGCAGCCACGACCGGCTTCGCCGGCGGGCTGCTCACCGGAAACGGGCTAGCCTCACGGCCGGCACCCCCGCCCTCACCTCGGGCCTGCACCCGGCCGGCGCTGCCATCCGGTGACGCTACCCGCGCTGGCGGAACCGAGCGCGTCTGCACGGACGGGACCTGGGTCCGGGTCACCGGCTACGGGAACTGAGCAGGAGGAGGAGGAGGAGGAGGAGAAGGAGCCTCCGCACTGGCGAAGCGGTTCGATTCCGCACGGAGGCGCGCGCCGCCATCACCTGATGGCGGGACGGAAGGAAAAATGGAAGTGGAAGTGGGAGTGATAATCATGTCCAACAACCGTGAAGGCGCGGCCGCCCTCCTTAAGGGCGTGACGCAGAACGGGTCTGGTGATCCCCCGGCGAGCACCATCACCGTGTCACCAGGCTCTGGGCGGTACCGCTGGCTGATCAGCATCGGCCGCGGCACCTACGTCAAGTCGTTCCAGCTCACCAGCCAGGAGCTGGCCGGCCTCGTGCGGGGCGTCACGGCCTCGCTCGCTCCCGCCGAGCGCACCGCGCTCGCCGCCATCATCACCGAGGCGCGGGGTGGGTGACCTCGGCGGCGGCGCCTCCGGCGCGGCCATCTCGGCCGCGGATGCTGCCGATGCCGCCGCACTCTCGGACTGGGCGGCGGCGCTCTGGGCGGCGTGCTGCGCGGACGCTGGTGACGGGCTCTGAGGCGCCCGTCACGGGCTTGAAGGCTTCGGGGACCGCACCATGGGGGCGTCGGCGTCGGCGTCACGGAGCCTCTCAGGCCCGCGTGCCGCCTCCCAGCCGGGCACCCCGAGCATCTTCAGGTCCAGGGCGGCCTGGTCGCCGGCGAGCCTGGCGGCCGCGGCCGCCCGGGCCTCGGGGGACCAGCTGCCGTGCATCCAGCACGTTACCTGCCCCAGGCCGCAGTACCGGCCGCACTGGTGCCCCGCGCGGGTCCGCGCCTTGCACCGCCTCGCTTGCCTCACCCTTGCCACGGATGCAGTCTAGCACCATGAGCGGGCGCGCGAAAGTACCGGCGATGGTGACGGCGACGGGAAGGGTGACGCCACCGGGCCGGCTGGTGAGGTCCTGCGGGATAAGACCACCACCACCACAAGAAGAAGAAGAAGAAGAAGAAGGAAGGTCATCACCATGAAGGCACGCAAGACACGCCGCCGCGTCATCATCGCCGCCGCGGCCGTCATCATCACCGGCGCCGGGTACGGGGCCGTCACCCTCGCCGCAGGCAGCGGCAGCGGCCAGCCACCCGCGCCCCCCGCCGCCGCGTACTGCGGCCGGGTCGCCGGCCAGGCAGACCGCATCGCCAGCGACAGCTACCTCGCCCCGCCCGGGTCCCGGGGGTGGTGGCGGGACATGGCCGCCTACGGGGATGCTCTCTCCCGCCTCCTCGCCGGGAACTGCCCCCAGAAGGTCACGTCCCCGGAGCCGCCCGCTGCCAGCTAGGGCAAACCGCTAGCCGCGAGGCGAAACCGCAAGCCTCCGGTTACCGCCACGCGCTACACTTGACATAGGAAGAAGAACGCGCGCAACGCGCCACCACCAGGAAGGAAGAAGGAAGGAAGAACCCCCGTGACGAACGCAGAAGCAGAAGAAGCATCATCAGAAGCAGCGGTACGCTACCTCGAGGAAAAATTCAGCACCGGGCACCGCTCGGCTACCGGGCCGGCCATAGCACGGAAGATGATCGAGATCCTCCCGGATGACCGGAACGGGGCTCTGAGGTGGGAACGGGACTGGCGGTCCATGCGCTGGGAGCCCGGCAAGGACAGGGTGCTGTAGCAGGCCCCCGCAGAAGGAAGGAAGGAAAACCGTCATGAACCTCCGTCACTACCGGGGATTCCTCCGCCAGCGAGGTCTCCACCAGCTCCTCTGCGCCTGCCACGGCCGCGGCTTCCGCTACCACATCCTCGGCAGGCGCGCCCGGTCCTGAGCCAGGTTCCGGCGGCCGGCCGTGCCGGCCGGCCGCCGGCGGGTGCAGCTGCCGGCCACCGCCGCGGTAGCCAGGGCGCGCCACCTGGTGCTGTCTCGCAGCGCTGCGCAGCGCATGCGCTGCGCGCGCACGCAGCCCGAGGCTGCACCTCAGCGCCCGCCACGGGCTGCCCCGCAGCGCATGCGCTGCGCGCGCAACATGCGCGCGTGCACAACGGAGGAAGGAGGAAGGATCACCATGAAGATCATCATCTACGAGGCCCGGCCCGTCAGGATGCTCACGGGCTGGGAGTTCCGCGAGCGGGAGATCCCGTTCCGGGAGGGTGCCACGTACCAGCAGGCCGGGGAGTGGCAGATCAAGGCCGTCGAGGTCCACGCCGGCCCGGCCATGCCACCGGGCTTCCAGGCCGGAGACCGCATCCGGAACAAGAAGACCGGCCAGCTGGCGGAGGTCCTCGGCGCGGAGGAAGACCAGATGCTCCGCTACCGGTACGACGGCACCGAGGCGCCGTCCGAGGTGTCGGGCAGCCCGGAGCTGTTTGACAAGATCGTCCCGGGAGATAAAACCGCCGAACCGCGCTAACCCACCGCCGTTCCAGTTAGCTTACACTTGACATGTGCGCAGAAGACGCGCGCAGGGCGGTCACGGAAAGAAGAAAAGAAGGAAGGAAGGAAGGCAGGCACGATGACAGCACCACGCATCACCTGGGCAAGCCGGGACGGCGAAACGATCGCCGTCATGACGCGGGAGGACCTCGCCGGGCTGCTGCGGATCGCCGAGGAGGGCGAGCTGCCGAACGCCGGCGACATCATCAGCGTGATGTACGACGGGGTCCTCGAATCCGTGATCACGGAGGACGGGACGGTAGACGACACCATGAACGATAGCGCACCGGCCCAGGTCAGCGGCTGGCAGCAGCGGGCCCGGCGGTACGCCTGGATCCTCGCGGGTATCTGACGCTGCCGGCCGAGAAGAGGAAGGAAGGAAGGAAGGAAGGAAGAGACATGAAGGTACACGAGTTCGCCACGTCCGGCGAGGCGTACGACGCCTCTCAGACCGACGACGGCATCAAGGACGGGGACGTCCTCCACGTCCCCGCGGAGGGATCGGCCGCGGTACTGCTGGCGGCCTGGCCCACCGCCGTAGCGCCGGGTTACGTTCCGGACGTGAATGGCGCGTTCGGCGCCCCGCTGCCGGGGTACCAGATCGAGGACGTGATCGAGGCCGGGCAGGAACGCGGGACGTACCGCTCGCCGGGGTTCTACGCCGAGGCCATTGCCGTAGCCCGCGCGCTGACCAGCCCGGGTGAGGTGCTGAAGGAGCACAAGCAGCACGGCTTCTGGTAACCGCGCCGCGAGGGTGACGCCCGGCCTCGGCCGGGCGCCGTCCTGGCAGCGCCGGGCTGCTGGAAGAAGGAAAGGAAGAAACGGAGGAACGGAGGAACAATGTCACCCGTGAAGGAAGAAACGGAAACGGAGAAGAAGAAGGAAGACCTGTCTTGGGTTACCTTCTCCGGTGATGACAAGGCCTGCTGCTGGCTGATGCCCGGCTGCGGCAAGGAAGCCGTCATCACCGGGGTCTTCGAGGACAAGGGCGCCTGCAGCCGCGGCCACCGGTTCCTGTACTGCACCTGCCACCGCGACTACATCGCCCACCATGCGGGCCGTGCGGGCTTGTTTAACTGCCACTACTGCGGGCAGTCCGGGTTCCGGTTCCTGAGGTGGGAGCCGAGGTGAAGCTGTACGTGGTGCAGACGGCGCGGTACCACGGGGTTCGGCTGCCGTCGTCGCGGAAGATGGCCATGCTGGGCGGCCTCATCCCGTACGGCGCGAGCTGGTACGGGCTCATCAGCTGGTACGGCTCGCTGCACGGTGACCTGGGAGGCATGCCGTCCGCCGGGCAGGAAGGCCTCGCGGCGTTCCTGCTCGTCTACGGGATCGCCAGCATGGTCTGCGTTATCGCCGGGCTGGCAGACGGGTGGTTCCGGGGATGACGCCGCTAACCCTCCTGCTCACCGGCAAGAGGTGCCCCCGTTGCCATGGGTGGTACTGCCGGTGCCGGTGCCCGGACGACGGAGATGACGAGGTCCCGAGGCAAAACCGCACGCCTTGCGGCAATAAAGATCAAGCTACGCAGCGTCCTCGCGCGTAAGCTTGACATAGTGCGCCGAGTAGCAAGCGCACAGCACCATCACCAGTAAGGAAGGAAGGAAAGAAGGCAGATGGCGAAGGCAACGCGGGTGCAGTGGCAGGACCCGACCGGGAACGCCGCGATGCGGCAGGAGCGGGCGAGAGCACGGGAAAACCGCGCCGCGACGGCGCCGAGGAAGCCGTGGCAGGCGGCCGGGGAGGTCCTCGGCATGCAGCCCGCCGCGGTACAGGCCGAGCAGCAGATGCGCCGCACCGGACGGGAGTACCCGAGCGGCCGGCAGTACCACACCAGGTGATCACGGGGAGGAGCGGCACCCGCCGCCGTTCCTGCCCGCGGCTGCCTGGCCGGAAAATGAAGAAAAAGGAGGAGGAGGTTACCCGTGAAACATGGCCCGTGCGGCTACAGCAACCAGAAGTGCCGGTGCAGGACATGCCGAGACGGCTGGGCCGCGTACATGATCAGCTACCGCCGCCGCCGGAAGAAGGCCGGCGGGCGGCGGCTGCTTGAGGTGCGAGAGCTGGAGGGACGATGAGGTGGGAACGCGAGCGGGCCGGGGTGTACCGGCTCGGCGCCAGCGGGTGGTGGATCGCCCGCCAGCGCCAGTCGGGTGCCTGGTGGTGGGTGATCCGCTACTGGGAAAGGCGGCAGGGCAAGGCGCGGACGCTGGCCCGGGCCGAGGACATGGCGAGCGGCTGGCACGCCCGCCCCGAGACAAGGCCGGTCAGGTGAGCAGTCAGGACACCCCGGTAACGCTCATTATCTGCGTCATCGCGCTGGCCTGCATCATTTATGCCATCATCAGGGGGCCGGAGTCATGAGGGTCGATCAGATCATCCAGGTAACGTGCATCGAATGCGCCATGCCCTTCGCGGTGCTGAAAGAGTTCTACGCGCAGCGCCAGCGTGACTACAGGGCATTCTACTGCCCCAATGGTCATGCCCAGGCGTACACAGAAGCAGAAAACAAGGAAATAACCGCACTGGAGAAGGAAACGGGCCGCCTCAGGAGCAGGATTACCTATCTGGAAGACCAGCTGGCTGCCACCCAGGCCCAGCTGGCCGGCAAGCGGCTCGAGGAAGCATGAACGCGCCACGCAGCGCCACGAGGAGCGCTGCGCGCAGCGCATGCAACACACACGCTGCGCGCTGCGAACGCCTCCTCGTTAGCCTCAGCGCCCGCCACGCGCAGCCACGGCTGCGTGCAGCGCGCGTTACGCGCGTGTAAGCCGAGGCGAAACCGCAAGCCACTATCAAACCACCGCTGTTCCAGTTATGTTAGTTTGACATGACGGCGCAGAAGCAGCGGGCGCATGCACCACCACCACCAGGGAGAAGGAAGGAAAAACATGCCAGCAGAGCCACAGCCACCACCCGAGGTAACCGCGGCGCTCAAGCACCTCGATGAGGTCAGCAAGGCCTCCGGGTTCTACACGTATCGCACGATTACCGGCGAGACGCTGCCATGCACCTATGAGTTCTGGTGGCAGGCTCACTGGTACCGTCACGGCGCCCGTGACTACCTCGGGCAGCTCCAGCGCCTGGCGACGGCACCCGGCATCACGGCCAGGGACCTTGCCCGCATGATCAGGCACATGCTCAGGAAGGTCACGCCCAGCGAGTAGCAGCGCCGCCACGGCACGGCGGCCGGGAGCGTGAGAGTGCCGCCGAGGCGCTGTCCGGCCTCGGCCGCGAGCTGGGCACCGACGACACGGCTTAGGCGCCGCCTCAAGCCGCCTGCCGGGGATGACTGCTCCTTCGCCCCGGCAGGCCCTTGAGGTTACGCAGTAACCTCGCAGGAAGGAATGAGGAATGAGGAAGGAGGAACCATGGTCATCGTGACGATCGAGACCCCGGACGGCACGGTCGAGACCGAGGTCGAAAGCCTCGCCGAGATTACCATCACGGTCCATGGTGATGACGAGGCCGAGTTCAGCCTGCTCGACCTGCTCATCGCCGAGCACAACCGCGATGGCGCCTATGCTGCCACGGAATGCCCGCAATGATCTGGGTGGAGCGGCCGTTCTTGCTCTGGGTAGCCTGCCTGGTCATCGGCGCCCCCCTGGCGATTGCATCAGGAAACTACTGATGAGCCGGAGGCGGCGCCCGCCGCTGCCGGGGCAGCGGCCGGCCGGCTTCGTGCCGGCCGCTACGCTGCAGGAGGCGGAGGCCCGGGCCATGCCGCAGCAGCCGCAGGCCCTGCGGGAATGGTGGCTGAGGTCACGGCTGCCGCAGGAGCCTCCAGGTCATGCTGACCACGTCGTGAACGGCATGACCGGCGAGGACGTCAAGGTCGCAGATGCCTCGGCGGGATGGCCGCGGGCCACGGCGCGCAGGCGCAGGCGGCGGGTCTGGTGCTCGCTGTGCGGGCGCTACCTCACGCAGAAGGACGTCAAGGCCGGGCACGAGCACGGCCCCGCGGCGGCGAGAGCACCGGCGAGGCAGAAGCCTCGCCGGCAGAACTGGAAGACGGAAGGCCTCGCAGGCCGCGAATCTATGGAGGAGCAGAAAAGAGGACGGTGAAAGGAAAGGAAAGGAAAGGAAAGGAAGGAAAAGAACCGGGATGAACTGGAACCTGCTCAGCACGGTACTGTTCGAGCTGGTCATAGTGGTGCCGGTCCTCAGCGCCGGCATCGTCATCTACTTGTTTAAGAAGATCGGAGAGTAAGCCAGCCCGGCCGGGAGTCACATCCTTGCCGGGCACTGCTGTCACGTTATGCAATGGTTATGCATGAGGTGCGTCACTGCTTGTGTGGCGTACGTTCCTCAGGCATCTCGTTTGCTAGACTTTGACAGCGACGTAGGAAACGGAAAGAAAGACCGCAGGAAAAACCGCATAAGGGCAGCTAACAAGCCCCCCGGAGACAGAAGCATCCGCGGCAGGGGTCATGAACCACCAATACCGTGAGGTATC